CAACAATATACAACAATGAAAGATGAAGAGAAAATGCAAAAGAAAAGATTAAATAAAATTTTACATACATTACTTGCAATTGACAATATACCATCCGATTTATATATGAAATTACTTGATTGGGTAGATAATGAACGAATTAAAGTAACAGATATTCTTGAACAAAATAAACAAGATGTTGAAAAATATACAAAAATGAAACTAGATGATGTCAATTTACCTGAAATGGAATTAGGAGAATTAGGTAAAAAATATAAAAATTCATTTAGTAAATCAGATACTAAAAAGAATATAATAAAAGTATATGATCGTCTTAAAGATGGATATTCTACTTATTTAAATGAAAAACCAAATGAAATAGATGCAAATGTTCGTATGAAAGCAAATGATCATATATTAACTATCTTAAATGATATGCATTCTGTTTTATCTAGAAAAATAAGAGAAGGAGCACAGGTTACAGAAGAAAAAAAAGAGATTGTAGAAGAAGAGCAACCGATTGTAGAAGAAGAACAACCGATTGTAGAAGAAGATAAATTAAATCTACCAAGTAATAATAATGTTGCCAAGCATAAAAATGCAATGAAAAAAGTTTCAAATCAACTTAAGATGAAATCATTAAAGAAGAAAATTATGAATGAATTTAATATAAATGAGAATTCAGATGCAGAACAAATTGCAACACATTTTATAAATGATAACATTTCAAATGAAGACATGGAAAAAATGAAAACAAAACTGTCTACATTAAAAGATAAACAAACTTCACTTCGCAAAAAAATAATGAATTTACATACCAAACTTGAAAAGAAAAATAACAAAAATGTTAAAAACATGCTCAAGAAAAAACAGGATGAATTAATAAAAGTACAAGATAAAATTAAAAATATTCCATTACATGATATGACTGATGATGAGTTTGAATCATTAGTAATGGAGATTAATACACCTGCAAATAGCGAAAGAATAACTAAATTATTAACAAATAATTCATTGAATAAATATGAAACTGCTAAACAAAATGGTATTGATGATGCAAAAAATATTATATCAGAACTTCTTCAATTAGAAGATATGGATGAAAAAATACGATCCATTGAAGATACTGCAAATGAATATTATGATAGCGTATATAATCGTTTAGATGAGCTAGGAGGTGAACCCAAATATTCGGATGAACTTCAATTCCAATATGTAGATAGGCTCACTGAAATTATAAATAAAATTAAAGCGATATATAAAAAAATCTTAACTGGACAATCAAATATCATCATAGAATATAATAATTTAGATTTTAGTTTTAAACTATTGATTAAGAATATTAATTTATACAAAGAATTTGAGATTGAAATTGATGATTTTATAGCTGTTATTAAATATTCGTATGCATTATTCACTGTATTAAAGAACGGCGATATTAAAACTATTTTGTCAGACTATACTGACATTAAACATGAGAAACTAAAATTAGAACAAAAAGAAGCAGAAGAGGCAGAGAGAAGGAAAAAAGAAGCAGAAGAAGAGGCAGAAAGAAAAAGAAAAGAGGAAGAAGAAGAGGCAGCAAAGAAGCAACAAAATATGCTTGAATCTTCTTCTACTATTTTTGATCATATTCAGGATGTTAAATTAACGTTAAGTAAAAGTATGAAACAAGCAAATAATATGTTGGAATTACAGCATAATGATAATAAGCAATATTATAATCCAATTTTAAATATATATTCAAAAATGGATACTATACGAACATCGTTGGATGAAATGGAAAATGAATTATATCTAATTTCTATGAAAGCCAACAATAAATCTAATTCATCCAAAAAGAAATTATCAAATATAGTTGAAGATTTACTAAAATACAATAATGATTTGAATTTATTAACAAAACCAATTATGAATATTAAAAATAATACAGAAAAATCATATAGAATTGTTAATGAAATTGTTGTACCTGTACAAAATGCTCTTTCTACCATTCTTCCATCTGCGACAAATAATCAAGATGAATATGTGCAATCTTTACTAAAAATGTTACAATGGAAAGAACCCATTAAATTACGAAATAATTTTAAAAAGCGTATGAACAATACTAGAAAGCAAAAAGAAGAAGAAATGGAACGAAAACGCCAAGAAAATGAACAAAAGCGTCAAGAAGAGGAAAAGAAACGCCAAGAAAATGAACGTATTGCATTAGAAGAAGAAAAGAAACGTCAAGAAGAAGAAAAGAAACAGATTGAGGAAGAAGAAATAAAAAGAAAGGAAGAAGAAAAAGAAGCTGAAAAACGTCGTATCATTCAAGAAGCAAAGGATAATGTAATTCAAATTAAAGAAGAATTAACGGCAAAACAGAATGAATACAAAGAACTTATGAAAACATATAATAATTTGGATACTGAATTAAAATCAACAAATACGAAAATAAAAGAAGCGGATCTACTTAGTCAAACCTATTCAAAAATTGATCGTGATGATGCCGCTCGTCTACATATTGGATATTGGCTTCGTAGTCCTGACAAATATGACTATATCTTTAAAAATCGCAATGAAAATTTTACTAAAACACTACAAAGCTATATTGATCCCAAGAAAAAAGGGGCAGTTAAATTTTTACAGAGTATTTTTGAAACTAGTCTTAAAAAGTTAAAAGAATCACATGATCAAATGGAGAATGATATTATATTTATGGAACGTAATGTAAATAAAGTAAAAGATGAGAGAGATAATATTAAGAAGAGACTAGATGAAAGCAAACAAGCTCTTCAATCAACAAATAAAGCTACCTATGATGAGCTAATTTCATCTCCTATGTTTGAAAATATTGTAAATAATAAATTAAATCGTGTTAATAAAAAGAGTCAAGGTTTTGTGCAAAAAGAAGTTGCTAAATTAAATGCAGTGAAAAATAAGCCTAAAGCTCCCATTAAACAAAATTTATCAGCATTTACATCCTTTTCACAATCTGCAAAATCTGGAAAAATACCAACGGGTTTATACAGAAAAGGTGGATCAAAAACAACAATGAAACATAAAAAATCGTCTAAACGACGTGTAACACATAAGAATAAGTAAAACATGAAATATATCTATAAATAGAGATACTCTCAATAAATAGATGTATATTTTAATCAATTAAAATCGTAAAGTACTTCCCTTTTTAACAAGAAGATCCATCATAAAAATGACAAAAATACCACTAGAAATAAACATCAATAATTCTGAAGTAATCTGTTCAGGAGTTGAAGTGTTCATATCATCCAGACGGGCAAATAATTTATCCATTTTTTTCATTACTTCTTCCATTGAAACCTCACCATTTGTTGAACGTGGTGGTTTATAATATTTTCCACCTGGTGGAGGTAATTTTTCAATAAATGAGGTCTGTGCACCACTTGTTGTAAGGGGCTTCCAATACATATTCACAGATGGATTTGGTAATGTTGCAGTAGCACCTGCACGAGCCACACCTGCTTGTTCAAATGCTTTCAAAAAGTCGGGCTGAAGTTTATAATCCTCTTGATCGGGTGCATAATCCGCAAAGAATTCCTCTACAGGACTGTTTGCGCCAAAGAACTTTTTAGGTTTAGAGATGGAAGGGCCTTCACTTGTTGGAACGACCATTACATGTTCACGTGCCTCATTGGCTAAATATGCATTCATTGGATCTTTGTCAAATGATGCTTTATTTCTATTACCATTAAATGACTTAGTTTCATGGAGCCATTCATTTGCAACCATAAATGGTTCTGATTCACCCTGTGATGCAGTAACAGGAGCATGTTGACGTAATCCGGTTGCCGGATTCATTGGCGGAACATCGGGAAGTTTATTCAAATGTTGGCGATCAGGATCTTTGTCCTCTAGATCCAAATAAGTCGCAGGTGGTCCCTTGCATCGTCTGGCTTTGCGACGCTCCTCTTTTCGTGCCTGTTTTGTTGCCAAATCATTTGCACATCCCGGAGATGGAGCTCCACCTATTTCTTGAAATGCATCATCCAAAAAACAATAGGACATTGCTTCTACTACCAAAAGCAATCATTCTTATATCAGAGAAATGAACCTTTGCACCCTACCCAATTTGTTTCCAATCCTTCTCATTATTTTAGTAATCTTACTAATGATTTTTATGCATTACCGTGATAATATTATTGATTCCTTTGAAGATAATGTATCCGACACCGATTTATCGGAAGCTAATAATCATTATGCATCCTTACTTCTTTTTTTACAACAACATCCAACAAAGTCCATCAAGTTTATTGAAGACATTAAGAGAAAATTTTTTAACGAGTCATGTTCCGTTAAGGATAATATTGATTTTTCAACAATCGCAAAATTTGATAATGGAATGATCTTTTCCTAAGAAGTAATATAAACCGTATCATTTAACAGGATGTCTACACAAATGGGTGGAATGGTATTTTCTTTTCAAGAGGTTTTATCCAAACTTGATTCACCTGCTAAATTAATTTATGGCTTTATTTTACTTTTATTAATTGTCTATTCTCCAATTGTTCCATTGGATTATCGTCGTTTTATGGATTCACTTCTTGGAAGAGTTTTTGGAATTGCAATAGTATACGGAGTCATTGAATCACTTGGTTGGGTATATGGTCTTCTTACGGCACTGGTATTCCTAACCATGTTGCGTGGCATTTCAAAAACAAATCCATTGGTTGTCGCTGAAGAAGGGTTTGACGGAGGAGGTACGGTTAGTGAAAAACGACGAATTGGTAAACGCTGGTTTGTAGAAAAGGTATTGGGAGAGAATCCAATAAAGATTGCTACCGACAAGGTTCAAACAACTGCTGTTCAGGATTAATGCTATATTATCACTGAATAGAGATGAATTCTGTATCTTGGCCCTCCTTCCTTTCCTTTCATGGAACAACCGATGGTGTATTTCGTGCAATTGCCGTTATTCTTGCCAGTATTATTATTATTCAATACAGTACATTATTTGAAGAAGAATATAGTAAAAAACTAACTCAATTGTATATTTATCCTTGGTGGAGATTTTTGGTTGCATTACTTGTTTTAAGTTCAGCATTATGGTGTCCTCGTGTTGGAATTCTCGTTGCACTGATTGCATTCTTTTATTTGAGCGACATGAACACCCTTATTAGCCCTATATCCGAAGCATAAATAGATTCTTATGAATGATAATCCCAATTAATATAATTATCTTTACAATAAGAGCTTTAGTATTAACAGATGAGTCTTCCGGCTTCTATCGCAGGACAAGCTATACAAAGTATGGTTCCTACAAGTCCACTTGATAGTTTTCTATATATATTCAATAATAATCCATATTTTATTGGAATTATGATGCTTATTCTTAATCTTGGAGGTCGTTTCATGATTTTAGAAGTGACTAAAAAACAGGAACAATTCTTACAACATCCTTGGGTAAGACGTGTACTTATTTTTGTAGTTCTTTTCGTTGGTACACGTAATTTGTGGGTTGCATTCTGGGCAACTGTATTTGTCGTTCTCTTTTTAGGTTATTTATTTAATGAAAATTCCGCACTATGTTTATTTGGAGAAGGAGGATCCACAGGGTCAACTTGTTCTTCACCAAATCAACCATTAGAAGAAATGACACCAGAAGAAAAAGACATACTTCAACGACTTAGTGCAAAAGCAATGAGATATCAAAAATCGGATACTACTTCCAAAATAAATAAAGGAAAATCCCCTGAACAAATTGCTTTAAACAATTCTATTAAAACAAGTTCCAGTTCTACCATTGAACAAGGTATACCCGACGAGGAAGATGATGTACTTCTTTCCGATATCTATAGTGCAAATTTAACCCTTTTACGTAATTAAAACATTCATAGTCTATTTAATTTAAATATGATATGAATGAACATGGATGATATGAATGAACTAAGTCATTTTATACATTGAGTGCATAGGTATTTCCTGATGCAACAGTTGTCTTTCTACGACCACGTCCTGAACGCTGTCCAGTACTTCCTGTACGGGTAGTATCGGTACTGATCTCTGACATAGGGGTACTATGAATGCTGGAAATTTCTGAGATTGCCTGAATTGCTGGTTGTTGTGTAAAAATTTGTGGAGGAACTGGAGTGCCAATCGGATTCATCTCCATTTCTGCCGACCGAACCTCCTGAAATGTCTTCAAAATATCATCTACACCCGATGGACCTTTCATTTCACGACGAGGTCCTTGCGATACAGATGCCGCCGCCATATTTTGTGGCATTTGTGGCATCGGGGGTGTTGGCATTCCATTTGATGACTGATAGAATGGACCAGGGGATGAACCATTCATTGGCATCTGTGGTGGCATTTGCATGGATTGTTGTGGAACGCCCATGGCGGCACCCATAAAATTACCAAATCCAGGTCCTGCTTGTTGAGCAGCAGCAGTAGCAAATTGTTTCGCCAATTGAGGATTATTCTTGAAAATATCACTTGGATCCATATTGCTCATCTTTGAACGAAAGAATGAATTACTCATATGGAACATGAAACCACTACCAACCAAGGTCATTAGCAATTTTGCCTCTGGTGGCATATTACCACGTCCCTTGTATTTATCATAAAGCTCTTCAAATACTTCATCAAAGTCTTCAATGTTTTCATGAACGGATTCGGACCAACCATCCAATTCCCAGTCAAAAGGGTTAAACTTACCATTAAGAAATTCAGCACCCGTTACGACACCCATTAGACATTGTCTCTGAAAACGAAGAGAGGCTTCAAGATTTTTGGCATCCACCAAACGATCAAACTCTTGTTGAATTTCATCCAAGGAATTATCCATCGTAAAACGCTTGGTCAATGTATAACCCTTGGTTTCAAGACGATTCAGTTTATTGATCAGTTCCGTCTTTTTCTTGCGTTCCTCTTCAGGACTCATGCGTTGTACATGCGACAAACTAATGGATGGACCGGTTGCGGATTGATCATTTGAAAAAGAATTGAATGAACTGGAATCACTTGACTCTTTTTTAATGTTAATATCTGGGAAATTGGGGGGTGAATTATTAACAGGAATATCAAATGAAATTGCGTCTAGTGGTTCTAAGGCAGATATACTAATGTCATTAATTGGTTCAAAGGACGAAGATACATTCTGAGTAGATGAATTATTACCTGCCGGACGTGAATTGATTCGTGTATTGGAAAGAAGATCTGCTCCAAAATTATCTCCCAAATCATCACCGCCCAATTCAATAATATTACCGATATTGGAACTCATTGAAATTGGATCATCTAGATTGCCAATAAAGTCTTGCATATCAGATATGGCTACAGTCATATATCTTTCTTCCTCAATGCTTTTTTAAGCACGTTATTTCACACACCATTTTATAAGATATGGATTGCTACCCAACTCATTACTAAACCAATTAGTGTTCCTACCGTAATTTGTGATAGAGAATGGCATCTTTTTGTATATCGTGATAACATAACAAGTACTGCGTACAGAATTAGACCAAATCGTATATAATTATTTTTAGTATATTGGCTGTAAAATGATGCAAAAAATGCAACCTCTGCAGAATGGGACGAGGGCATACCGGGTCGTCCTTCTTGATTTCCATCGTTACAGAATAAATTACAATTACGAGCACCTTTTGGTCTTGGACTTAAATTTCTAATTAAATTATATTTCAATCCTTCAGATAATCCAGTTGTTCCAAGCAGACCAAATAGTGCCTTAATATGTACAGAATTACCCGTATATGCATATAGAATTAATGGAATAATAACTAATAGTCCAACTGACATAGATATGATATCTTCCAACCACATCGTTTGTTTCTGAAATCGGATTGGATTAGAATTACACCGATAATGAATCTACACACATGCATAATGCATCTGCCATATCAGATTTCTTTTTGGATTGCTTCCACTCGTTATATAAGGTATCATTGCTAACCTCTCCATTGTCAAATAATTGTTGTAAACGCTCTTCGGATTTATTTTTACGTTCTGAATATCCTGCATCGCCTTTTTGAGCATCCGCTACCTTTTTCTTCGCATGAACCAAATGATACTTAGGAGTCTGATGATGTTGCAAAAACCATTCTCTTAGAGTAGCAAATAAAAGAACTTGTACCGATTTCATATGTGGATTCTTAAATGCCGGTTGATTTTCCAATAATACATGTGTGCAACCCGATAATTGGTTCCATTTTTCTTGAACAAACGTACGCAATGCATCGTGAATTTCTTCTAATGAAATCTTTGAAGCATTTGCCTGTTTTGGCTGGGTATAGGGAAATGCAAACTTTTTAGATAGAGCCTCTACACATTTGTCATTTGATGTACCAAGAGATTCACATTCATGACGCTTTACAAGTTCCTTTAACACTTTATTTGGTGGCAATTTTTTCTTACTTAATTCTGCAAGAACTGTATGCGATTTGGGAATATGACGCTTACAATAATGCTGATTATTTACAGTAAATGATGCCTTGAGTTTGCAATCTTTGCATGAAGTTGATTCTACTGGCTCTAACAAATTGCAATTTTCCAATGCAATAACCGATGATTGGTTTTCAAGAATACAAAATGCAAGATTCTTAATTCCAATATCAAATGCGATTATTTTTGAATAAGGTTGCGACATTATTTGTATATGGTGCGAATTGGTTTATATTCTGAAAAAATATCATTTATCAGAATAATACAATAGACCTGCCGAGAATCGAACTCGGGACACATTCCTACCTTATTTTATATTAAAAAATATAAGAGAATTGTTCTACCTCTGAACTACAGGTCCTTTGTTAGGGATTTCTCCCTACCATACAAGAGTAATATTTCTTTAAATGCTTTTATTCGTATCTCATTCTCATCAAAAGGAAAATCTCAAACTCTTGTTCCACAAACTTTCTATTGTACTTTCCCATATCTTTAATGACATAAGGTATATATCCCATTCTCTCAATTATACTTGTTTTAATTTTATCACGACTTTGTACTTGTATTAGAGATTGTGTTTTACTAATTTGTTTATAATGCCATATTCCATTCCACAAAATTGCTACTTTCTCTGAATGAATAATGATATCTGCATCCCATCCTTCAAAGAAGGGCTCATTTGTTGTAATTTCAAAATAATTTGAGCATAACTCTGAAAAGTAGATTTCGTTCTTACTTCGTTTAGACTGGTTTGATGCAGATATTCTTCCGCCAATTCTTCCACTATTTTTAACTTTTTCTTTGTATTCATCTGTTTCTTGATTAATTTTAGAACATTCTGAGGAACATATTTTTGCTTTTGAACTTTTAGGTTGAAATTCTTTATTACATACAATACAAATAATAGGAGATAATTTAACAGGATGTTTATAATTTCTATAACACTCACGAGAACACATTTTCTTATTTGAATATTTAGGTTTAAATTCTTTATTGCAAACAATACAATTAATTGGAATTAAAATTATTGGATGTTTATATCCGCCAAATAGTTTCTTTTCTTCATTTTGACAATACGGATGCAAGCATCCTTCTCTAAAACTACGAAAATATTGATGATAAATTTTATTACATACCCCACATTTTATTTCTAATAATGTTTTAACATTAACATATTCCTTACTGATCAATTCGTAACCTTTGCTTTTAATATAATCATATACATCTTGATATTCTAATTTTTTAGGCATTTTTAAATTTACTAAAATTAAAGGAATGAAATCAATTTTATTTTATTATTTAAAATAGGATATATTTTAAATAATAATATTGTAATTTTTTTACTTATACTAAGTGTTCTAAAAAACACCACGGACAGAATTGCGTCCGCCTTCATATCGTGTGGTTACTGAAATGGATTTACGATTCAATTGAAGTTCAGAGATAGTTGGTTCATAACGAAATGTACCAAAGAGAGCAGGTGCGACTGAATTGGCACGTTCTACGCCGATTCCATTTTTAAGGTTGGTATGTTCTACTTCGGAATAGAATGGGGTAGAATGAACAATATCTGCGGGAGGAGGGACAGTATTTGACATGGGTAAGGAAGCACCAGACCACTCTACTTGTCTGCGTCGTGATTCATCCATGATTTCATTTGCATGATTAACCATCCATAATTTTGTATAAAATTGTTGTTGTGGTGCAATATTTTTAGAGCAATGTGGACGATAATCGGTTACCAAACGACCATCCGACATCGGACCGGCGTAGGCGGGATATCGGGTGTCTTTGGCTGGATATACATCTTTAGCTGGTGGTACAATTGCTTTATTTGCTGCATGATATGATGACCCAAATGAAGGACTAGTAAATAAATTTGGGTGCGTATCTCGACTAAATCCAGATTGGTTAGACTCTGCCATCTATCTTTACCTATTGTTTTGCTAATTAAGTCTTCAAAGTTCATCACTAACCATTTCACTGTTTTCAAGAAACGATCCAGAACTCGTTCCATTAGAACCGGGTTTAACTGATTGGGAGGAACGATCATGTGCCTTAAGGGCCTCAATAATTACGTTCTTTTTCATGGTAGTTGCACCACTGATTCCTCTTGATTTTCCTAATACGTGCAATTCCTTAATAGACATCTGTTCATACATTTGTGACGATTTTGATTCTGCAACGGATTCATTATGTACAACATCATCTACTGCTTCTGAAATTACAGACTTATATTGCTCTACATCACTGACTTCTTCTACCGACTGCAATTGTGATGAATTGTCGGACATGGATACTACATCCAATACAACATCGGATACAATCTCATTGGATTCGTTGTCATCCTGAAAAGGTACATATTCCTGGATGGATTCCGTAGGGTGTACTTCTACCGAATGTTCGGGTTCAGCCGGTAGTTCCGTATAGGTTTTGATTTCCGATGTCATTTTTAATTCAAGCAAAATAGATTCCAATAAATTAATCTTCTGTTCATCTTGTTGAAGACGGGTATATAGATACAATGCGATGGATCCAAACAACAAAATAAGAACCAAACCAACTGTCAGGGCATCGCTTAGGTACGACATCTCTACCGTGCAATAGGGGTTTTCATAAGCATTTCTGACGCACATAACCCATTCTTTTGCAATAAACTATCTACACTGCTTACTTTGCAAATACCTTTATTCAATTCATACATAAACTCAATACCGCCATCCTTTTTGATCCTCGCAGGACAACACAGTCGTTGGATGTTATCAGGTGATTTTTCTACTAAATCAAATAAGTGTGTACTAATTACACTGACCACATTTGACATTTTCCATAACTGACTACAATAGATCTCACAACTACGCAGTGCATCAGGCGGATTGGTAGAATGATACAATTCATCAATAAATACGAGAATGGGTAACTTATGACGCAATGTACTTGCTGTGAATTCAATTTCTCTTTCAAATCTTGATTTTGATCCAGGTAGATCGTCAGGTTTTAGACAAACAAAGATAGAGGAAAACGGGGTTGAAGTCAGCTCACCAAATGAACAACCATACGTATGAGCCAGCAATGCACTTGTAGAAAGTGCACGTAATACAGTTGATTTTCCACCTTTATTTGGACCCGTTAGTAATGCATGCCTATCTTTATTAAACGATACTGTAATTGTTTTTCGCTGCGATTCTTTTACTTGAAAGTCAAATGTATTTTTAATTCTGAATAAAGGTGTTTTAGATTTTACCCATTTTACTGGATGAATTTCCTTCTTGTGTGCTAACTGAATAATTACCTCAAGTGAGCCAATATATTTTAATGCTAATTTAAAATAGGAAGATTGTAAAATAATTCTTGCAGTAGAGCTTCTTTGATTGATTAGGGATGGTAAAGGACATTTGAAGAAAGTAAATCCATGAGAAGAAAGTAGATCTTCCAGTTTATGATATAATTTCTCAAATCGCATGACAAGCTGACCATGATCCTTAATGATTGTATCAATTGAATGTAGATGTTTATATGTCCAATAGGGTTGTAGAATACCTTGTACAATTGTTAGAAAGATAATACCAAATTGCTTAAGCATTGCTGACGGAGAGATTGTATTCCATGCAGGTGTGCTGGATGGATTGAATGCTTCCTGAAGGTTTCCTGAAATCATTGAATTGAGTATAGACATGTAATTTGAAAATGTGATGGGCAGATTAAATACAAATTTTAAAATAATGTAGGGTGCGATAAGAGTTAAAATTGGCAGTAGTAATGAAATACCTGGTAAGACATAAATACGTACAACGGACCAAAAACTAAGGAAAAAGGGGATAAAATTCAAAGGTTGTAGGATGGGTTTGAAAAAGAGAATTTCATTGTAGGATTCGTTTTCTAGTTCGGAATCATTTTCAGATAGATGATTTAGTTGTTTTTCAATGATGGAAATTTCTCTCAAAAGATCATAACATTGTGGATAAAAATGAGGATCATGGTCAAATGCTTTTTTAAAGCGTTTAAATTTTTCACTGAGTTTCTGCAACCGTTGTTCGTCATATGTCCATTCTTGTAACTGAGTTTTTAGACATTTTTTGCTAGATTCGGTTTGCAGATTAAGCCAATTTGAGAATTGCTCAATATCAATCATAGACTCATATGAACTCATTTTATGAAAGTATAATTTTTTATGAAGATGATTAAAACACATAAATTAATTAAAAATTGATTACGATCTGATAGGATAAAATAGTTGTCTTGAATCTAAACTCAAGCTTAAACGTTTACGGAATACTTATTATAAATGTCGTCTCTACTTCAGGATATTCAGGCAGTTCGTGCTCTGCGTAAAAATATCCGGAATCCAAAGCTTTCCGCTGTGGTATGTAAAGCGATTGAAACGATTCATCAGTCCATTCGTAATGGATCCGATCATGGAGATTGGAAAAAAGTAGATTGGCGAGGACCTTCTGGCTCACAAAAGCATGGAACTTTCTTTGCAAATCGTTCCAATCGTCATGATCATTCTTCTTCTCATAATTCATCCTCTCAAACTCATACGGCTGTATTTGGAAATCGTTATCGTAATAATCATTCAAACAAAGAAACACATCTAAGCATTCCATTAACAAATCCATCTGCCTCCTCGGATCAGAAAGAGTCGTCAGCCGATGCAGCCCATGAGAATTTTGAAGTCGTGAAACCCCAACGTCGTCATGGTGGTAATCACAATCACAATCATCATCATGAGTCATCGGATGGATTTCGTTATTCTACTCCGCCGCCAACGAAATATGTGAGTCGTTTTCGTAAAGCAACTGACAAAGTGGAAGACACAATTCTTAATAAAATCATTCTTGGTAAACTAAATAAGTTTAGTCCATCTAACTACAATGAAATCAAAGAGTTTATTACTCATATTATTGATAATGGTGAAACAGAAATGATTAAATGCTTTATGAAATTGGTATTTGAAAAAGCGGCGAGTGAGGAAATGTATTGCCCGCTTTATGCAAAACTCTTAAGTGAGCTCAGTGCCCGTTATCCAGTTCTATTGGTTGAAATGGCAAATCTATATAAACAATACATGCTAATCTTTGAAGAAGTAGTGGGTGATAATGATGAAACCTATAATGAAATGTGCAAGCGAAATGTGGAGAAAAAATATAGACGTGGATATTCACAATTTCTTGCGGAACTAATTAAAAATAATGTAATTGATACGGATACATTTGTAAAGACAATCAATACTATTCTCCAACAAGTGGAAATGAATCGCACTGTAAAAGATTCTACTAAATTGATTGAAGAGTTGGCAGACTGTTTGATGAAGATTATTAAAGCAATTAAATTTGAGTCAAAGGCTGCAGATCAGAATGAGGATGACGAAGATGAAGAGAAGGAAGAGTCTTCACTAACAAAAATGAATGTAATTCGCTGTATTCTTAAGGAAGATATTGTATTTACTATTCAACCTCTAACGGAACGCAATCTAGAAAATGCGGGTTTGAGCAATAAAGCGAGATTTACCTTTTTGGATATCTATGAAAATATTCAAAAATACTAATTTTAAAATAAAATCATATTAATTGATAGAAAATGAAAAAACAAAATAATACGTATACGGCTTTTATTCCAAAAACGAAAAAAGCCGCAAAAAAAGCATTTAACAAAATAACAACAAAATCCTCTGTTTTTTTGGTAAAATCTAAAAAGAGAATGACCCGTGGAATAAAATGGCTGGATACGATTAGTGCGAAAAAAATTCGTACTTTTACAAAACGAAACTCACGTAAGTAATCAAGTGATATTTGTTCCTAAAAATAGAATATAAGGTTTGCCCTCGTTTTAATTTTCAGTGTACGTGTATTGAAACGATGGCAAAATTTAATATATTTAGTAGAATGCCAAAGGATAACAATTCTTCCAAATATAAGAAACACGACAAAAAACGTCGTGTTCGTAAAAACGGAGGAAGAAGTGACGATGACAATAGTGATAGCAGTATTGATGCCCGTGGTAATATTCGCAATCTAATCAGTTATGATTCCTCCTCGGAAGATGATCGTGAATCCTATTACCATTCTCGGACTCCATCCCCTCCTCTAGAAAGACGCCATTCCTCCAAGCGACCTGTAAGAAAAGCTGCAAAGGACGCTCGTAACAGAATTCATAGCATTTTATCGAGTGAACCTACTAAGAGTAAAAAAATACAGAATAAAACAGATAAGAAAAAGAATACAATTCATTATCCAAAAGTTACACGTAAAACAAATACTTCTGTTCGCTCTATGAAGCGTCCATCTAAAGCATCCCCAAAAGCCTCACGACGACCGAATCATAAACAACCCGCTACAAAGGAATATGTTCTACCATCATCGGATGAATCAAATTCAGATATGGATATGTATGATAGAGAAGAGGACGATGAAGAGGAAGATGAAGAAACAACGGATGAAGGCAGTTTTATTGAGGAATCCGATGAAGAAGAGTCAAATCAAGAAGATATGTATGATGATGATGATGATGATGAAGAGGAGGAAGAGGAAGGAGAGGTAGAAGAGGAGTATGAAGATGATGATGAAGAGGAGAATGGAAATGCATTTGGAAAAATTCTTCTTGCATTAGCTGGTTCAAAAGATAATGGATTGGTGCCAAAAAAGCATCAAATGAATAAAGAGTCAGAATTAGTAAAAAAGTTTGTTAAATTAATTACAACTCCTGTGGAAGAAAATACAATTGATACACAAATTGATCAATTTAAAGCATTGCCCAATGAGAAGCAATATGAATTAATTGATGCATTGGAGAAACGAACCTCTTCATCAGATAATGGTATTGATCTTATGCTTAAAATTATGATGTTGCAATTGCCACAAGAAATTAAGAGTATGATTCTCTGCAAATACAATAGTTTACAGTCACTTGATACATCCAGCAATGAATATTTTAAACTGCGTGCATGGCTAGATAAAGTAGTGAGTGTTCCATTTGGTACGTATAAAGATGTACCCGTTCGTCTAGACGATGGTTCCGAAAAATGTTCTGATTATATGAAATATGCAAAAAAATGTCTAGATGATGCTGTATTTGGACAAGAGGATTCAAAACTTCAAATTTTACAGTTTATTAGTACGAAGATCGCAAATCCAAATGGGCGTGGTCTGAGTCTTCTCTTTATTGGTCCACCTGGTGTAGGTAAAACGAGTATTATTAAGAATGGTATTTCAAAGGCATTAGGTTGGCCCTTTCAATTTATTTCATTGGGAGGTGATTCAGATTCAAGTACCTATACAGGACATCAGCTGGTATATGAATCATCACATTGTGGTAAAATTGTGAATTCGCTCGTTGCATCTAAATCAATGAGTACAGTCATGATGTTTGATGAAGTTGATAAAATTTCACAGACCCCAAAAGGTGAAGAAGTAATGAATCTTCTTATTCATTTAACGGATCCTGTCCAAAACGGCGATTTTGAAGATAAATATTTGTCAGGCATTCCTATTGATCTAAGTAAGGTTATGTTTGTATTTAGTGCAAATGATATCAATAAGATTGATAAGATTTTACTAGATCGTATGATTGTAATTCATTTGGATGGCTATGATTTGAAACAAAAAACGGTAATTGCGGAACAATATTTGTTACCAGAGGCATTAAAAGATGTTAATCTAACGGAAAAGGTTGCTATTTCTAAGGAGATTCTAACCATGATTGTACAAGAATATGCTGGTGATGAAAAAGGTGTTCGTGAATTGAAACGTTGTATTGATCAAGTGGTTCAGAAAATTAATATGTTACGTATTTATAATTCGCCCGATTTGCCATTTTATATTAAAGATTTTGGATTACCATTTATTGTCAAAAAAGAACACATCAAACTATTTCTTAAGAAAAAAGAAAATCATGATGCGCCTCCACATGGAATGTATCTTTAATGGTACATCATTCCAATCATTTGATTTTTAACATTTTCAGAAATATTACTATTCACTATCTTTGCAACAATACGAGCACGCTCTGCTTCTTTTTGTTTAGCTGTTTTTTTCGTACTATTCATATAGGATAAAATGTTACTTTGAAGCTTATTTAGTATATTTGATTGATTTTGTTTTTTTGTATTGTTTACGTTTTTACTTGTACTCTTATTTGTACTCTTACTTTTACTTTTACTTTTACTTGTACTTACACTATTACTGTTCGCCTTTTTTGTGTTAAATGACATAGATTGTAATTGCTGTAAGATTGATTGATTTAGATTCTTCTTGGTTTTAGACTTTTTAGTGTTAAATTTTAAAGACTGTAAATTTTGTATGATTGATTGATTTAGCTTATTTTGTTTATTATATAAACTTTGCTGTATTTGTATACTACTACTCTTTTCATCAAATTCATCATTTCTACTTTTATTTCCATTGGTAGGTAACAACAATTCAAAATGTCCTTCATTGATACGAAGTATATCTACATCTACACCCGATGGATGATATTTTGATGGATATCTTTTTAATTTAATAACATCCTTTCCTTCATTATTTTCCTCAATATTATATAAATTAATATTAATACCAAATGCATTTGCTCCCACAGGCACTACAAGATCGCCTATACTCGTATCCCATATACCACCTTCTCTTAATAAAGCTAATTGATTTTCTACACTTTTCTCATTATTATTTATAAAATAGATATAGTCCTGTAAATGATCTTCCATATGATTTACAAGATCCTCTCTTAAAATGATATCATTTGGATGACCTTCCATATCATATTTTGCATCATAATTTGGATTTTCATTTGATCGTAACAGTGGTCTATAATTTGCTAAAAATGCAAATCTAGTTAAAGTATTAAAAAAACAATCACCATTATCTGCGGTATGAATTAATTCAAATCTGTTTTCATCTGCAAATTGTTTAGCACATTTCGCATGTGCATCTTTTGCTTTTGATTTTTTACCTGTCTTTGTAAGCGGACAAGCCCATACTGTTATTGAATTATTACTCATTTTATCCTATTATATATTTTTATAAATAATAAGATAAAGTAGAATGAATACAATGGAAGATCGTTTTACAGGTGTCTGGTCACAGACTTACATCCAAAAATTGCTATTTAAATATGCAATGGTATTGGTTATTATTGGTGCTCTTAATTGGCTTTTTATTTGCCTATTTGATTTCAATCTAGTGACCGTACTATTTGGACACAGTGTCATTTCTTCCATACTCTATTTTCTAATTGGTATCTCTGCTCTTGTCATTATGTTTCAGCGTGATACCTATTTACCCTTTTTAGGCCCAACACTTGTACCCTGTTCTATTCTGCAGAACCGTGAACCCCCGGGTGCTACAAAAGAGGTAAAAGTAATTGTTACACCCAATACAAAAGTTCTTTATTGGGCCGCTGAACCAGCAAATGAGAAATTAAAGACCATCCAATCTTGGAAAGAAGCATATGATCAATATGAAAATGCAGGTGTAACTACATCCAATGGCGAAGGTGTTGCTGTTCTCAAAGTACGCAATCCACAATCATATAAAGTTCCATTTAAAGGCAGACTAGAATCACATGTTCATTACCGTGTATGCGGTGAAGCAGGATGGGTTGGTCGTGTAAATACGGTTCAAGCAAACATTGTAGAACCAGAGGGATTTGAAGATCAACAAACCGATAAAAATGTAAAGGGACGTAACTTAGCAGATTATTCCGCCAGTATTTATTAATATTAATTTCTATGAATGAAGAGATTTAATACGTCTAAAAAAGAAAATATAATTGGACGGTGAGAAAAATGGTTGTTCCATGGATCGGGATTGTTCATCATCAAATAACCACCATTGACCCGTAATCGGATGTCTAAATTGGGCAGTATAATGTCCTCCTAAATGTGATCCATGATGATCGGATACCGCACGAAGTTCATACAATTCATTACGAAATACATCATCTGATTCTTCTGCATAGAACTCTGCAAACGAAATTGGGCTTCCATTGTATGGACAGGGTAGCATATTTTTTTGGCCATTAAAGTGAAAACGTCGTAAGGTTACAAATAATTGCTGCGGAAGTCTCCATAAATGGGATGAAATCTTTGCCAAATATTTATCTTTACATTTATCACATTTATAATCTTCTATTTCGGTCTGTTCATTGACTTCATTACGAATCCAATCTGTAAAGGTTTGACCATGACATGGTACTTTTAGAGAATTGAATACTTCCCATTGATATGTGTTATTTTTACAATTGGTACAATGAATGGTTTTACGAAGCATGCCAAAAAACAAACGGACCACTTCACTTGAGTTTTTAGAAGCAAAACGATTCCATCCATTTTCTGCCAATATTCTCATTTTTTCAACCGGTGTCGCATCTTGTGGTATAGGTAATTCAGTCCATTCAACTGTTTGTTTTAATGCCTCGTGAAAATGATCCAACAAATAGACTAGATATTCATGACTATCATTTTGAATAGGCATACCAAACATTTCATAGGGTGTATTTTGAACTGCCTTTCTCACTTCTGAAATAAATCCAAGAGGTCGGATATACGCAGGTCTATATGCAGACCATAATGCTCTTAAAATATCCTGATACGCAAGTAAAATACGCTTATTTGGTTCATCATTTGATACATTCTTCAAATTCTCCTCAAAATTTTCCGTTAAACAATATGCATCCCATTCGGGACTCGCACGAATTAATTGTAATGTTGTATTACAATAACATGTATTTCCTAAATTTAGAATTCCAACTATACCCTTTAATAATGGATCATGTTGTATAGGTTGATCTGATTTTGGAGGTTGTTCCATCTAAAAATTGAAATGAAAATAGAGCTTAAGTTGTTGGTACATCTATCATTTTAAATATGAGCGAAAATCAGTCACCCTATACAATTCAACTTCTAAATGATTTACATAATCATTTTCCTGAATTATTATACAATACACAACGCTTTCAATCAGTAAACGATGTTCTTCAATATATTATTTACGTAGCAAATCAAAGTCCCTATTCAAATGGACGTGCAATGTATACAGCGAGACAAACAATGAATTCATATTATACAGATCGTACAACAAATCGTACAAGAGGTAGAATGGATGCAGTTGAGGAAAAATCAAGGGCAGATGCAGTTGAAGAAAAAATATCGGCACCTCCTTCTGCATCACGTGCTACATCATCAATGAATAATTTAAATGGGATTAGACGAAATACATTATCATCACCATCTACTCAGGTCCGATCCCGTTTATCCTCTACATTCTCTTCAAATCCTGCAAGTATATTTCCGTATTCATTATCTTCCTTTCAATCAAGCAGTTCTAATAGATCAAGTGTTCCAAGTATAAGTGAACAAATTCTTACTGGTTTATTTACCTCTATGCTTGGAGGAACGGATGAACTTACCATTAATTTACAGAATTTAGAACCTGTGTCAATTCGTCCTACTGCACAACAATTATCTGAACATACTACCATGCATACTTCCATTCGGCATTATGATGATAACTGTGCCATCTGCCAAGATCCCATTGAAGAAGGTCAAGAAGTCTGTACACTAAATTATTGCGTTCATACCTTTCATCAAGACTGTATTCGTCCATGGTTTGAAAATCATGTAACTTGTCCAACGTGTCGTCATGACATTCGTGAATAATAAAAGATCTTATTATAAAAATAGCAAAATAACCTATTTAACTATTTTTATTATTTTTTGTATATTATTTTAAATCTTAATTATTCAACACACTTAGATCATCAGGTAGTTCAAAGAATCGTGTAGAATAATGAACTTCAATATCCTTCAATGAGTTCATTTCATCTCCAGCAATTAGATTAATGGCAACACCTTTCTTACCATATCTACCAGAACGACCAATACGATGAACATAATTTTCTCTTTGGAGAGGCATTTCATAATTAATAACAAGGGATACTTGCTGAACATCAATTCCACGTGCCAACAAATCCGTGCTAATCAACACACGAACGGAACCTGAACGAAAATCGTCCATGCGCTTTTTTCTTTCAATAACATCCATATCACCATGAATGTATTCCAATGTAAATCCCTGCGACGCCAATTGTTTTGCCAACCATTCGGCTTTCTGACGTTTATTCACATAAATGAGTGCTTGATTTACAGTTACATGTTGGTACAAATCCAAAAGAACTGGCAATTTCCATTCTTCACGTTCCAATTCAACATAGTATTGTTTAATACCGTCTAATGTAACTTCATCTTGAGGAAGAAGAATACGAATTGGATTACTTAGATACATTTCTGCAATCTCAAGAACATTCTGTGGCATGGTTGCACTAAATAAAGCAAGACGTGTACTTTGTGGGAATTTATTATTTAGAATGGCCTTGATTTGTTCTGCAAATAATTCCTCCAACATTTGATCCGCCTCATCCAAAATCACATACTTCATATGATCCAATATGAGATCGCCACGACGAATTAGATCAAAAATACGTCCAGGAGTGCCCACGATAAATTGTGCACCCGATTTAAGAATACTAATATCACTACGAAGTGGATTGCCTCCTGTCGCTGACAATACTTTAAGATTCATATACATTCCAATTTTCTTTGCAACAGATTCTGTCTGTTGCGATAATTCACGAGTAGGACAGATAACGAGTACCTGTGGATACCGAATGGATGTATCTACCACACTGAGTGAACCAATTGTAAATGCACCCGTTTTTCCAGTTCCTGACTGTGCTTGGGCAAGAATATCGGTATGTGTACTCATCGGTACAATTGCCAATTGTTGAATTTTAGAGGGTTGTTCAAAACCATAGGTGTAAATACCTCTTATGAGCTCTTCTCTCAATTGCATATCATCAAATGATTCTACTGGTTTCAAATCATCCGTCATATTTAGTGGTTGTTCTGCCATTTCTAGTACAATAATGGAGTAGAGCTTTATATTGTGAATATTTATAAATTCTTTGTATCCGTTATGTAATAATACAAAAATATAAGGGCAATGACTAGAATTGGAATAAGATCTATTAATAAATATGTATAATTAGATGTTATAACTAATCCAATAGATGCAATAATTGGAAATAAGAACGCAAGTAAACCTGTATAGGCAAGTAGATATGCGGTATTAGATGCACTTGGGCTATCAGTTGCCATAACCGACATTATAAGTGGCATATAAAATATCACTAAAATTAAATTTATAAATGCAATTAAAAGAATCATTATATTAAATGATATAACTATGACGTATATAGGAATAATTCATAGAAATAATAAAAATTGACGAGGCTTAAAATAATAAATGAATAGTAGAGTTAGAAATGGATGCAGACGAAATTGTTGAGTCAGGTGTTGATTATGATGAAGAGTGGGAAGAGGAATATGCAGAAGATGAGCTTCCAGAAGAAGAGGTAACTTCCGATATTAAACCTGAATTAAAGCGTCTTTATCAGCAACATCCTGAATGCAAACTGGATTACATTGAACAGGTCATTCCTAAAATTGATTTACAAGTCGTTCCACCTGGTGGTGACAAAGCTGATAGTAATCACCGGACATATCCATTCCTAACTAATTTTGAACGTACTAAAATTATTGGTTTACGAGCAAATCAGCTAAGTAAAGGAGCGGCGGCATTTGTTTCCGTACCAAAACACATTACTGATGTTCGTGATATCGCACGTCTTGAACTTGAACAAAAACGATTGCCATTTATTATTAAAAGACCTATGCCAAATGGATCATTTGAATATTGGAGATTGTCTGATCTACTTATTTTATAAAGGAATGGAAAGAGGGATATTATTTATGGATAATTGTGTTGGCGTTTTACGTTTATAAAGATTTGTTTCACTAAATGATCTACGTGTTCCAATTTGTTTATTTTTATTATTAGTCAATAACACCGTCATTTTATAATCCAATTCGTGTAATAATGATAGTGAGATGGGTATATTTTTTGGTTCTTTTGTAGAGTAGGTAGTGTACATTTTATCCTTTTATCCTTTTATTGTAATATGCGAATTTAAAGTTACATAACATATTTATTATAAATTACTAAATACATTATGGATCATCAAGATTGGACGACAGTTGTATTAAAACGCAATACTCCAAAAAAAGAGTCAAAAGGAGATGGATTTATTCAATTGCGTAATCCAAATTTTAATGAGCAGTTGCGTTTTGCAAAACTAGAATCAATGGATGGGGTGGATCTTCCAAAAAAGAGAGTTCAATCGGAATCTCTTCAGGTATTGATTCGTAAACGAATGGAAATGAAATTGAATCAAGAAATGGCGGATCAGGTATGTAGTTTTCCACGACACACATTTAAGAATATTGAATCACATCGTTTGATCCCTTCACAAAAACAACTCTCTATGATTCAAAAAATTTTTGGAGTTTCCATTAAAATTGATACAATTGCATAATATAAAGTCATATGATAGAATATACATAAGATAAAATGCTATCACATGATTTTTTAAGATATTCCAATAATGCGTGTTTTTATCATCTCCGATCAAAATGTTTTCCATCCACTATTTGTTTTCCATTTGCGGAAACCGTCACACTTATTCGGTGTCATCCTCTCATTGTAAAAGAATTAATAAAACCATCTATTTTCCCGAACATTAAGACGATTCATTATCTATCCGGTCATCCTGGTGATATTGATATTACAAAGAGATTTAATCCATCAGTACAGTGGGTCTTTCCTAATATGAAACATTCATTTTATGAGAATACATTTTTGGCAGGTAAGGGAAAAATTGATGATTCTTTAATTTATAATTATATTTCTAATAAAAAGTCATCTTCCTCTTCTTCATCCGATTTTTATTTATATATTCCTGGTTACTCTATAATTGATGGTGAATTATATCATTCAATTATTCATCAATATTTTTCAAATTATTCTCCTCATCATTTTAATGTAGAGTCATATGTGAGATTTCAAAAATATATTACATACCAAACACATCCAATTTATAATACACATCACTATTATTTTAAAAAAAATATAAGTTCATCTTTTTTTAATTTAATTATGAAAGAAGATAAACAATTTAACCACCTTGACGCCACTCCTTTCCGCAATTCAAACAAGTAATAAAGATCGTCATGGGTTCATCAGCAGAGCGTGTTTGTAACTCATAATAGGTACATTCTCTTTTATTACAACGGCGACATTTAAATTGATCCGTTGCACGGCTTTTATTACCCTCCAAAATTTTCTGTTCACGTTGAATCAGTTTATCTTTTAATGTAAACCAATTTTCTGGAAACATCTCATAGGATGTCATAAATGGAATGTCTGCCAATTTGAATTCACCTTCCAGTACACGCATGTATAGACGTGGATTTTTAACGGGTGATTGAGGATGTAAATTACTTAGAACGGATCTCGCATTCTGACGATATACTTCAATAAATGGTTGAGATTTCCAATTACGAGGAATATACTGTTTTTGGGCCATTTGATAGGTTGATTGGAAAATTCCTTTTTCTAATGAACGAATTTCTTCTTTTGGAAAATTAGTTTCAAGGAAAGAAAACCATTCTAGACATTTCATTCGCAATGTATTTGTTTCTGGTTCAGAATCAATTGGTATTTCTTCTTTAAGAGAACTTGTATCTACTTTGGTATAAACGGGAGCACGACGGCGTTTTACAACTACATTTATCTCTGGCTCTTCTTCTACATCTTCTACTTCTTCATCTTTTTCTATTAGAGATTCTTCCTCATCTTCAAAATCATCTTTAACTGATTTTTCATCCTCTTGTGATAAAACTTCATCATCTTCATCATCCTCCTCCTCATCCTCTTCATTTGATACATCTTCTTTATCCATTTGATAGAATGAATTCCACTGCTCTACTGTAAATGGAATAGGAGATTCCCATACATGTGATAATGCGACAATAACCAATGCATCACCATATATGGGTGTTTCTGAGTATGGGTCTGGAAGTTCTGTCTTATTTTCAGTTCCTTTCTTTCCCTTTTTATAGCCGAAAATGAAAATGATCTTATTATCATGCTCGTATTGACACACACAATCGGGTTGGTCTTTTTTCTTAAAATATTTTTGTAGAATATCAATATTTAATTTACTTTCAGAAGTGAGTGTAAGGTTTGCCTTACGAACTTCACCTTTTGTTGAAAGTAATACGGTAGATAAAACTGGCATGATGAATACTATTACGTTCTACGAGAAGAATGCTTAAATACCCAGTATGACTTATATTTTAGAATATCTTCAAATGCCGTCAATTTTTATATGGAAGGCATCTCATCCAAATACATCTCAACAAATGATTACTTATTTTTCAGGATCCGATTGGTTTCTTGAAGAACATGAAACAGAATCCAATAGTTTTTCGTTTATTGATCAAACATGTATTACTTTAACAAATTCATCCGATGTTACTTCCGTTCTTGTATATCACGCTAAAAAAATGCCATATAATTGGGTCGGCTCTGATATTCTAGAAATAATTACCGTGCCTTATCAATTTATTAAATCAGATTCATTTGGTATACTTGAACAAATTGGAGATTGGATGCGATTTATTTCCAATGAGGACATGGAAATATGCAATACAGAAATTTTAAGAAATAAAATGAATCAGATTATATCATGGTTACATTCAAATGAATCACATAAATACAAATCACATACAGATGAAAAGTTCCTAATAAAGTTTAATCTACCCTCCGAAAATCATCAAAAGCATCTTTATAAAAAATCCAGGAATTTATATAACAAATCATATGACAAACGTATAAAAGTGCAAAATACTATTATATCACCACTTTCTTAAAATGAACATAAATGATGCTCAAAATCTATTATGATTTTCACGAGACCAAAAAGAGAAATGAATTCATATCTATCTATATTCTTTATTCTCATCATTGGTTTTGCGGTTTACTTTCTTTTAAGAGATAAATTATTTGACTCTGATGAGTCGCAGCCCGAAACATTTGAGATACCTTCTCCGACATCCGTTGAAGTTCGCCAAGCTCCATTGTATCCCCAGAGAACGATTTCATCTTCCGGTCCAAATCCTCCAAATCAACAGGCACCTGCGAATGAGGTTGTAGTATATGCTCAGCCTTCTCCAAATGATCCATACAACGAATCACAAGAAAGTTCTGAACATCCTGAAAATCTGAGACATCCCGAACGATCATTCCGACCCTCTACCATGAATGAAAATACATCCATGGCGGTTCAAGCTGGAATTGCAAGCGATCATCATCAAGTATCTTCCGACAATGCTCAGATGTTTCAACAAGAAATGATTCAAGGAGGCGGTGAATTCATGCCAGGTATTTTTGCAAATGATACTTTTAATGATACTTCCTTTTCTTCCTTTTAATACCTGTAATTACTATCCATTTTAGTATATTATAATACAAATATACCCAATTATTATGATATTTGCAAACAACCTAAAGAATTGTCATGATTAATAATCAGTCGGTAATCATGAGTCGTTCTATTCATAATACCCATCCTAACTTTGAATCAAAGAAAATGCCACGATTCCGTCGCTTAGATATGGATCATATCTCAGCCATTGAATCACTTTATAAACAATATCCCTTCTTGAATGATCGTATGGAAATTCATATGCCATTTCATCGTGCTAAGTCTACATTTAGCAATGGAACCGTTTGGGTTTGGCCCAAATTTGACAGACATCCTGTTGGGTACTTGATTTTTATGGATGGATTTGCTCCGTGTATCTGGTATCCTGATCGTCAAGAAGGAATTACATTCCGTTGGATTCTACCTCCTTCTTTTTCTCAACACGGACCAACAATCTGTTTGGCAAATATTCTTGCAGGCGAATCAGTACTTCAAATTGAGGATATTATTATTTATAAGGGAATGGATCTATGGTCTCATCAAATTTTTTCCGAACGTTGGAATTCGCTCCGAGAATTTTGGTCCTCTCTTCCACCTGATCAGCCACTCCTTGCCTTCAAACCGCAAATTGTGAAACCTATCCCTCTTGAAGAATGGGAACAAAACTATAATCCTGCAATTTATTGGATTATTCAGCCCGATCACCATAAACAACCACGATGGTACTGGAAAGATGTCGTTACTACACCATCCCATCCACAAAAGGAATACATTGCCCCAAAATTAAAGCGTGGCGTAGATGTTCCTACTACCTTATGTGCATTTTGCTCTCCTTATACTAAATTATCTCTTCCTGATACGTATTCCCTTACCGCACAAGGAGGTGAATCTATTGGAATCGCATCCATTTCAACGATGGGATTATCACTTGAATTGCGTAAACTGTTTTCAGAAAAAATAGATGGAATTCCTGTTGAAGTCAAATGGAATAGCAACTTTAAAAAATATCAAATTATGCGTATTATGCCTGCAGATTCAATTATTAGCGCATCTTCTTTTTTTAATGATATTCATTTGTAAATTTAATTCTAAAACTGATCCTAATTTAATAAATACTCTATCAGTAGAGATGGCAAGAAATACACGTAAACGTAATCTCCGACGTAGCAAACGTAGAAGTAACGGAGGTGGATGGTCTGATGGACCTGAATATATCAATGCTGGAAATCTAGTACATGTTCAATATCAAGGACCAGGTAAAGATTGTGCTGGTATTCCTGTAAGACCAGGATACCTAAATAACACACAGGGAACTGGTTTACCCGGTCTTGGAAAAATGTTTGGAGGTAAACGTAGACAACGTAAATTGAATGGTGGAACTTCATATGGTGGCAATGAATCTATTAACTCGCCACTGACTGTTTCAAATTCATTGACTGATAAACCTGCTGATTTTCCTGATACAACCGGCGTGGGTGGAACTGTTTCACAACCAAATGTAGTTCGCAGTACACCTGGTGTTTCTACTGAATTGCTAAAACAGGCAGGCGGTCGTTATGGAATGTTCCCTGAAATGGGTCCTCTTAATCCATCTAATGGTGTTGGGGTCTCTCCTGCTCCATTTGGTCGTATTCCATGTGAATCAGGTATTCCTAATGCATTGAATCCTAACCCAAATAATATACAAAATTTATCCACTGCCCCTAATGTCCCTCCTTATGTTACACGTGGTGGCTCCCAACATTTCCCTGAAGTTCAAGTGGGTGCAGCTGATTCAATGCGTTACTACGCTCCTACCGCTGGGTATAGCCATAAAATGGAGGCATTCCCTGGCGGCAGTGCAGTACCTGGTTTGATGCTCAATACTCCATATGATGCTCGTGCATTTAATCAAGCCTGTCTCAAAACAGGTGGCGCTCGTCGTCGCAATAAAAAAGGAGGTGCTCTACCTGTTGGAATGAGTGCTGACACATTTAAAAAAGTAGAGATGAATCAAGTTATGAATCGTAGTGATTTTGATGGAACTGATAAAGGTCTTCCTGTTAAATTTGGAGGCAGTCGTAGAAGAAAGAGCCGCCGTGTCACAAAACGCCGTTCAAAAAAAGTAAATGGATCACGCCGCAAGTAAATCTTATAAAACCATAAATTTATAAAACCATAAATTTATAAAACCATAAATTTATAAAACCAAATTGAGTTTAATCCATTCTTTAATCTGCTGATTATTTTTATATAATATCATTGTTAACCCATCAATAATATTATGTTGAATTGTAGAATCTGTTTCATTCTTAATTAGAAGTAATGTATTATAAATTACATTTAATAAATTAGGTTCATAAATAGCGATAATTTTTTCAAATACTTCATCAATATTGATTTTGTTTTTATCTACATCCAGCATATATTCTTCTGCCATAATTTTATCATTGTTATATTCCAGTAAATTCTTATACATTTGAATCACATGAATCACTGTATTTGAATCCGATGAACTATATGTTTTAAATAAATTATTTAATCCCTCTATACTCATGGTTGTAATTAATTGATACAACTCGGATGTAAGAGGGCTTTTTTTATTAATGATAGGATTATACCATTTAATAAATCGCTTAATCACCGAATATAAAAAATAGAGATCATCTTTTTTATCTGCATGATACCATCGTGATACAGGTTGTAAAAAAGTGGGAGTTTGTATATACAATATATTTTCTTGGATTTGCAATTTCGTTCCAACGGGCGCCATGCTTAATAATGCGATTTGAACCATTGCCTGTAATGGCTCTAAAATCATATCAATCTTATCTTTTGGTCTATTATTGATGACTGCATTATACAAAAACTGTAATGATTGTGCAGGTTGAATTTGCAATAAAGAACTCATTTTATTATACTATACTAAGATGAATTCTTTAAACGATGGATAACTTTATTATTTTATAAGCCAAAAGACGATTTTGTATTATTATAATCTGTCTGAATTTGTCCAACTGTAAGAACACCATTAAATACTTTCAAATAACCTAATTGTGCATTCATTGAATAAGATCCGTCAGTAAATGATCCAATCGTAAACACGCTATTATTTGTTCCTAATCCTGATACAATGATATTATCTGAATATGATGCAGTTGTAACTGGAATTCCATTCTTCAAATATAGAATACGTCGTGTATCTTTATCAATAATATATGTAAGATATTGCCATGTATTGTATACAATTGTATTTTCAACGGTTGCGTCTGCTCCACCACTTGTACCATTTCCTCCTTCAAAAATCATTGTCTTATTATTTGTCAACCAATTATTCCATCCAATTTTAAATCCAAGTGGTGCTTGATTTGCACCTACATTTGCTAAAATACCATTGATTGAATTATTACTTCTTGGATAAAGCCATACTGAAATTGTAAATGACTGACCAAAGTTATATGATCCAAAAGTAATACGATCTCCTGTACTAAAATCAAATACATTACGTGATATACTTCCTGAACCCACCACATATGTAACACTTCCATTTAGTGTACCGGTCATTGTACCATATGATCCAATATTTAATACAGAAGTTCCAGAACCAGAATAACTTGAACTATCATCGGGATCATAATACAATGCTGAAGTAGCTGTAGATGAATTCTGTGGAGTTACATTTATGCTATTTGATGCAGAACTTGACCCAATAATATTAATAGCACGTAACTTAATTGTATATAATATACCATTTGTTAGACTTGGAATTAATATCGGTGTAGTTGTAACGGCTGGACTTAGAGCGATCCATGACGTACCATCATTTAATGTATATTCGTAATTTGTAAGTGGATTTCCACCATTATTACCTGAGGTATAATAAATATAAGCTTCATCATCACCTGGTAAAGAATAGATTATCGTAGGTGCAGCTGGTAATGCGATTGGAGTAGCCGATATTGTATTTGATGCACTTCCAGCACCAATTGCAGTAACCGCTTTCAACACAATATCATATGATACGCCATTTGTAAGTCCAGAAATTGTTAGAGGACTGGATGTTTGTGCTGGACTAAATGCAGTAAATGTACTACCTCCATTTGTAGAGTATTGATAATTTGTAATCGCAGATCCCCCATTTGCACCAGCAGTAAATAAAACACTAAGTTGAGAATTAGCAGATATAATTGAATCAATAGTAGGTGCAGAAGGAACATTAAGAGTAGTTGAAGAAATAATAGCAGATGATGTACTTGCACCAACCGATGTAACTGTTTTTAATGCAATTGAATACGTAGTATTCAGACTTAGTCCAGTAATAACAACCGGGCTACTAATTTGAACGGGGCTAAATGCAATAAATGTGCTACCACCATCAATAGAATATTGATAATTGATAATAGAATCACTACCAGGATCTCCAGATACAAAAGAAATACTTATTTGTGTACCACTAGGCGTAGAAACAAGAGATGTAGGTGGTTGAGGTAAGAAAAAAGAAAGAGGAGCATTTTCTGCAAGAATGTTGGCAATTCCTCCAATACTGCTCACATAATTACCACCATACAACCCTTGATAATATGTTGTTTGTACACCTTCCATATAGCTTAAAATACGTTGTGGCGAAGGATTACTATTTTGAGGATTACGATTGATTCGTATACCCATTTGATTATATCTGTATTGATTTTGAGCATTATTTAGAGATTGTAATCTCTGAATAATAACTCTTGAATCAAAGTTACGATTAGACATTCTAATTATATTATTGTATATAATTTTATTAAATTTCGTATACTTTTAAAATTTAAACATAAATTCTTTCTCCTCCTCTTTCTTTTCATCATCAATATCCTCTATAATCTTGCCTTTTTTCGGTTTACCTAGATGCTGAATCGTATATTCACATTCTTTGTAAAACCGATTTCTAACAAACCATCGTCTTTTATGACAATCATGTGAATCAATAATATCAATTATATGAGGAGCTACTTTTCTTTCTTCAATTCGTTGACGGAAAATTCTTCCAGTAGACTGTTGAACATTTTTACGAGGTGTTGCTAATATAACTGTATTTAACTTTTTCACCGAAAATGCTTCTGAAGCCATCTGATATGTTGCCAAAAGGATTTGACACTTTTCCGCATTTTCATCTAATTTTGACTGTTTCATTCCTCCAATGTAATATCCATGTACGTATTTGGCAGGATGATTATCCAATGCTTTTTCAAACCATTCCAATTGTGAAATACGATCACTTAAGATAAGAATAAAACGATTTGGATCTTCGGCATATTCGTCTAAAATCTGAAGAATTTTTTGATTTCTTGGTTCAAAATCCGCAACTTGATTTAATAACTTTGCAGTGACTGTTTCACCTCTCCAATTAACTGGTTCTTCACTATATACAGGGTCTTCTGAATGAAACCAGATTGCTTTGACAACTGCCTCTTTATCAGGCGCACGTTGTGTATTTTTATATACTGGATCTCCTAAATAATATTCAAATACACATGTTAATCCATCATCACGATCTGGAGTTGCAGACAATCCCAACATATATTTGGTTTGAATTTTAAGAAGAGCCTTACAGAAATAGGATGCACCTAAATGGTGACATTCGTCAAAGATTGTAAATCCATATTGATCAAAGAATCCATCTGGAAATTCACGTCGGCATATCGTTTGAATCATACAAATTGTAACATCATACATGGTTGCATCCATTTGAATTTTATTTCCTTGTAAAATTCCAACTCTTGCACCGATAATAAAATTCTCAATTTCCGATTTCCATTGATTCATCAAGAATTCCTTATCTACCACAATTAAGAATCTCTTTCCTAATGTTACGGCGATGTTTAATGCCATGAATGTTTTACCATAACCACATGGAACACAAATTAATCCATTTGCACCCTTTTCAATAAAACTTTGAATAATATCCTTTTGAAAATCATGTGGTGGAAATTTTGAATTTAATGTAATTTCAGGCGGCAATGATATGCCTTCTGGTACAATATCCGCTTCCGGTTCTCCATACTTTTTAATTCCCCAATGACGAGGAACATAGAATCTTGTTTTTGATTCATAATATATTGGAAAATTGGAAATACATTTTTGAAATTTATCCAGAACTTTTGGAGCCATTGTTAACTGTTTACGAAGCTCATTTGTTTGCAGATCATTCAAGAATGTTTTTTTAATTGCATACCCCTTTGCAGTTAATACTTTATTTTTATCTTGAACAGACATGTCACACTATTAAGTATATTATACAAAATTTATTTAAATCAATTTTATGTAAATGATAAAATCGTTGTTATTTAAATAATTTGGTAAAAAGAATCAATGATAATATACAGAGGAAATGTATTCATCTGAGTTACTTTATTTTATCATTCTTACGGTAATCATTCTATTAACACCTGTATTACCAGCAAGATTGTTACTTACATTTGATCATGTAATTATACGTGTTGGTATGGTTCTATTGTTATTATACTTGATCAGCGTGGGTCCTACGGCAGGTATTTTTGGTCTAATTGCCATTGGAGTATTATATTTGGAGAGAAATCGTCGCAAAATTGAAAATGCTGTAAAAAAATTAGATGCAATGGATATCCATCTTCCAAATCAGGCAACTGTTCAACAAGCATCTGAACCACAAAAGACTGTTCCTGTAAGAGAATTTGATACCCCCGATGAAGAAGAATATAATTTTCTACCAAAAGATGATACATGTGATATCACTAATTTTGAGCCAGTCGCACCATCCATTAATCAAAAGGCTGTTTTATCCTCAGTATACCCATTAAGTCAAAATGAGAGTGCATCCGCATCAAATGAGTTATATGAAGAACTCGGGTTTGGACACATTAATGGCGTAGAAACACTTGGAGATTCGTAATCTAATTATTTATCTAATGCTTTTTATTATTGTATGTGTTATTTAATAATAATTGATACAATACGTATATGATTTTAAAGTTGTACTTCCTGTTGACTTAGTATTTTATCAATGTAAAATGCTTTGGCAACTTCTACTACACTGATATTTTTGTTTAGATCAATGCCCTGATTTCTCCAGTTGGGATTTGTAGTATTTAAATAATTTTCCATGGAAGCACGTGTATAGGCAGTATGATGAATTCCAGCCTCATCTGTAAATCCGACCTCAATCATAGAAGGAGAATTTGGATCGGGTTGAATAATTTCTTTTGTAAAATTCTTTCCAAAAGATGAAATTTCATCTAACTTCTTTTGATTATGACAACTATTCTTTGCATTTAAATTTTCTTCCAATGATGAATAAATCATACATAATGGTTGTGTATCGTTTTTTGGCCCATTGAGTGTATTGTTTAACTGTCCAGATGTACAGCCTTTTTTATTGGTTGGACGATCTTCAAAATAGGACTGCATAGATGGAGGACATTGATTTTTAGATTTCTCAGAATATTCATTCATAATCAGAGATACACAACTCATTATTTTACCATCGCTTGAATTTAATGTGCATTTCTTGTCACTAAGACAACGATTTGCTACAATTTCTCCATCACAACACAATACGTCTCCATTTGTATCATGATAGGTCTTAAAATCTGCTGGACAGGATGTCAAATAGATATTATCAACGAATGATTCTGAAAGAATTGTATCATCGGATTGATTATAATGTAATATTAAAAGTACAATAATGATTAGTACGAATAGAATGATTAGTTCCATATTCCTATTTATTAGGCACGATTTGATAACCAACTTGATGCTTTAATTGCCAATAATGCTACAATGACAACACTAATTGTTCCACCAATTATTCCTTCAATTTGTCCCGTAGATAGACCTTCTACCTTTTTATCACCTGTGGTTTGATTATTTTTCATATTATTCATGTCACTAAACATTTGTGCAGATGTTTTACCTTCTGGAATAACATAACTATGAGGTATATCACTTAGTGGCCACTTATCCAGTTTATCAAATGGTACACATTTATATTGAATTGTATCTACCGTAGCGGTTTTCTGATTACCTGAAGACTTGCATTGCGATTTAATTCGTCTATTATTTCCAGAAAGAGTTGGAGGACTTGTATAATATTCAAAATGATTCACAAAATCAGATGAACAACTGGAAATGGGTGTAGTGTAAATATAACCTTCATTTGATACAGATTTTACCACTTTTTTACCATTATTCATAGTATAATTTTGTAAAGTTGGTTCAATGCCACGAATAGCCGGAGGGACACGATAGGATGGTAATGGTTTTACTAGTTTTGTAAGTAATGTTTGATAGGTAGATTGTTGCAATTGAATTCCAACGGGAAATACAAGAACATATAGGGAATGATGATCAAATTCTTTATTCGCCGATACCGTTTCAAAACAAGTCGTATATGCTAAAGAGGTTTGGGTAGATGCATTTGATTCCGTGTAAAAAATAGAATCCAAGGTTGAAATAGATGCTGGATCTACAACGGTTGAAGTATTAATTAATTGATCAATATAGTTACTATAAACAGAATTACCAGAATCATAAATAGGAATACATAGTAAAATCCCAGAATAGGGTTGAATCGCTGAATTGATAGATCGTGATGTAAATGATAAAATGAGTTCCGCAACCGGTTGTTTATTCTCGCCAGGAAGAATATATCCTTTATTCATAACGGAACAAATTTGAATACTAACCAAATCAAATGTATTACCATTAAAAATACAAGTATTCCCCGTAGTATCATCTATTTCATTTCCTGATAGGATGGATGGTATCGTAGACCGAGGAGAAATAGATAGTGTAAATGGAGACTTAGTGGTAGAAATTTCATTTAGTTTCATTAAAGGAATTGTACCTGTAAGTTCAATAAATCCAGTAGCACTATTAGATGGACATGACATTTCTTTGTCTTTATCTATAAAAAAATAGATTTAATTATTTAGTATCTTTTTACAATACATCTATTTTTTTATATCATGTGATCGGTTTAATATCCAGGCATGAGTGACATATATGTTTCTTTAATGTAATGAACTTGATGATATCCAATATTGTATAAAATTTCTGATGCATTGATTGCTCGTTGATCACCATTAGAGTATACAAGAATTGAGGTATTTTTGTTAGGTACATAACGGGAAATATCCGTATGTAATGTATCTAGATTCAACGGTATGGAATTTGGATAATATCCCAATTCTTCACGTTCTTTTGGTGTACGCACATCAAGAATCATACCAAATCGTCTTGAACGAGCCTCTTGTGGCGTAATTTGTAATGAATATTCTCTATAAATTGGAGTAACTTTATTGTATATAATTGCAATAATTAATATTAAAATAACAAGAAGTAATATGCTTTGTATTTTAATCATTATCGTATATTTCTATAGAAGTCCTGGAATATATTTGGGTCCATCATAACGATAAACTTCCGTTTTGCCTTCTTTATGTAGACCGTTGATTCGGACATTTTCTCCAGAGAGAATTTCTTGACATCCTACATCATCCATGCAATCACGTTTTTGAAAATGGATCGGAAGAGGCACAGGATTATAAGTATCTGTGCGTGTATAATAATTCCAACGATCACTTTTGCCGGCAGTTCTGCGCCCATATAATGGTAAAATCTTATCATCTACAGTAATAATTCCCACGGATTGAAATGATTCAGGAAGACCCTTTGTCGGAATGTTAATAGGAAGGCTTGCGATTCCACCTCGTGGGGGAAATTCTGGGGTTGATATCCAATCACGTAATGGCTGTGGTGCACGATCATAACGTGAATCACCCCCCGAATGAATCGGAATAACTGTTGTCTGTGGAGGTGTTTGTTTAGATGAAGGCATAATAATGGTAGGAATTTGTGGTTTTAAAAAGATAGCAACAAGTAGTACAAGGAATGCTACTGAAAAAATAACAATAAGTATATTTCCTATACTACCTGGAATACAAAATACACCAGGAGGACATTTACGAGGCATTTTACTCTATCATAGAACTATATTATGATGATCCCATGTTATGTGGAACAGGTACGTTACAACATCCCTTACGTCCCCATCCAGGTCCATAACCGGGTTCATAACCGAACCATGGACGCATATTCTCAAATGGTTCCATACTTGATTTGTATGTCAAGGAAAAAACGACAACTACTATCAAAAATAGAAGAATATACCACGAATTCATTATCTATTGTAAGAATGTATAATATATTCTGTATCATTTAGACTATTTTATGATAAAAAATATCATAAAATGTGATAAATAGAGTGATATTCATTCTTACAATTTAAATTGGTTTCCTGCACCAAACATACCAGAAAAGGTCTGCAATAGTTCCTTTCCATCCGCCAATACTGGACGCATTTGGTTCAACATGCTCATCAAACCCTTCTGTGTCTCTAGTAGTTTCTTTGTATCTGTGGTCATGGAGGTGATCGTAGATGGGTCAAGAGAGCTCATTGCTTTCATCAATGTTTGACCTGGATCCAACTTGGGGCCATCCTCATTTTCAGAAGGCATCTTTCCCAATTTAAACAGCTCATTTGTTGCGGATTGAAATTCCTCTTTTTCAATCTCTTTGTCTGATTTTTTCTTTTCAGAAATTGCAGAAGTAACCGCTTTTACATCATCATCGTTCACTTGATCGGCAGTAAGTTTGGTAGGTGCAGAAGAACTGGATTGACTGGCACCATCTTTTGGTTGTTGTGGCTGAAGATCCTGAAATCCTTCTACTGCTGGATCATATACGCCTGCTGGTTCCATTTTAGTATCCTTGAGCTGTTGCTGAGTTGGATGATAGTTGTTCTTCATATCACCGATACGTTTGGTAATATGTTGCGTATTGTTAAGATCTTCAAATGGTTCTAATCCCTTGATAAATCGTTTAAAATAGAGTGTATACATTACAGAAAAAATAACCGTAATGGCTACAACTACTTCAAACTGATCAATGAATGCTGCCGCAATAAGTGATACCGCTGCAGCCAACAGTAAACCAGTTACACCTGAATATACAAGTGTATATAATGCAGTTACTACAAGGATACCCAATGAAATTTGATAAGTAAGTTGATTTAACTTCATTTCTCTACATGCATCATAGGAATCTTTTTATTTAGACAACCATTAAAGGTACAAGAACTTTTTGAATAAACCAAAACAGAAATCCTCCAAATAAGGATTTAACGACAAGACCTGCCGTAGTTAGATCACCGCCGATACGTAACATAGATGGTAGATAGTGACCAATCAATACATTTAATGCAGGTAGGCTAACAAGAAAGATAATAATGGCTACGAGAAGTGGTTGTTTAATTTGAGAAATGATATCAGCATATAAATTTCCTTGGGTTGGTTGTACGAGTGCAGGCTGTGCTGGTTGCATTTGTGGTACTACACTTGCAAATGAAGATCCTCCATGGGAATAACCAGGCGAATGCATCATATTCGCAAAATCGGCAGCGGAAGGATAATCCTTACCGATCATATGGGCAGTTGCCGTAGCAGGATCAATTGAAACAGGATATACCGAATTTGGATTTGGAGATTGAATCATTTTATTACCATTACCGGACGGAGGAGGCATCGCATTCATGGTTGGATTAGATTGACTCGGAAGATTCATGTCCGCAAGAATTTTATTCACCAGATCATCGTCTTTGTTGAAGACCGGAGCTTTCGTATCTAGGTCAGATAACAATGTACCCGCACTTGCCATTTCTTTGAAAAAGTTAGAAATCCTTTATGCAAATCTATTCACATTACGAAATTGGACTGGTTCTTCTCACAAATTGATCTTTGAAGGCCTCAATGGCCCCCGATGATGGACAATCTGTAATCTCTGTTTTAAATTCATAGCATTTTGCATTACCCATACGATAAACATATTTATCAAAATCCTTGTCGGAGGGAGCTTTATTTACATTACAATCCGATCCTGAACAAATTGGACGCAGAATACAAATAATTCCAACTCCTAACATAAAACTGAAAAATACATTAAACCTTTCATCATGTAATAAATTTTGAAGTTTCATTCTTTATTATGTTTCTCTGATTTAGCATATAATTATATTTTCTTTGCTTTTATAAATATGCTAAAACATTTTAAAATATATCCATTTATTCTTGGATTAATTGTTGGTATTATCGGTATTTTATGTATTAATCCTGAAAAGAATATTACATATAAATATCCAACTCCAGAAAATTCTGATAAATTGATCTATAAAGATAAAAATGGAATCTGTTATCGTTACAAGGCTACCGAAGTGAATTGTGATAAAAATGAATCCAAATTAAAACCATTTCCTTTGAGCAAATAAGTCATATATTATTATTTTTTATTGATAAACATAATATAATATATATTTGTTGGATTTGTTTTTACTGGTAATTTTTCATCCATTATCTTTATAAATCCATTACCAGACATAAGTGATTCAAATGACGCTTTAGAGAAGTATCGTTCAAACTTTGTATTGATATATTGATCATAGTTCACTTTATGGCTAATTTGAGAATAAAATAAATGTTGAAGATGAATTAACATATCCATTTCTTTACTATTACGGTCATGTTCTCTTAAAAATAGAATGCCATTTGGTTTAAGGATGCGTTTAATTTCCATTAACATTTCGTATGGATTTTTAACATGGTGGAGAACCTGGAGCATTGTAATCAGATCAAATGTATTATCTCCAAATGGAAGTTTGACATCATTTGCTGAATATTGTGTAAATTGAAAACCCTTTATTGGTTTAATAGGTTCCGACGCAAATTCTGGAATATCAATACCATAAATTTGATCAGGTTTTAATTTGAGCAATTTACCAATTTTAACGGTTAGTAAACCATCCGAACATCCAATATCAAGATATTTGCGGACAACCACTGGAGGGACTTTACTATTCATATACGTTTGAATATAGGAGAAAATATCACGTGATTTATGTGTGGTAGAACGATCTTTTTTAACAATGGATTCAGGATCATCTTCTTTTTTGTCAGGTGTCTTCTCCTTCATATATTCCAAAATGGCCCGATCACCTGCACCATCTGTAATTAATTGTTTTAATTCGGTCATAGAGGGATTTGTAAAATTAGTTAATAACTTAGAGAATCCTGGTTGATTTTTAACTTGATTGATATAATCGTCTGTATCTCGTAATGGATCATAATCAAATAATATATTATCCAAATTTTTCTTTGAACGGATGACAAGTGGCTCTGGTACGTTTTCTTTTGAGTCTTCTGCAGCAGCAGAGGCGGCGGCAACACTCGTTACCATGGTCGGTTTTGACTTCTTGACAGTTGTATTCTTCTTTGGTGCAATTGCGATAGATGGAATTTTTGATTCCCTTTGAGAAAGAGGAATATAGGAGCTAGTTGGTTGAATAGAAATGGGTTGAGGAGGCTCTTCTTTTTTCACTTGATTGTTTACTTTTGGCTTTTTAAGTGATTTATTTTTGCGTGAGGCATTTTCCTCCTTTCGTTTTAATTCTGTTTCTCGTTGTTTCTTCAGTGTTTCACGAATCTCCATTAAGGCTTTACCTAAGATGTTCTGACCTGCCCAATTAATTGGATTTTTAGCCAGTGGATTTTCAGGTGCAATTCCAATACCAATTAATGTGTCATTCGGTTCATATGCTCCAAGAATTGTATTTTGTGTTTCAATCAATCTTCCAGATAATTCGCTATACTGATTGAATTTAGCTAAATTGACATCATATATTAATTTTTTCATGGCTTCATTCCATTTACTTTCATTCTCATTTGAAATATTTTTAACAGAATAGGTGATTTCATCTGCAGTCTCAGAGGACATAATTTTTTCAAGATTGGGTTGATCTCCGAATTGTTTGGCCAATTCTGCATAAACGGCTTGTTTCGCTGATTGATATACTGTAGATTGAAATTCAATCTGAACGGCCCATTTTAGAGATAAAAATCCATATTCATCTGTATCCGTATTTGAAAATAGAATAATAGGTTGCTTTGTATTTGCCATTTGTTTTGCCTCTTTTACACTAATAAGTGGTTTAGGAGGTGCTTCCCCAATTCTAACATATAAATCTTGCAGATTAAAAGGGTAATTTTCAACCATTGCAATAGGATACGGAAATATTCTTGTTTCTTCTGGTTGATTAAAATCAATTAACTTAATTTTAACACCATATTCATTAGAAATTCGTTTAAGTGGAAAACGAATACGTTGTAAGATACTATCCGCTTTTGCAACTTCACGATTTAATCGCAATAGGTTCGTATCATTTCTATCAGATTGTGGTTTTTGGTGTTCTTCGTGTAATTTATTACGGGCATCTTCCAATTTTTTACTAGAAACCGAAATTTCCTCTAAACGTCTTTGTTCCATTTCATTAAATTCTTCCATGGTTAGTTTGCGATAAAGAGGTAGTGTAATTGTATGAACTACTCCGCCTTCTTTATCCCGTTCCACTAAATTTCCATCATCATCGTATGTAAATAGGTTTGGTTTAGAAACACGAGATTTATAGAATTGTCGGAGTTCATCCATAGTATTTATCTACTTTACCGAATGATTTTGCCCATTACAAAATATCATCAATGTAATAATTTTGTAGATTTAAGAATTTCTATTTATTATTAGCAATGACGAATCCGGATATCAAAAATCAGAATTCAGCTAACACAATGTCTATCGCATTTGCAGCTGCCACAATTATTTTTATAGTGGTTCTTGTATTATTCCAATTTAAACCACTCATTACTTCATTTAAAACAACATTATGGGTTGCAGTTCCACTCATATCCTATATAATCGCTGTTGCAATTCATTTTATCTCACAATATGTAACCTGTAGTTCAATTAATAGTCGTAATGCATTTTTAGGAGGAATTACTACACTCATTACAACTCTGCTTGGTTTGGGAATATCTTCTATTTCTTGGTGCCGTATACCTATTGCATCTGCATTTGCGCCTTTATTTGCAGGAGATGTAGTAGATATTACTAAAAATGGGTCTAGTAATACAAACGCATTGTTAAGAAATACAAATTCTAAAAATCAGTGTTGCACTCCAAAATTTACCCTTGAAAGTATAGAAAATACCTTTCCTCTTCTTTTAGGGTTGTCTTATGGTTTTTATACATTTTTTTCCATCATATTTGGAATAATTATTGGTAATGGTATTGCGGTTGTATGCTAATGTATTATATATCGCTTCGATAAATTAGATTAGGAGATTCTTCGCCAAGATATACATATTTAGGAATACCACGCTTTGAAGTTTCATTCATATCTAAAATATAGTATCCTGGTTTCAACTCTTCAGGTGTCGTAGGTTTCTTATTTGTAATGGATGGTGGTATATTTGATAATGATTTCATTGAAACATTATTTGGTTCAATTGATTCATTGTGTACAGGTACATCTGAATAATTAGAAACACCTCCAAGACCTGTATTACTTGCAACAACAAGAACAATCATATAGGACATAATTGCCCATAAAATGGCAAATAACCAAAATGGCATCCATGTATATTTTTCACGATTACGTCCTAATCCAAATTCTTTCCAATCTCCATTCTTTGAAAACATAAGTTCGGGTTTGAATGTCAGTAAAATGGAAATACCTAGTAAGTACAATAATCCTGCATAAATGAGTAGGGTCATTTCTTATTGTTCTTAATAGAAAAAACAGCCGTATAATTCCAAGATAAAAGATTAATCCATATCTTGATCATTGTGATCATATCCTCCTTCTTCTTCATAATAAGCGTCATCATAGACTGGCATGCCAAATTCATCATGTTCTCTTCCCAATGGCATCATATCTTCACCTTGTCCGAGACCCGGAACATCAATAATTCCTGCACTTATTCTCTTTTGACGTTCCAAATCATAATAATCTTTATCATATGCATAAATGAGTTTGGTACCACCAACTGCCCATTTGCCAAGACCCAAACGTTTATTCATGAGTTCAATCACACGTTCTTCATCGGTTAATTTATTGAAATCATTCACTACATTTACACGCTCCTTTTCATCACGAATTGCAATTAAATCCTTAATTTGCTGATCATCGTATGATAATCTCTCATTTTTGTATTTTGTTAAAATACTAACAAGCAAATTACGAATATACTGTATGGATGGATCGCCAATATTTTTAATAGAACTAGTGATAACCGTATCGGATGGAATATCATCTGAATTTAAGAGTGTTCCAATGGTACCATACAAAATAGAACGTTGAATATATTCCAAAGTATTACTCCTTCCTGGAATGACAATGGGTCTAATTGAATTTTTATAAGGTAAAAGGACACTCAATTGTTTTATAAAATATCTTAATTTTGAACGAGCAAATTCCAATTTTGGTTTATGAATTTCACCCTCTTTAATGGAAAGAATAGATAGATCTTTATCCAAAATAGGTTGTAAGTCCTCTGTTGTATGTGCTTCAGACAACGCTTTTGTAAGTTCAATTGGAATAAAAATAGATTTCTTAGAAAAATTAGATAAAATTCGTTGAATGGGTGTAATAAAATAGACTTGGATAACTTGAAAGAAATTGATCCATGATAATTTTGTAATATCCTCTAACAAATCATGAAAGGCACTACTGGTTATATTTTTATGAATAATATTTTCTACAATGATAGTTGCATCTGAAATGGGTCCTAATGCATTTGCAATGTCTCCACGATCTGCATTTGGAGGGAGTGACAAAAATCTAGATGTTGTTTCTCCAATAATCACTCTCCAATCATTCAATGGTGGTGGATCAACTAATCCAAAATCATCCATAATCGTTTGGATTGAACTTATTTTATAGGTTGAATTTGGTTCAACTGCATTTACAGTATGGATTGTGTCTAATAATTGTATAAATTGTTCTGTGTCGGTTTTAACATTTTGTGTAATAAGAGCCGTTTTACCCTCTGTATCTGTATCCATAACAGATGGATTAGATGGAAATTCAAAACCACACCATGTACAACGATTTGTAAGTCCAGGTTCATGAGGATATCCAGTTCGTGGACCTTGAAAGCAATATTTAAGAAAAATACGAAAGTACAATTCTTTGTTTGGTAGAGCTACCGCCGAACCCGATTCTCGTGGAACAAATGATGTAACAAGAAATTGACCCTGTTGATTTGGTACCAGTGAACGATTTCCAATGGGAGGTAAATCAGTATTAACACTCCAAAACGAATTTGGTGCCTGGATTGTTGATAAACAGCAGGTGGTTTCAGAAAGGGGTGATCCACGAATCAGAGAAGCCGTTTCTTTTGCAAGACGATGAGCTTGACGAATCCATAATCTAACAAGAGATTTTTTACTCTTATTATTACCCATATTAGCAAGTACCTCTGGTGAAATAACATCTTTTGCTGCATCTTCGGGTGTAACAATAATCTGTTCGGGTAAAAAGGTAGTTGGTATCATATCACGTGGTCTGCCGCTTATTTCGGATGATGATACGCCAAGTACATCCGTTACATATTTTCTTTTTTCAGTTAAACCTGCCTGAATAATGTCATCATTTGATGCATTTTTTAATATGGACATAAAGGGTGCTACAATTGTTTTAATTCGTTTCTCAGCATCGGTTATTTGTTGTAATCCAGATTGATTCCATGGTGCTTCATTGCGACGAATGGAAGAAATAGCACAAGCAATATATTCAACACCTTGTTTATTTTCAGGATTTGGATCAAGAGGATAACCTTCAAAGCCTGGTGATTTACAACCCATGAGTGCATAACGAATGACATAGGGTGGAGTCTTCATCTGAATTTCCAATAAAAGATGAACTGCACATGTATAAATAATATTTCTTGAAAAAACAAGATCATATTCTGGTAATTTAGGATTTGCTCGTCTTTGTGTAGCATATACATCTCTAGATGGGAACTTATTAATACCAGATATGACACGTCTAATACTGTTACGATAACTTCCATTATCCAAATGAACACCTACACGTTCTGATATTTCACGAATAATATCATAACATTTTTTCTCATCATCGTTCAGTTCTAATTCTTTGTATTCTGGTTCTTCAATTGGAACACCAATCAAATTATCAAGTTTTTCTTCAAATTGTGCATCTTCATCAACCAACACGGCACGACCTGATTTTGGTTTACCTTCATCATCAAATTCAATGTTATTGTCAAAATCTAAATCTCTGATCGCTTGACCACAGTTACGACAAATGTATTTTCCTTGAAACTGTCCTCCTGAAAATTTAAGAAGAACCTCTTTCTCAATGGCAGTTTTTTCTTTAGGATTTAGAAATGCCTGTAATTGTAGACGCTCATGAAGACATAATAAATGAGATTTACATACATTGCAATCTATCCAGTTATCATTTCGCTCACCTTGATATTTACGAAATACTTTAATTAATTCAAAAAAGCGATCAGTATCATCTGCAATTTTTTTGACACTTACCATGTCTGATACATGTTTGCAGGCATTTTTCTTTGGTCGTTTACCTGCATTTAGTTTATTATATTTGAGAAGACTTTCTATTTGCAATTGTTGAATAAAACGCAGATTGTTTGCTTCTAAATTTGCCTTCGCAATCAGGAGAGGATTCTTTCCAGAGGTTACTTGGAAATAGTTTCCATTCTTTTTGAGTAAATGGCTCACCATACCAATATCGGATTTTGACAAGGATGGTGAGATACGAATGTATTCATCTAGGTCATCGGATAGAATAGGTTGTGAACGAATTGTCTTTAAAAACTCTGGATCTTCAAGTAATGGATTCTGTTCAGGTTCTTTATTTTCTTCAGATTGAATATTATTTCGCAATTTATCAAGTGTAGACAATAATTGTGATTGATATACTTTGATCTTTTCTAGTAGAACATCCGCAATCTCTTTATTTAATTCCATATCTTGTAAACCATATTGATTTAAGGTATAATAGACATCACCAAATCCAAGAGAGGGTACAGATAGACCCTCAATATAATCTGCTAAAGGTGTATTACCAAGCGTCTGACCAGTAACATCTAAAAGAATTAAATCACGAGAGGTTCCAACTTCTTGTGGTTGTCCAATTTCTTCAAGAATGGATCGCATTGTTTTTGGAGGTAGTTGACTTCGTCCACTGTCAATTGAAATATTATTTGATCGTTTTGTACCCAAATAGTTTGCAACATGCAATGGAAAAAGTAAATAGGAATCCATTGTAGCGCTTTCCTCGCTTAAAAGTGCCTGACGCTTACGATCTGCACCCTTACGATAGGTAGTAGATAAAGCACGTTCTAGACCAAACGGCACTTTATCAAAAATGGGTGGAAAATCTGATTCATGAGATGGAATGTATCCAGGAAGAATGGAATCTAGTTGATGGACCCCTTTTTTAATTTCATTGGAGGTGGGGGGCGAATTACGAAAAAAATCTGAATCCGATAATGCATTCCATAATGGTTCTGTTTTACTCTGCGAAGACCATGGTGATAAATATTGTTTTAGAAAGGATTGCTGATTATGCCATTCTTGAATGATTGTACTGCCTTGTGATACGGTAGATGATACGGTTTGATTTGGATTTTTAATCATTTGATCCAATTCATTGTAAAAGTTTTCAAAATAAATATTCTCACCTTTTTCAATTTTTTCTTCCAATTCGTCCTCTTCGGCGTTAATATATTCTTTTTTGGAAACATTCAATACAGGACGACCAAGAGGAATAGTTGTCTGTTGAATAAGTTCAGACAATGTAGTTACAGAAACCTGTTTTGGACCACGAATGGATCCATCATCATTATAGGATATAATTTCCTGTTTTAAATGAAAAAGTGTCTCCACCAAAATTCTCATATTACGAATGACTTTTGGATCTTTTTGTAGTGATGGATCTAAGCCATTGATAAAATCATTTAATGCATCCACTTTTTGCAAATAATCGGGAAATTGCTGCTCATGGGATGCTGCTTCTCTAAAGATTTTTGGCAAAGTAACTTCAATATAACCAATTACTTCAATTGGTTCATCTTCTTCTTCATCATTCTCATTTTCCTCCTCTTCTTCTTGAACTTTTTCGTCTAACGAAACAGGTTGTTCATTTGAACGATCGGGTTCTTCTGCACCTACAAATTCACGAATACTAATGATAGTAAATGGTTCATCTGGCTCAATACCGATAAAGTTGAATAAAATCTCATGATCTTCCTCCTCGTTTTCCAATTCATGAATTTTAATGGAGTCTTTTTCTTTATCCACGCCAATAATTTTATAACTCTTGTACGTCTTTCCATCCGAATCAAATGTATCAATGATTTGATTGACACGAAAGTCTCGTTGTTCAACAAAGGACTCAAATACACGTTTTGTAATAATACCAGTGGCACTTACACCATCCTCTTCATCAAATAATTCTTCGTCTTCTGTTTGTTCTATATGAAAGTCATGTAGACGATTGGATACTCCATCTGGTTTTATACGAATTAATTCTAAACTACGATAATATACCGTACCAATTGTTCTGCCATATTTTTTTGAATCAATAAGAATTCTATCACCAAGCTGTATATACAACATTGGATCATATTCTGTTTCTAATTCACTGGGTACCTCTGTCGGAGCAACTTGTATTGAAGATCCTACATTACCTTGTACATCGGGTTCAATGTCTATTTCATCACCATCATCCTCATCAATAATAATATCCTCTTCTGGATTTTCAGGTTCAGATTCTACATCTGGCACATCGTTTGATAATACAAGTTCAGGATCATCCATCTTCCCTATCTTCGTATTGAGATTCTATTAATCTTATAATAATCTCTCAATAATGATTTTAATAATATAAAGAGTTTTTATATTAATAATACAGTTGTAAATTACTATAAAATGTCTTTTTCTTACGTTAATAATGTATTTAGTGAGTTAATCAAGGCATACCCTGAATGGAATCATCTAAAGAACTATTTGGAATCGGATGAGGGTGGATTATTTCGTATTGTGGATCATGATGAAACAAATCATTTGGTTCTCATTCGTTATGAAAAAGGTGTATCAAAACTAGATCTTCCGCATAGTCGGTGGTTTCGTTCGGTTGTGTGGGACACTCAAAATAATGTACCAATATCTATTTCGCCTCCAAAAGCTACTCATTTGGAATTTCCATACAATTCATTGAAGGATATCACCGATAATGGAATTGTATGTGAAGAATTTTTGGATGGATTTATGATTAACTGTTTTCGTATTGTGAATGATGAAAAATTGTATATTTCAAGCCGATCCAAACTAAACGCAACCGGAACATTTTATTCACAAAAGTCATTTCGTACATTGTTTATTGAAGCATATCTCGGTATTTGTGATGATTCCGATATAAATCGTGAAGAACGCATTCAACAAAATTCAGAAGATATCCATTTACCTGATCCATCTAAAGAGGAATATGCCGTAAGTTATAGTTTCCTTGTACAGCATCCAGAGCATCGTATTGTAACGAATATTACTAAAAGTCGTGTATTTCTTATTCAAAAATGTACTATCCATAAGAATGGAGACTTGTTGATTACAGATCATATTGCGACATTTAGAGAGGGAACCAATTATGTTCCGATTCCACTTGATTTTCGTTCATCAAGAGGATCCTATGCTGAAATTGTCCGAATGCAAAATGAGGAAGCCAAACATGATACAGCTGATTCAGAAGTGATGCAGTGGCTTAAAATGTTATTTGATCATCGTTCATGGGAATTTCAAGGTGTTGTATTTAAGGATCGTTCAGGAAACCGATGGAGATTTCGTTCTGAAAAATATATGGCGGTGAAGGCACTTCGTGGAAATAGCCCAACCTCTTTGGAGCGATTTGCGCATTTGTATACTCAAAACCTAACACACCTCTATTTGGAATATTATCCAAAAGATTCATTTCAATTTACATTTAATACTGTTTGTCTAACGAATGTCATTCAACTCATTTACAAGTTTTATATTGAACTTAATATTAAAAAATCAATTACATTGTCTGATATTGATAAGATGTATCATCCACATTTGTATAATTTACATGGAATCTTTTTGTCACAGCTTCGTCCAAGTGGTCATAAAATGTCCATTGCCGAAATTCATAAGTATTTTCATAAGCAACCTTGGCAACGTATCGCATTTTTGATTCGTAAAAACCAAGATTCTTATTTCTCAAATATTAATAATATGATGCAAACATTTTAAACATGATTTCTATCAAATTATCATTAATAAGTAAGAAATTATGATGTAGTTTCTCACATATTAGACCAACCCACAATTATAATGTGCGTTTGCCGCCGGTCCGTGCGGAAGTTATAAATAGATATTTCGCATATTTTACTTTCAGTAGATTTTGCGAACGCTCATTTTAATTCCGCACGGACCTAAACAACTTAAAACACGACTCATTCTTGTTAGTTAGTAAGATGTCTTCTAATACAAAATACGCTATTGGAATTGATCTCGGTACCACTTATTCTTGTGTGGGTGTATGGCAAAATGATCGTGTAGAAATTATTGCAAATGAGCATGGTAATCGTACCACACCATCCTATGTTGCCTTTACTGATTCAGAACGCCTGATTGGTGATGCCGCAAAGAATCAATCCTCTGCTAACCCACGTAATACTGTTTTTGATGCAAAGCGTCTCATTGGTCGTAAGTTTGATGATCCTGTCATTCAAGAGGATATGACGCATTGGGCATTTTCTGTATCATCCAATGCGGATAATAAACCACGTATTGAAGTTGATTTTAAAGGTGAACGTAAATCCTACTTGCCTGAAGAGATCTCTGCAATGGTTCTAACCAAAATGAAACAAACTGCAGAGGCATATTTGGGCGGTGAAGTCCGTGATGCAGTAATTACTGTTCCTGCTTATTTTAATGATTCTCAACGTCAGGCAACGAAGGATGCGGGTGTAATCGCAGGATTGAATGTATTGCGAATTATCAATGAGCCAACCGCTGCGGCGTTGGCATATGGTTTGGATAAGAAACATGAAGGTGAACAGAATATTATTGTGTTCGACTGTGGCGGCGGAACACATGATGTATCATTAATTACAATTGAAGATGGTGTGTTTGAAGTAAAAGCAACGGGTGGCGACACCCATCTCGGTAAATCATTTAAAGTTTCTTGTTATTAAGAAATTATCGTACTGCCGAGAATAAAGAACTTTAATTGCGGGAAACCCCTAAAGTTGTAAAATTTGATTAAGTAATAATTGATAATAATATATTAAGATGACTTCTAAAGAGTGTTATAATTGTCATGAAATATTTCCAATTGAATTATTTGAAATTGTAAAAGGAAATAGTAGGAGAAATAAGTGCAAACAATGTAGACTATATGATATACGTGAACAACGTAAAAAGATTAAGAATATTCCAAAAGTTGTTATATTACATAAAATATGTACTAAATGCAATCTATTGTTAGATGTATGTAAATTTAATAAAAAAAGTTTATCACGTGATGGATATAATACAACATGCAAATCATGTGTTAAATCACAACGTTGTAAAGAAAAAATAAAAACTATAGCATCTAGTAATTTAAGTGATATATTTTGTGTAAAATGCAAAACATACAAATCTACTTGTAATTTTCGTACAAATTCACGATCTAACACCGGATATTTTAAAACGTGCAATGCTTGTTGGAAACCAAAAGAATGGAATAAAGAAAAACAACATGAATCCGAAAAGAGATACAGAGAGAAAAATCCAGATAAATTACGTGAAAAATATAAAAAGAGAGGCGAAAAATTACAAGTAAAAATTAAAGGTAGAATACAAGCACGAATACGTTATGCACTTAAATCATATAATTATCGTAAAAATAAACTTACAACTGAATATTTAGGATGTGATATGATATATTTTAGAAAATGGTTAGAACACCAATTTACTGATTCTATGAATTGGGATAATTTTGGAGAATGGCATATAGATCATGTTATACCTTGTTCTAATTACGATCTATCTAATGAACATGAACAATCCGAATGCTTTAGTTGGAAAAATTTACGTCCATGTATGGCATATGAAAATCTTGAAAAGAATGACAAGATTATACAAACACTTATAGATAGTCACTATAATATAGTTAAAAATTATTTAAAAATCAATCCACTACCTACTTTATCTGGTAACAGTATAGAGGGCATAGAGTAACTATCTATGGTATGGTAAAAATGTGGCAAATATGAATTATATTAAATAATTCAAAATGGGCAATCCGCAGCCAAGGGTCCTGGAAACAGGATCAAGGTTCAACGACTACTCAAAGTATCCTAAAACGTATATACGTGATGGAAAAATGGGCACGAATGGGTTCTAGGAAATTGTTATACAATTCCTAAAGATATAGTCTGAACTTATGTGAAAGCATAAGAAGTATGGATAAAGAGCCATACGATAACAAAATTGGGTGAAGATTTTGATAATAAAGTAGTAGAATGGTGTGTTCAAGAATTTGAACGCAAAAATAAAAATATAAAAGCAAAAGAAAATGTTCGTGCTCTTCGTCGTTTGCGCACTGCCTGCGAGCGTGCCAAACGCAGTCTAAGTTCATCTACACAAGCGACGATTGAGGTAGATGCATTTATTGACGGTATTGATTTGAATATGGTAATTACACGTGCAAAGTTTGAATCATTGTGTGATTCCGCATTTCGTCGTACAATTGCTCCATTGGAGCAGGTTCTACGTGATGCAAATATGTCTAAAACGGATATCCACGAAGTGGTTATGGTAGGTGGTTCAACACGTATTCCAAAGATTCGTGAGATGGTAAGTAATTTTTTCAATGGAAAGAAATTGAATGATTCCGTTCATCCTGATGAGGCAGTTGCATATGGTGCAGCCATTCAAGCACATATTTTGACAAATAAGAATTCTACAGATCGTACCTCAGAATTGATCTTGTTGGATGTTGCTCCATTGTCACTCGGTCTTGAAACCGCAGGAGGTGTTATGACTCCATTGATTAAACGAAACACAACCATTCCAACAAAGAAGTCGCAGACTTTTTCAACTTATTCTGATAATCAGCCAGGTGTATTGATTCAGGTCTATGAAGGTGAGCGACAATTTACAAGAGATTGTAATCAACTTGGTAATTTTAAATTGGATGGTATTCCTCCCATGCCACGTGGTATTCCACAAATTGAGGTATCATTTGATGTGGATGCGAATGGAATTTTGAATGTAAGTGCTGTTGAAAAATCAACTGGTAAATCCAATAAGATTACGATTACAAATGATAAAGGTCGTCTAACTCGTGAAGAGATTGAACGATTGGTTAAAGAAGCCGAGAAACATGCAGAAGAGGATAAATTGCATATGGAATGTGTTGAGGCAAAGAATAAACTAGAGACCTATTTGTATAATACACGAAATTCAATCAGCGATGACAGTAAGGTAAGAGAGACTCTTGGTGAAGAAACGGTAAAGGAGATTGAATCATGGGTGAAGGAAGGTATTGCCTGGTTGGATGATCACTCCAATGAGACAAAGGAGATATACGTTGAGAAACAGAAAGAGTATGAGGATAAAATTCGTCCTGTAATGATGAAGCTATATCAAAATTCTGGAATGGCAGAGAATGGACCTACTGTAGAAGAGGTTGATTAATAAAGAATTTAAAATAGTATTCACCAATAATATTAATGTGGAAAACATTGGGAACGATTAAAAAAGTAAGGTCAAAAGAGGATGAAAAGGAGGAATTTGATACACTCTATACTCTTTTGAGCCGTCTTGCTGAACAAGGTAAACAAGCGTCCCAAACTTCTTCTAGTGAAAATGAAGAAAAACTAAAAAATGAATTAGTTGAAGTACAACCTGATGAACTTCATGTAATTCAAGAAGATCCATGGTTAGAAGATAAAAAAGAAGAATTATCTACTTGTCAAGAGGATGAAGAGGAGAATGAGAATGAGAATGAGAATGAAGAGAATGAGGAAGACGATGAAGAGGAGAAGAAAAACGAAAACGAAAACGAAAACGAGGATGATGAAACAAATGAAATTTATAAACAAATGATCATGCCTAAATCCATGAAGAAAAAGAAAAGAGGAAAAGGAATTCGTAATCGTAAGAAAGGAGTATTTCAATGTAAAATATGTCTAAAATCCTTCCCACTTGAGAGTCGGTATGTAGGACATTTTGATAAATCCGACGTTTGTAAAAAGATGGTACTCTCCGCAAATCAAGAAAAATTTCCCATTTTAAATCGTCCCATTCATATGTTGGTTCATGATTGGCTTGAAAAAGTAATCACAGGTGAAAAGAATTTACAATGTCGTTATTGCAATGTAACCTTTATTAATAAAGGAAATCATCATAAACACTTCTATACTGCATTTGCATGTAATCTTGCTGCATATCATGAATTTAAAAAGTTGGTAGAATCCAAATAATCATGCATATTTAAACAATACTCAAGTAAATTACCATAAATGATTTATTTGATTATTACTACATCCATTCATAATCGGTATGGATCCATTCAATCTGAGAAACGAAAAGAAGAATATCTTCGTTCCATCACTGAAACATTACAGCATCTTCCAAATGAAATTCAACCATTCATTGTAGAAAATAACGGAGAAAGAGAAACCTATTTAGATCATTTTACACACAACTCAAAAAAGGTGCCTGTTATTTACACAATAAATAATACCTATTCATTTAAAAATAAAGGTGTAAACGAATTATTAGATATTCAGGATGTTATTCGTCTTAAAATGATAGATCCAACGGATATAATTATTAAATTGACAGGAAGATATCGTGTAACAACTCCTGATTTTTTTAAGGAAGTGATTGGATTCCAAAAAGAGTATGATGCATTTATTAAATTTTATGGATCTTGTAGTTTACAGTATGAAACATATGATTGCATTTTAGGATGTTATGCCATACGTTCCATGTATTTGTCTATGTTTCATTATAATCAAATGAATCAATATGATTCTCCTGAAATCGCATTTGCTACCTATGTAAGACGAATGATTCCAAAAATAAAAGAGGTTAAAAACCTTTGTCTAGAATGTAAATTTTCAGAAGATGGACGGATACTGCATGTATAATGTAATTTAGTGTAAACAAAAAATAGGATAAATCTATACTATTTTTATTTTATAAAGAGAGTTTATTGTATCTAGGATACGAGAGTTGGACGACGACGTACCTGTTTTTGTGCGGATGAGGATAAAATGGGTACTCCATTTGCAGAACGCCATGCCGTGCGAAGATCTTGAAAGATTTTGGCACATCCTTTTGCTGCAGCGGCAAAGGCATTTCGTGCAGTTGATTCCTCGCCATCCTGTACACCAATTCGTAAAATCATTTCATCACGAAGAGGATGTGGAACAGAATAACCTGCATAGGTAACCATTGGATTTAGTTTCTTTTCAATTAGATTGTCAACAATCCAGGTTTGCAACAAATTACCAAGAGTATGATCATGGCCACGTACTAGAAAGTCGTATCCAATAATTCGTGAATCCGCAGATGAAATTGTAATTTCGGAAGGAACATCACCCGTTTGGATATTGATATAACGACTGCACATATTTTCACCTACATCGCACGCACGTTCAACAATATAGGGAACGGGTAGAACGCCAACGGATTCAATTGTAAAATCAAAACTATATGGTTCATTTTTCTCATTGATTTTATAGCATCGTTTAATTTGCATTGTATTAAATTCACGCCAAAGTTCTTTGTAACGATCCGATGATTCATCCAAATTCGCAACCTTTTTCGCCGAATCCAGCCATTTTACAAACATTTGTTTAATACGATCCTGGTCTTGATCAAGCGAGTATTCGTATGAACACTGTGATACTGGACAAAATCGTGCATGTTCACGACCTGTTCCTTTGGTTGCTTTACACACAATCTCAATGGTCTGTTCAGATGAACCTACGCCTGGTTGTAAAGCTGCAATCAAACATGTGTCTTTTGTAATTGGATGAACTGGAAAGAATTGTTCTGCGCCAATCATGGAAGGTTCTTTTTCATCTCCATCTTGATTTTCTGCACTTAGATCGGTTACTTTAAAATCACCCGCCTTTACATAAACGGTATTTTCTTTATCACTCTTGGCTTTAAGGGTGAAAATATATTTATCATCTTTCCATTTGAGTGGTTCAGTGATATGAATAGGGAGAAGACCGATACGATCTGCCAACATTTCATTAGTCATCGGTGTGTCATTGTGTTTAACAATGACATCGGTGGTTGATCCCGTAGAGGTCATATCGGAACGAAATGCAACCGTTTCTACACCGGTTAGAATAAGTCTCCGAAGGGTATTTGCGTAGGTGACATGAATGGGAGACAACGTAAATGAATAGGTACGATTGTCGGCACTTTTCTTTAGATTATCAAATTGCATGATCTTATTGTGGTCCTATCTTATCTTCCGATTGAACATTTAAATCAATTTTTATATTTTTAGGATCAATCTGCGTTTAAGCAGTTTTGGATTCGTTCGTAAAGTAGAAAAGGATGAGCAGACCCGCCCCGATTCATATTTGTTTTTATTCAAATCGTTGTGAATGGTCAAAAGCATTTATTGAAGAAATTTCAAAAACCAATTATCATAAAGAGTTTCGTTTCATTTGTGTGGACCCAGGTCCAAATCGCCCACAATTGCCTGGATGGTTGAAACAGACTCCGACACTTGTTGTTCAAGGAGAACCCGAACCAAGAACAAATAGTGAAGTAATGAATTGGTTATATGAACAAAAATTACGTGATAATGGAGGATCTAAACAAACGGGTAGCAATGCATCCGGACCATCTGAACCTGAACCCTATCTTGATATGGAGATGGGAGGTGGATATGGAGATAGTTATTCCTTTATCGGAGAGGATACAAGTGCTCAGGGGAATGGAGGAATGTCAATGAAACATAATTTTACATATTTGAATGGACAAGAATCCGTTAGTACACGAGAAGCTTCCAATTTTCAGACAACATCGTCCAATCAAAAAAGAAGTAAAAAGGAGGAATTACTGGATCAACAAATGGAGCAATATATGAAAATGCGTGATAACTCTGTACCCAAACAAATTTATCGCCAATAAGTGGCAGTTGAAGAATTTAAAGTATTGTATACGACATTTAATGTAGTAGTAGTTAATTGAATACATCCATGTCACTTCTTAACGCATTTAATACCCAACTTGTTAATTTTTTTGATGAGCTATGCAATAGCTTTCCGGAAGAAAAGGATATTAAAATGGCAACAGAAGCAATTAAGGGTGCAAGAAAGATTAATCCACGTCTAATTTTGGATCTATTTCGTGAGCATGTATACAAAGATTGTTCACAGGCAATTTATGATAAAAATCCACATATGATTCGTAGTTTAGTTGAACATAAAATTTCTACTCAATTTAATGAAATGATCTCTGCATTGAATATTTTTAATAAACATTGGGATACGATGGGTGAAAAGAATCGTGAAGTCATTTGGCAATATTTGAAGGTTCTCTGTGTCCTTTGTGAAAAGATTACCCACCAGGCATAATGAACACTCATTGTGTTTTATAATAGTTTAAAGGTTTGTTATTAACCCATAAGAAGAATGGCAGAATCAAGTACCCAAGAAGTATCTGTATTTCAAACAAAATACAATGACTTTATTGATGATTTATTGGGTGCGCTTCCAGAGTACACTTCGCAAATCAATGTAGCAAAGGCATTGGATGATGCTACCCGTTTGTCACGTTTTCAGGAGGAGGTGAAGGTGGTAAATACCATGGGACCGTCTGAACATAATAACTCAGAATATAAATCAAATCCTGGTAAGGTATTGCCTGGTGTAGAAATTGAAGACAATATATGGAATCAACTATCTGAGAATACACAGCGAGCCATTTGGGAACATGTACGTATCTTGTCTATTTGCTGCTTTTTGGAGGCCGGATTTAATGAAAAATCTAGACCATCATGGATGAATGATGCAATGGATGAAATGAAGAAAAAGCTGGAAAGCGTTGATTTTCAATCCATTATTGGAAAGTTTATGAATTTCTTTAATGCAGCTGGAAACAGTTCAGATGAAAAAACGGAGAACGGTCTTCCTTCAGGAGTGAATGGACCTCCAGGATTGGAAGGTTTGTTTAATAATGGATTTCCAAAAATGCCTGAACGATTTTTGAAGGGTCATATGGCTAAACTTGCACAGGAAATTGTAAAAGAAATTACACCAAGCGATTTGGGTATTACACCAGAAATGATTAAAGAATGTGAGAAAGATCCATCCCGGGCTTTTAATATTCTTTTTAGCACTTTCACTAGCGATCCCAGTATTATTCATAAAACAATTATGAAAATTGGCAATCGTTTGCAACAAAAAGTAATGTCGGGTGCAATTCGCCCACAAGAGATTGCACGTGAGGCAGAGGAGCTCATGAAGGAATTTTGGGAGAATAAACCATTTGTGGAGATGATGGAGGGAATTAAATCCGCATTTGGATTTGAAGATATGGATCTGGCACGTAAGGCAGGAAAAGAGGGTACTGCACGCATGGCATTGGTTCGTGATCGCTTGAGAAAGAAGCTTGAAAAGAAGAATCAAGCGAATAAGAAATAAAGTTTCTAAGGGTTAGGATAATGGCTGATCAAAAGTGTGAACCGCCTTTTTGGAAAAATATATCTGTCATTTTTGATGATTTTAGTCTACAATATAAACCGACCTGTGAACATTCTAAGTGGAATTTTGTTTTCCGGTTAACACTATTATCATTATTTGTAGGTCTCATCTCATCTGCCATAGGTGGACTATCCGTAATCATTGTTGCTATTCTGTTTGGTGTTATTACTGCATTTGCTATTATTATGACGACTCCTTCACCTGTTACCAAAAAAGAGGATACATATCATACTCTTCCTTATGTTGCAAATGTAGATCCATCTGGATATCTAGCACCAATCAAAGAGCATTTTGTAAATGGCGGATCAAGTAAAGGAAGTATACAACCAATGGTTTCATCGCCAGTGGGTATGGATGAGGTAGATGCATTTCCTTATTCTGGTCCAGCACTTCCTGATTATACACCACCTTCTTCACGCAATTTATTTATGAATGTTTTGGTGGATGAAATGAAATACAATCCAGAACGACCTGAAGCCGCCCCAGTAGATAATCCTCTTGTTAAACAAACACTGGATGATTATTTTCGTGTACAGTGGTTTTCTGATCCAACCGATGTATTTGGAAAAAATCAGGGACAGCGTCAATTTGTAACTCAACCCTCAACAACTGTTCCAAATGATCAAGGTTCTTTTGCAAACTGGTTATACAGAATTGACGGTAAGACCTGTAAAGAAGGCGGTCGTGAAGCATGTTTGTCTGGTTCCGATGGTGGACCCATTCCATGGTTAAATCAAGATTCATAAATGATAATTTAATAATTCATTATTAATATATTATTTTATAGATACGATAATATATTAATTAATATAAATTTATTATTTTAACATTTTTTGTGTTAACAAATATGGCTTCTTTTTACAAGTAAACCTTTTTATTGATTTGTCTCTTGAATGAAGAACAGATTTAACACATATTCCAATAGCAGCCTTTTCTTTGTCTATTCTTTTAGATTTACTTGTTTTATCTTGTTTTCTTACCTTTACGGTTTTTCGTACACGCTTGATACAATGACAAAAGGATGAAGCGAGAGGACTGGGTTTTGGCATTCTTTTTATAGTCTATTTTTTATAGAGTATAACTTCAGAGATCAACAATGGAGATTAATCGTTTAACTCATTCAAGAGACGACTTGTGTGGCATTCAATCATTTTATGCACAATCTGTCGGACCTGGTCGTTATATGACCACCAACTTAGTCCCTAAGGCTACCGGCGTTAATCCAATGGCTGCCGATCAGCTTCTCATCTATCCACGTGAGGGTTACGGTTTTAACAATTCCGCCATTGATGCCGATTCCATTCTCAGAAATCAAATTGGATTTAAAAATAATCGTTGTCAAATTCGCCCACAATCTAGACCCTTTTTAACCGTACCTTACATGGCTGGTGGCAACCCATCCCGTGACGTAGAAAGCTTGTTGTTTCATTCTGAACAAGTACGCATGGGCAAAGAATGTGGTACGGTAACTGAACAGTTCTTCCCTCAGCAATACACACCTATGATTCCCATTCTGAAGAATAATATTCAGAACCCTAAAAATCTAATTCAAGAAGTTGCTGCATCTGGTTGGGTACACGGCGGCATTCCTTCACGCTCTTACTTGAGAGATGTAAATTGCTAAAAACTATATTACTAACATATCAAATATAATAATATAAGATAATTAAAAATAATAATACTTGATAATTAAATAAAGAGTATTACTATTTTAAAATGTAACGGAACGATGTGAACAATGCGTCGCTTTTAATTTTTTAATAAATTCTTTGATTTCTTTAATATTATCCTCTGCAGATGTACCTACTTCAGTGGATAATGTAAGAACAGGAAGATTCGTACCATCAATCCATTTTTTGTGTTGCATATCAAGTAAGTCCAGATAATCCAATTGAATTTTATCTTCTCCTAAACGATTACGAATCTCAATACGTTCCTTTGATGTTTTTGAACCAGTGGATAAATAAATAATTGCATTTACTGGATATTTTTTACTAAAATTAGCAAACCAACTTTCATATAAATCCCATTCCATCATATTCATATCGCCTGAATCACGCAACATTTCTGCAAATACATGTTTATCGGTTAAAATGGATCGTTCAGTAATAATAATTTGAGGTTCTTTAATCGTATAATCCAAATTATCTACTGCATCCTGAATATTTTTAAAACGGGTTAAAATTGCACAATTTTGAAAAGTATACGCCCAACGTTTCTTATCTTCGTAAAACAATTCCAATAAGCTTTTACCATCTTCATTTTTAAGAGATGTCCATTGTCCTACTGGTTCATCTACAACATGTACCTCATGAATATGTTTACGAATTTCAGATAAAAGTGTAGTCTTTCCTGCACCAATATTTCCATCCAATGAAATAATAATAGGAGAGTACATTCTGTTAAGATAACGGTATGAATAATATCGTATTGATCTATATTTAGTCTAAATTATGTATCAATTTTTAAAATAACATGGTTAGAAAATAAATAGATAGATTATAAAATCTATTTTGTAGTAGGAGAATTACAAATGACCTTTTACTTGAACAATATTAATGATGCATACGGTCCGCTTTTAACCGCTCATTGGGAAAAATCGGAAAATCCTCAACACTATGATGATTTAACTTCACAATTTGTTCATCCGACACCAAAACGTCATATTCTTGGAATTGTGGGTGGAAATGAGGTCAGTCTTATTAAAGGAAATATGGTAGATCTGGAATCCGATTTAAGAGGAATCAATATCCCAAATACATTTGCGCCATGGAGACAATATCAGCCTCCTCAAAAAGGTGAGAAACAGATTGTCCGAAACAATCTGAAAGAACATCTTCAAATTGATGTTCAAAAGAATCACCTGCCTGTTTATCAAATGATGGCATACCCTGCAGTAATTGCACCATTGCCTATTGTTAATCAAGTTTGTGTTAAACCGGAAAAATATTAAACAATTGAATCATAATAGATCTCTATTTTCTTTTATAACTTTATAATAAGTACAATTAAAAGAAATGTCTAACTCATGTTATACGGTTCAACAAGCCCTTACTCGTCTAAGGAATGACCCATTTCATCAGGTGGATGATATGCGAATTACATCCTATGCTAGTCGTTATTATTTAAATCCTCCTGCTGCAAACTGTCCGACAACATTTCCAGTCAATGCCACCACACGAATTCAAAAAAGTGGCAATTCATGGGTTGAAGGTGAATGGAAGACAGATATTGAATCCGATTTAAAAGGCATTGATCGCTTAGGAACTAAAATTCGTTGTGATGCGGTTCAATATAACCCAGATACAAATCGTGTAAACCATACTCCACTTCAACATGCTAAGGATGAAAATATTCCACAAACATTTGCACGTCTAGTTGATCCTCCATGCACTCTTCGTACGACAGGTTGGAATCGTTGGCAACCACTCTTCCATAATCCACAAGAAACATTTGAAACTCCATTTGATTTCTTTATTCCTTCACGTGATATTGATAAGGAAAAATACAACACTCATCGTGAGATGAGTTGCTATACGCCCTTACAACAACCTGCTATTAAAGAGTTGGGCCATGAAAAGGATATGTATCCACGTTATCCTTCCATTCGTACATAAATTATGATATGTATAAGTTATATGATATAATTAGTATAATACATCATATAATTTAGTAATGTCATCTTCTGATTTCTATTTTATTTATCCAAGAAGTATAGATAAAAAAGACAAGATTTACAATTGGATTACTAAATGGTTATCTATTATAGAACAGCGTGAATATTTTATTTTAGGAAACGATACATTTTATAATTGTTCTCTATTTCAAATTGCATTTTATCTTCATGGTGTATATTATGATATGAGAAATAAAAAATACTTATGGTATACTATGGAAAATTATCATATTAACACCGATAAATTTATAGAATCTAGAAGATTTGATACATATGATGAAGCAGTTCGTGAAGGTGTAGAAGAATTTTATCTAAAATGGAAAAATAATTTATAAATTTATTTATTTGAAAGAATGGTATTCAACCATTTATATTTATCATCCCACGCAAGACCAAATTCTAGTTCTATCATTTTTTTAATTATGTTTATTTCCTTATCTTTATTATTTAGAATACGAGATTTTAATTCCAATAAAATTGAATTATTTATTGTATGGCATTTATTAACAAATTGTTCCAATGGTATATGTTTTACTTGATTAGCCATTTTTTGTAAAGCTTCTCTTAGTTTATCAATGGAGAGATAAGGACGTCGTGTTTGTCCATTGCGAAACAATTTCAACTTTTCGGGATATGATTTTTGCAATTCTTTAATATAGCGATTAATAATCATATTTGCATCCTCTTCAAAACGAATTGGTTTCACATTATTAATTTGATTAAAATAAGTGATTGCATCGCTTTCCGATTCTACACGAATTTCTGTAACAGTTACAATAAAATCTTTTGCATCTATATTTTTTTGAAAATAGTCGGATAAAATAGATAAACGATGTTGACCATCAATTAGATACGATTTATGAATTAAGATTCCATCCTGATCTTCTTCTTGATATTGGATAATTTTATATCCAGAATCTAATAGTTCAACATTATTTGATATAGATAATTTAATATTATTAACATGCTCTAAATCAATGATACGATTACCTTTCCAAATTGGAATTTGAGATAGTGCTCTTGCAGACATTTTAAATAATCTTGATCCATCGTGATAAGTATGAAGAAATTCCATTATATAGTACTTAGGTTTATTCTTTAACTTATTATTTATCAATTTTTAAATTTGTTCCTCCTCTTCTGGAGATAATAACCACATTTTGTACTCTTTCATCTTTGCCATTTTAATATGACCTTGAACCCAATTAAAGTGAACCATTACCGCACTATTTGATATATCTTTTGTATTTTCATAAAACATCTTTCCATTTGGATATTTTTCTAGAGGCAATGGATTCATAATACATGCGGGTTTTACAAATTTATTGAAATAGGTTTGATCATTATTATCAAATGCACAGGTAAGATATTTTTTTTGTCCAACTTCTGAAATACAATCATATAATATAATTAATCGGTCACTTGTTTTTATAAACATGTATCCAGTACACATATTCGTTGTATTTGAATTTGTTTGCGAATCATTTTGAATCCATAGATCATGAATTTTATCTTTCCACCAATGTTGCATATCTTCCAATGGATTTTTACAAAAGACAATATCACCATCAACCAATAAAACATGCTTATTGAATGCAAGTATTGTATGAATAAGTGTAAGTTTAATATAACAAATTTTATCATATCCTTTTGAATTCCATGGACAAAATTTTCCCAACTCATTGTTTTCAATACATATAACCTGATATCCAAGCTTACTTAAAATCGTCGCACACTTTTTATCAATACTTACAATAAGTACTTTTTTATCTAATCCATAAGGTTGAAGACTTTTAAGCATATTGAGTGTATATAAAATGTACCCATAATTGGTTACGGTAGTGATGATTGTTTTACCATCTTCAAGAAGGCATGGTTCTAATTGATTCTCTGTAATTGGAATGGACATTATATGATATTATATAGCATGTTTTATATTGTTTTATTATTTATTGGAGAGTCTGGGACTAAAATGTAGTTGATTTGCTTCAAAAAATTAAAGGTTGAAACCTGTAGTATGGAAGTCGCTGCTCTAACAGGTCTCCTAGGATTGGGCTGGATGATCTCAAAATCTGGTCAAAAAAAGCAAACTCAAAACCCAATAAATGAATATTCTCGTACGTCTTTGGCTCCATCGGTCCCTTCTTCACAATCAATGCCTCCAGCGGATCGTGAATATCCATTGTTAACTAGACAAAATGTCCAAGAAGGGTTTATTCCTGCCGCTCGTGGACCAAATTCCGATCCATTAACAATTGCACCAAAAGGTGCATCTGCAACTGGTTTTGGACCTGAATTGGATATGATGTATCAAATGCCGAATGGTCAAACTTATCCATCTGAACCCAGTACTGGTCCTTACGGTACTGCTTTTGGTTATTCCTCCAATCAACCACCCTATGCTCCTCAACTCATCTCCGGTATCCAACCTGCACCATCACCAATTGATTCAAATATACCAATGACTGAATATCGTTCAGATAACATTGAATCTGATCCAAATTACATTGGTGGTGATTTTGTTATTAGTCCATTATCGGGTCAAAGAATCCCTTCAACCGAATTCAAGCATAATAATATGCAACCCTTCTTTGGTGGTCGCATTAAACAAAATATGGCTCCACAAGCGAATGTAAGTGTACTAGATGCTTACAATGGTAATGGATCCACACAAATGAAAAAACGTGAAGTGGAAAATATGTTTGAAACATCACGTGCTCCCTATGGAAATCCATTCGGTATGGAAGATAATACTGAATTCTTTCAATCACGTGTTTCATCGCAGGCTCCCATTGTTCGTAATGGAGAAAGACCGTTTGAACCAACACGTGTAGGAGCAGGTCTTGGTGAAAAGTTTGGTTTTACAGGAAAGGGTGGATTTCAGCAACTTGAAATTAATGAAATTATGCGTCCAAAGGATACGAATGATCTACGTGTATTGTCTAAACCAAAGGAAACCTATGATAAACCAATGGTCCCTGGTGGACATTTTATCGGAACAAATGCCGATGTAGGAGACGTAGGAGAAGTACGTAAATACAAACCAGATACCTTCTATATTGATGAATCAGGTGAACGATTCTTTGTAACAACAGGTGATCTAATTAAGGAAACCGTTCGTTCCACACAAGTCCTTCCTCATACCACTCGTCCTGAAACATCCGTAGAATATGGCGGTATTGCAGCATCACAGGATTTTTCAGAAAGTTACGTAACAGGTTCCTATCGCACACCAATGACCCAACAATATGGTGGAGCTGGTTATCGTAATGCAGATATGACAAGTTATTATACAAAAGATATGGGTGGACAAGAAGCCGATTATGGAAAATCATCTATTGAAATTCGTCCAAATGAACGTAACGAAACTTCAGAACGTGTAATGGCTCTCAATGCTGTTCCTGCAGACAATCAACTTGTTACTGCACACTATACAGATGATGCTCGTCCTACCCGCCGCAGTGAAACAGTGGGTAATATTCGCATGACAGGTACTCCTATTAATTTTGCGGAACGTGCACCTGCTATTACAGTATGGGATCCAAAAGATATTGCTCGTACTACTGTAAAAGAATCTACAATCTATTTGGATCGCATGGGTGTTGCAGGTGGCGATGGTTCATCTGCTCCAACACGCTTGAAAGTATATGATCCAGATGACATTGCAAAACCGACACAGAAATCACAGTTGTCTTCAAACTTATCATGGACTGGACCTGGTGGCAATGGTGCATGGAATGACAATATGGATCCAACCTTTGCGTATAATATGCGTACCAATCCAAATAAGGAGCAAATTGCTCGTGGTCGTAAACCCATTGCAGGTTCAGGAAACAGCGCAACCTTTAATGGTGATCCTGGTCGTCAAACTTCTAAGAAATTAGATACTGATGTAATTAATGACAGACCACTTGCAATCAATCGTTCACTAGATATTACACCAGGTGTGGGAGACATCGGTCGTGTAGAATATCGTGTACCATTGAAGCTTGATGTTTCTCGTGAACGCAATACATATAGTGCAGTGGAAGCGGTAGATACAAATCCTCTCATGCAAAGTTTGAGAAAGAATGCGGAGATTGATGAAGCTGCCATTCGTGAATATCGCCAATTTTTATCAGGCGGATCAAAATAAGATACCATACATAAAAAGAAATAGAAAAACAATTTAAATCTAAGAATACTATGTAGAATATGAAGTTATTAATTTCATTTTCTACATATCCACGAAATGGGAGAGTAACATTTGATTCACTTCAGAAAACATTTTCATCATTAATACAGAATGATAAGATAAATATTGAAATAGAATTTATTGTTGTAGGAGATGATTATCCTAATATAGAGGAATTATCGCCCATTTTTAATGGATATAAGGTGGTATTTTTCAATATTAATCACAATAATGCATTAAGAAAGGAAAAGATTGCTAAAGAAATTATATGGTCGCAGGCGGTCCAACGTTCAAAAATTTTTATATTAGAATATGCTATCAAATCCGATTATGATTATATTTTAATGTCATCCGATGATGATACCTATTTAAATAATAAAATTTCAACAAGTATATCCTATATAGAAAAAAATAATTATCCAGATTTTATTTTTAATTTAGGTATCTATACCGATAATCATTCAAAAGAAACAATACTTCCAACAAATAATAGTCCCTATCCAGAGCCTAAAAATTGTATTTCATCTGGATGCATTTATAAATTAACAAATAAAAAATTTATTAATACGATTATTGATTTTAGGAAATTATGTTGGCTAGAGGTAGAATTATATATTAATTCATGTAAACATAATAATAAATCATATATGAATATTATGGAAAAACGAATAAAACCAGAAGATTATCAGTTATGGTTATATTTAAGTCCATACTTTAAAGATAATATATATACATCTCTATTGATTCCTACTATACTTGTTCATCATGGTATAGAGCGTTCTGTATTTAATTATCTCTAATATATTTTGCAGGTGATCCATAATATACTGTATTGTCTGGAACATCTTTTGTAACCAATGAACCTGCACCAATGATTACATTTTTTCCAATCTTAATATTATTTAATATGGTTGCACCAACACCAATAAATGTACGTTCGCCAATTTCACATTGACCTGCTATATTTGTACCAGGTGAAATGGTTACAAAATTATGAAGAATACAATGATGTCCAATACTTACATTTCTATTAATGGTAACAAAATCATGTAATATAGTATATGCGCTGATTAAACTGCTATAATTAATAAAACAACCATATCCAATTGTATATACATTTGGTAATATAACATTATTAGCAATTGTATTTACATACATATCTTTATTAATTCCAAACGTTTCTAAAAAAAAGTTATAAACCTGATATTTGCTTTTAGGACTATATACGCCAAGTAAATAGTTTTTATGATGGTTATAACGAGTATAAGTATGTGAATCATACTCATTTACTAACATATTTGGTATAAGATATGGTACATCTAATGTAGTTATATCATCCGGTATATTACGAATAATATGATATGAATCATTAGGATAATTTGTATAAAGAACATCTAAAAAGAAGGATAGAAAGTTGCTCGATTTTCCAAGAATTATTTTTTCCATCTACCCACTATATGAATAAAATTATTTTAAATCTTTGTCCAACGGGTGTAATCCCAACTAAAAATATGAATCATGCAGTCCCCCTTTCTCCTAATGAAATTGCAGAAGATGTATTCAATTGCTATCAAGAAGGTGTTCAAATTGTCCACATTCATGCTAGAGATGACAATGAAGAGAATACACTTGATAAAGTAAAATATGGTGAAATTATTTCTAAGATTAGAGAGAAATGTCCAGATATTATTATTTGTGTATCACTTAGCGGTAGAGTACTTAATACCTATGAAGCTCGTACTGATGTTTTAAATCTACAAGGACAATTGAAGCCTGATATGGGTAGTTTAACCCTCTCTAGTTTAAATTTTGTAACAAATGCAAGTGTAAATTCACCAAAAATGATTGTTGATTTATTAACAAAAATGAATGAAGAAGGTGTTAAGCCTGAGTTAGAAGTATTTGATGTGGGTATGGTAAATTATGCAAAGTATTTAATACAAAAAGGATTATTAAAACCACCATACTATTTTAATATTATTTTAGGCAATTTATTTTCTGCTCAAAATAATCCTGCAGATCTTTCCAGTATTATTCATGCATTACCTCCAAATTCATATTATACCATTGGTGGAATTGGAAATTATCAATTGGGTTCTAATATTGCAGGCATTTTATATGCATCAGGTATTCGTGTTGGATTAGAAGATAATTTATATTATGATTCACAACGAAAGGAAAAAGCTACAAATTTATCACTTATTAAAAGAATTGTATCTATTTGTGATTTATATGAAAGGCCTCGTTATACTGCTAAGGAATTACGTGAGCTACTTCAAATTCCTTTAAAAATATGATAATCGGTAATATTAATTTGTTCTTCAAATGTTGTATCACATAGTACAACAATATTTGTATTTTTATCTAAAATATCATAACGAACCCAGTTATTTTTTGGAATATAATATTGTGAACCATGCTCAATTATTTTTTTAACTTTATTTCCTAATACATCTTCTAATTCTAGAAAAATGCTACCATTTAATACAATTAATAATTCATTCGTATTATAATTACAATGATTTCCTCGCTCAACAGGTAAATCAAGACATTCAAATCCATTAATATAAAAAATACGCTTTGTAATAAATGTATCTAAATTATTAATTGCATGTAATACACCTCTTACATTAATAGATTCTTTAATTTCAAATAATGTATTTACAGTATGAGAATTATCTCCATAGAATGTTTTAATACATTTAACAACATATTGAATTTTTTGGGGTTCATTTATTAAATTCGGATACATTGGTAAGGATAAGATACAATTTGATAATTCTTCACAGATGGGTGTAATAAATTTTGAATTAAAAAATGCTTTTGTTTTTCCTATACATACTGGATAGTGTACAAGTGTACCTATACCATGTTCTTTTAAATAAGTTTGTAAGTTATCCCTGTTTTTCGCACGAATAACATATAAATGATATACAGGAATACAACGATCATCATATGATACTATTTTAATTTCTGGCATATCCTGTAATAAAAGATTGTATATTTGTGCAACTTGTCTACGTTTTTTATTATTATTATCCAATTGTATTAGTTTTTCACTAAGAACCGCCGCTTGAATTGTATCTAAACGACTATTTCTGCCAATGATATCAAATTGATTTTTCGTAATAGAACCCATATTTGCTCGTCTTTTTATCCATTGATATAAGGATAAATCATTTGTTAAAATTGCACCACCATCGCCAAAAGCTCCTAAATTTTTTGTTGGATAGAAACTAAAACAAGAAATGACTCCAAAATTTCCTGCCTTTTGATGATTCCATGTAGCTCCGTGAGCTTGTGCGCAATCTTCAATTAAATATAGATCATTTTCTTCACAAATTGCCATTATCTCTTCCATATTAGGCATAAATCCAAATAAATGTGTAATAATTAAAAGAGATGCATGATGTGCTTTATTCTGTAAATCGTATAGATCAATCATATTTGTATTTTGATCTACATCAACTAACTCTAGCACATAGTGTTTCTGTTGATTTATTACAGCCAATGCAGTAGCAATATAACTGTTCCCCTGTACAAGAATTTTTGCCCCAATTGGAAGATGTAAAGACTCAATCGCAATTTCTAGAGCATCCGTTCCATTTGCTACACCTATACAATATTTCTTTCCAATATACTTTGCAAATTGTTCTTCAAATAGTAGATTGTCATTTCCAGATATATAATCCGCATTTTCTAATATATTTGATATTCTTTTTTCTATTAATTCTTTATTTTCTAATGATTTAATGGAGATATCACAAAAATCAACATTCATAGTATTTATATGCATAATTAGATCTATATTTCTTTATATTTTAATAAATAATTATTTAATATTCTTATTAAATGAATAATTTGGTTGATTTGTAGTATAGGAATAATACGGCGTAAATGCGACGGGTTCGTTTTCTGGAATTATTTTGGTAGAAAATCCGTGTATTACTTTTTTATAACCTTCAGGAACGGGATCATTTGGATCCATATATTTATTAGATAGTTTTATATTGGTGGTAGTTGATTCAGATTGTAATTTATTTATCTCCATGAATTGCTATCTATATTATTTCTAATAATATTCAATCAAATTTTATTATATATTTTGTATATCATATAATAATGTTTGTTTATAATATATAATGGGAGCAAATTCATCACAATCTGTTCAAACACCACAACCATCATCAACTAATTCAACACCATTAACAAATTCTTCTAAAAATTCTTCAAAGAATATGAAGAATACTTCAAAGAATGGGCAACCAGTCACCATGACTGGAGGTATGGCCCCTGTGCAATTTCAAGTGCCACGTCAACCTTCCGAATCAGTTATGCAATGGGCCACTACTGCGGGTATTCCTTCTCTACAAGATGGTGGAAAGCGTAAATCACATCATAAGCGTAAATCACATCATAAGCGTAAGACACACAATAAGCGTAAAACTCAACATAAGCGTAAAACAAATCGTAGACGCAATAATTAAGAATCTAAACAATACAGTTAATCAATAACTAATGGACAAAACACCACTCATTCTAACAGGTCCTCCTGGATGCGGTAAAAGTTACTGGATTCAGAAGTATGCAGAACAAGTTCGCAAACAACTGTTTGTGTGTCCTTGTCGTAAAGATAGAACATTAAGAGACGGTCGTCAAAAATTACATATTTGGGCACGCAGAACGGAACCCGCTATTTTGTGGCTAGAAGGTGCAGATGATTTAACACCTGAAGCTCAAGCATTTTTACGCCGAATCCTAGAAACACATGCATCTGAAGTCCTCTTTATTCTAGAATGCAGAGATGCAGGCCGTCTCCAAGAGCCTATACGCTCCCGATGTAAAATTAAGAAAATTAACAAACCACAATGGGAAGATCTAGAGGAGTATCTTCAAAGTACATTCAATGGTTTACGTGTAAATGAAATCAAGGAGTACTTAAAGAAAAATGAATATTCTTTCAGACGTGCAAAACAGTGTGCATTCTTGCAATTGCAGTATCCAGATGTTTGGCAAAAAACATTAGAACACCGGCTGGAAGAAAATAAAGAGTTAACTCAACTTGATTCCAATAAGGTTATTCAATATATTAAAAACGGATATAATCCAGAATCATTTGCGATCTCTCTTTTATCAAATAAAGAACTGCTAAAGGACTACGGTAAGTGTATGGAAGTATCGGGTTCTATGTGGGCATTTTTGGGAAGTGCGTTAGATAAGGTTTCTACAACACCCAATAATGAAGAAGAATGAATAGGGGTTCCGATTCTGTTTTATCAGTCTATTCCGATGCACGAGCAGAATATACAAAACAGCTCTGTGTATTTTTAGTCCCAGCTTATTTTCAGTTTTACATTGATTTACTGGAAAAATCAAAACAACAAATGGTAAATGAACCAAAAAAAGCCCTTTGGCAGTTTCAAAATTTATTAAATGAAATTCATGATTGGAATATGGAAAAAGTACATCATGAAATTCAACAGATTCATTCTAATTGCGGATGTGATTACTTAGAAGATCTAATTACGGCGGTTTTTATTGCTCATACAAAAGTTCTTGCTGCCATTCGCATTTCATCAAAAAACAAAAAACTGGACATCAGTATTCCTAAAGTTGAACACTTTCTTTTTAAGGTATTATGTGAAACCTCAAAACTGCTATGGAGTTCTACGTATCTATTTCGTGATGGAATTTCCAGTATTGAAAAACAACAAAATTATCGCACGATTGAAACTCTTCTAAATGAGGGAATTTTACAGGCTGTTCGTAATCTTGTACCGGTAAAAACAATATTGAAGGATTTTATGAATTTTGATAATTCTGATGCGGCGGAAGATGATAGCGATGATGAATCACATTCTGACAAACCTGATTCAACCATTAAACCCGCTGAATCAAATGAAGATCAGCCAACGGATGAGCTAGATATGAAATCTTCTCTAAATGAATCTACACTTAAACAAACGGAAGAAGAATCCAAAAAAGAAAATAATGACTCTCCGAGCATAGAATCCGTTCCAGAAAGTAAAACCATTGCGGATTTAGTGCAATCTATAAATGATATTCCCACTACCACATCTATGAATGAAATCGTTTTGCCCACACCTGAAATGACTCCTTCACAAAATACATCCGAAGGCACTCCTCAGATGATTATCATTGATGAAAAACCTTCTGTTCGTTTTGGACAATTTGATGCAATTTTTAATTTAGATCATCCCTCCGAGTCCGATATGATTTATGAACCAAAAGATGGAGAGGATCACATTCCGGATCTTGAAATTATTGATGAATCTGGTATTAATTTATCAGAAGGTATTGATTTTGATGATTTATCCAATACTCCTGAAAACATCGGAGAAGATGAGTATGAAACATTATAATTTGGTGCGGAGAAGATGAGTGTGTTTTTTCTGAAAGGACATAAATGACTCCCAACTGGTTCCCATGGATTTTTATAGGAGGTATCGTCTTTATTTTACTTGGGTTTCTAGGTGCTAAATTCAAAGATAAAGACTATAGACGTATTCAGTATCTTCAGGACTTTATTAGCGGATCTATCGTAATTGCATTTACGGGTGTATTAATGCCAGATCTTTTTCCCAAAATGGAGATTAATGAGATAATTCCATTGCCTACAATTACTAGTACAACTGGTGATCCATATGACGATGTATTACAAGTTGGTCCTCCACGACTAATGGGTTCAAGATCATTCTCCAAATAAATTAATAATATTTCTAATCAAATAGAAATGTCACCTACGATTTATGATAGCTCATTATTAACTTTACGCCGAAAGGCAAAGGCAGAATCCGGTTCGTTTATTAATCGTATCCAAAATCCATCTAACCCTAATACTGGATATGCTCCACTACTAGGTATTTATGATCAATCCATCATTAACAGTGTTAAAACCGGTCAAATGCGATTTTATCAGAAGAATGATTCGGGTTGTACGGTAGTCAATAACGGATGCCCATGTGCACCATTGAGTAGTGCGGATGCATCTTGTTGTGGCACCAATTAAAATTAGATAATGTATCTTATTTTATAATTTTATACATATTATTTTTTGATAATACGTATTAAATTTGTAATAATTATGAATTATGCACCAACTGAATATATTTTTTCTGTCTGAGGTACTTTTTTGTCCCATATATATGATTTAAAAACGGGATGATACAACTGTTCTTTTGGAACAGAATTATGTACATCATGGGCAATGCGAATGTAAAGTTCAAATCCTTCATATTTTTCATCTCCATCTTTGTCTTCATACACAGTTCTACCTGCATCATCTACCGTCCAACTCCATAATAAATTATATAAGGGAGAACATGTTTCATATACTTTCCAAGACCCTTCTTCGCTTAAAATTTGTACATTCTTTCCCTTTTTCTTACGAGGTGGTTCATCAAATAGTCCATTAATTAAACTAATCGCTAAACGACATAAATCAAAGGATGGATTTGGTAGAACTTTTGGTTTGGAAGGATCGTAAAAAGGCCCAAAATTATATTGATCTCCTGCATCTTGATCAGGCCAGTGATCATCTGAAATCCACTGATGTTTACCAAGACGAAAAATAGAACGTCCAAAATCAATAATACTAAATATTTTTCCAAAAGTGGGAATTCTCCAAATTGTTTTGTCTTTTGCTTTATAATATAAATATTTTTTATCTGTTTTTCTCCAAACAATATTATTTGCATGAAGATCATTGTGAGTAAAATTAATTGTACTTTGAAGAAAAGATAATGTTGCAATGACTTGAAATAACCATGCAATCCATCTTGTCTCCCAACCAGTTGTTCCACGCTCTTGATTATCCAATTCATCTTCGTCCAATAATGCATCCATTACACCTTCTTGTGCTTCCTGTGCAATAAGAATTACAGGCATATTTGGAATTTGAAGGCATACATCAATATCAATTTCAGATGAGTCCGATCCATCAGATAGATCAGAAAAATCCGAAGAGTTATGCGAAGAGTTATCTGAAATAGAATCATCTGAAATTTCATTATTTGATTGACAGTCTTCTGTCGTATTATCTTCGGTATCTGATTGTTCTTGAATATCATCAAAAGTACAAGACTCAATAGATGCAATGGATAATGTATCATTATTCTCATCATTTTCAATGAACGGATCTAGATCTAGTATCGCATTATCCAAATCAAATGGACATGTGGTAATTTCCTCATAAAATTGTTTATAACGTGTATTTTTTTCAATTTCATTTACATGAGATAAGGTTATTCTTCCATTAAGAGATTTTATACCATTCCAAAACCATCTGCATTGACGGTAGGTGTCAAATTCACCTGAAATATTGTATGAATATTTTGTATCAATGCCTGTATACGATCCATAATAAAGAACACAATGAGGTGACAAATCTAATTCACGAAACCGACTCATTACAAAATTGGCAACAGCATCAACATATGCTTGATTGTTACGACTATGTAATTTAAGAAGTGTTGATTTCCATGTCTGATCGCTTTGAGGCAACAAAGGATGTTCTGGACAATAATAATGCTTCTTAAGCATATCAATTGGATTTAATAAATGAATCACTTTTGTGAAAACCTTGCATGGTTCGGATGAAGTAGTTGAATCCATTGATTGCCTAAATGCATTCCATATTCTAGGATGTTGACCATCTTTGGATTCCCATAAATGGACAAAATACTTGGAAGGCAATTCAATGTTTTTTTGTGAATATTCTATTTCGGAAAGGTTAAATACGTCTAATGCTGGAAAATATCGTTGAAGATGTTGAATGTTAGAAAAGGTTTCAACCTCATGATCGGATAGTTCACGTGTTCTACATGAATTATTTTGAAGATCCTTCAAGACAGATTTCATCTCTTCCATTTGAAGATTTCCAATTGTGTTCAACTAGCACACTAGAAAAGTTAATATCGGAATAGAAGTTAATATGGCAGCTCAAGGCGGTGTAAATGTGAATCTCCGGAAGTTTTCAATGAAGTCTATTCCACAAGATGCAGTAGTTGTCTTTATTGGTCGTAGACGTACTGGTAAATCAACACTTGTGCGTGATTTATTGTATCATCATCAAAATATTCCAATGGGTTGTGTTATTTCAGGTACGGAAGAGTCAAACGGTTTTTTCAAAAAGATTGTTCCACCCATGTTTATTCATGGTGAATACAATCCGATTATTTTAGCTAATTTTGTGAAACGCCAGAAATTGGTCGTTCAAAAGATTGAACAAGACAAAGAACGTGGTGTAAATTCCAATATTGATCCACGGGCATTTATGATTCTTGATGATTGTATGTACGATGATTCATGGACACATGATAAGAATATTCGTAATTTATTTATGAATGGTCGACACTTTAAGGTATTTTTTATCATTACTATGCAATTCCCTCTTGGAATTCAACCCGCTCTTCGTACCAATGTAGATTATGTATTCATTCTCCGAGAGCCATACATGAACAATCGTAGAAGATTGTATGAAAATTACGGTTCTGCATTTCCATCGTTTGAATTCTTTTGTCAAATGATGGATCAATGTACACAAAATTATGAATGTATTGTAATTAATAATAACACTCAAAGCAATAAACTAGAGGATACGATTTTCTGGTACAAAGCGGAGATACAGGGTGATTTTAAACTGGGCGCGCCCGAACTATGGAGACAATCTGAAATGCTATCAAGAATCAAAGAAGAAGATGATGTAAACAATTATGATCCTCGTTCAAGTATGAAATTAAGAGGACCAGCCATTAATGTTAATAAGAGATTCTAATAATAGAGTATTCAGTATGAATTCAAGACATTTAGCTGGAACATTTTTTATCATCTTAGTGATTGGAATGATAACATATTTAGTGATTACCCCAAATATATTGGATGGATTTGTTGATGCAGGAAGATGCGGAGTAGGAATGCCATCTTGTTCTGGCGAACGTGTACGGTGCATGAATGGATATTGTAAATCGGATATTGCTCCTGTTCTTCCTGAACAATCCGATCTACCCATGACCCCTCCAACAAAATATTAATCAAACATTTGATACATGGGATAAATATAAAACCTAACTATTTGCTAGAAAATGGCTCGTTCAAAAGCAATGGGAATTGGCGCAATGTTCGTCTTACTCGTCGTTGCAGTCGTTCTACTACCTATCATTGTACGTTATATCAATCGCATGGAACCAATTATTATTGCGGGATTTCAGAATATGTCCGATAACCAAGAAAGTCAGGGTGTAGAGAATATTCCAGCAATTGGCAGTGCATCCAAACTTCCAGTATGGAGACCTGATTCAAACACGGACTACTTGTGCCGTTCTCCAAATGAAAGCGGTCAACCATGCCCTGAAGGAACTTTTTGTGATGGAACCACTCAATCATGCATTTCAAACTATGTCGGTGGCGAAGTACCCTCTGTTGGATATTTCTCGTAAAATGCTAACATAAACAATCATATATCATATGATTTATTTTTGTTATTAGATTATCCTATTTATAACTTTAATATTTTGTGAGTCGTTTACGTAGTTCTTTTAACATATCTCCCAAACGATCCTGATATGTATACATGATATAGGCAATAATAATACCACCACTTGCTTCTTTCAACATATTATATTTAAAACCATATACTCCATCTAAGAAAAATGGCATGTTTTTAATTTGGATACGTAGAAAATAGTACAATACTGCAATAATACCAAAAATTCCGCATATCTTTAGAAAAATTAAATAGGTAGGTGTCTCTTCAAGCTCCTTCTTTTCGGGCATGATATTATCCAATCCAATAGACATAATACTTCCCGCAATAAAATAGATAATTGCCATAATAAAAATGGCAGCAATCTTCACTGTATAAAATCCAACCGTACTTGCCATTTGTGCTCTATTTATGATAACATACATTATTATATTTTAACATGAGATGTCTATATATAATAATATGAATACTATGATTTTATACATAACATTTATGAAGATGGATTAACAACGGTATTAGAGGGCGATGATTCATCTGATACCTTTTCTACCGAGATAGAAGCCTTTTCCATTTTACGCTGGAGAGAGATATCACCTTGACCACCAAACATGGAACCAAATTGGTCCGAAGCAGAACTAGAGGAAGAAGTGGCTGCACCGAATACTTGCTTAGAAGCCTTAGTACGCTCATCAAAAAACTTCTCACGTGAATCCTCATTCTCCTTGTACTTCTTCATCAAGTTATTCAGCTGATCATTGTTGTATTCCTGATCATGAACCTCGTAAGGATTTGGATCCCATGGAGTCCACTTGCCAACCTCGCCCATGAAGATGTTGTGATACTTATCCTTATTTTGAAGCTTCTTTGCCTTCAACTCTGCCTCCTTAGGATTACTAAAGACTCCACGGACTTTAACACCACGAATTGTAGTATGGAAGTCATTCAGTGCATGATACTCCTTTTCTAGTTTATCTTTATTTGAATACATAAAATCATCATATGCCTCTGCCAATTTGGTCTTATTAATATCTTTACGATTATTTTGTACAAAAGACGAATACTGTGACATAACATCATCAACAATCAAACGGTTTTTACGACAGATCTGAGCAGAATCAAACTGATCATTCTTCTCCAACTCACGAGCACGATCATCCAATTGATCGTTAATGTGTTTAACAACATCTACCATGAATTTTTCTAGATTTTTAACTTTCCACTCAACCTCATATGATTGAAGAAACTTATTAAAGAAAAACAAATCCTTTTTCTCTAGAACTTTCTCCGGACTAATGAAACTCAGTAGTACATAACGCTGACCAGGGATCTCGGTATCCTCGTCTAGAAAGTCCTCCACTACGGTATCTGGTTTGTTATCCACGCTCATTTCTATATGGTTGAAGTTGGGAAGCTTTAAACTCAATATGGTCCGGTGTAGACCAAATTTATATAGAGTTTGATGCAGTTTTTTTCTAAGGATGGAATATAGACAAATAATGAACTACGGATTCGCCGAAATTGTTAACCGTGTTATCAAATACCTGATTGAGGGTCTTGTTATCGCCGCTGCTGCCATCTTTATCCCAAAGAAGGCTCTACCAATGGATGAGGTCGCCACCCTCGCTGTTTTGGCCGCCGTTGTCTTTGCCATTCTAGATGCTGTTTCTCCCTCCGTTGGCGTAACGGCCAGACAAGGCGCCGGCTTCGGTTTGGGCGCAAATTTGGTCGGTTTTCCAGCCCGTTTCTAAGTAATACAGAATTGATCTGATATTTTAGATTTTTGTATTAACAAAAAAGTCCACATGACCCCCACCCTGCCTCATTTTTATAATTTTGTATATTTTGTTAAATTGACATTTTATGATATTTCATATATGGTTTATAATTACCATTTATGATAATATTTCTTTAACAATATAATTTATAGATGCGTCTAACTTTGAAATATGCGAGGAATATATATTGTTTTTACTAATAAAACTACATTGATTATTTTCAACTGTTTCTAAACGATTAATTTCATCTAGAAGAATTTTCTTCCAATCATAAATTTCTTTCCATATATCTTCTTGACTAATATGAATAATAGAATAACCATTTGAAATACATGCATATATTTTTTCAATATCTTTTGTACAAACAAGTTCTGGACTATCCCAATTTGCTATTTGTGTAAAATGCTGGGCTCCATCTATTTCAATGAGAATCTTTTTGGAACTTGATCCAAAATCAAATGGCATAATATTTCCTGTAGATGAAAATTTACACCAGTCAAATCGTAATTGCGCCTTCCAGTCACCATCAATTAATTTTAGAAAAGAAGATACTTTTGCTTCTGTTTTCTTTCTACAGAATGGACACCAATATCCAGTAAGAATATTATATGCTCTTGATTCAAATTCTGAATTGCATTTGTCACAATCAAATATACATCTTGTTTCTGATCCTTTGAAAATCATTCTAGGATTTATATGATTTTTGTTACTCCAACAATGAATCTGTGGATGAGATGCAAATGATTTGTTAAAACATAATGAACAATCGTCTTTTTCACATAAATATTTATTAGAACAATATGGACAAGAACCCTTACGATTGATATAATGTTGTATATGTGTTTCATATAAATGATCACATTTTAAGCATATAAATTTTATTTTTTTATTTGATTGAAGAAACATCTGTCGTGGTTGTATTTCATTTTCAGAAGACCATGCTTTACTTATTTCATGAGATGCGCATGATTTATCAAAACATAGTTTACAATCATCTTTATCACATAATTGTTGGCTTGTACAAAATGGACATTTTGTTCCTCTTGAAATACTATATAGTACTGACTGAAATGAATGTCCACAATCTACACAATCAAACCAAAATTTTTTATCGGAGCCACGTAGAATTTGTCGTGGTGTAATATCATTATTAGGAGACCATCTTGAAGCCATAGGATGCGATGCAAATGATTTTTTATAACAAAATTCGCATGAGTTGTTCTCACATAATCCATCTGAATTACAATATTTACACCATTGTCCAAATGCAACATTTTTAAGAACCATTTCTAGTTGATGACCACAATCATTACAGTCAAATAAATATTTTTTATTACTATTTAGTAATACTTCGTGTGGTTTCAACTTATTTGATAAACTCCAAAAAGATGCACGTGAATGTGTTGCAAAAGATCGTGAATAACATGTATCGCATTCTTCAGATCCGCAAAGTTTCTTTTGAGATAAATTGCACATTTTAATCTTGATTGTATTTTACTAAATAACAATTAGCATTCAATTTTTAAGTCCTGGATTTACAATTGTTAATAATCTTATATGTGTTTTTATTTTAAATATATCTATAATTATTGTGCAATTTAAAGTAATATTACGTCAATTATATAAATCTTAATATACAAATGAATCGTGAATTACCAATTGATCATTGGTTAAATCTAGAAAATCTAGTTTATTACAAAAATGTAAATCGTGTTCAAGCAGAACAATTGTTAGAAGGAAAAATCAATCATTTTATCCTTCGCTCATGTGGTGATGTTACCGAATTTATTAATGACCGTCCAAATCCAAATTTATTTGTGATATCATTTAATACAGAAAAATCAGATAATCCTGGTCAAATTATAAATTGTCATGTTAAAGTGCGTCGTATTAACAACTTTGGATTAACTTTCAGTAATCGTATTGATCTTACTACAAAATTTTATTCTACACTTTCAAAACTCATTGAGAGTTCAAATATTTATATGATTACTCCATTTTATCCACAAGAAGGATTTTAAATAATTAGTTTAATATTATAATTTATGTTATACAATATACAAATTATAATATAAAAATGAAAATTACGATTATACAGTTTTTAGATATTGCCAACCCATATCTTCACAAATCTTTTGCCATGTTTTGTCCTGCATATACAATTTATCACGATTCTTAAGCAAAGGAAAACAAACAAGATATTCATCCATTTCAAGAAGTTCACAAAATTTATAGAGAACATATCCATAGGATAAGAAGTTTCTTCGCCCTTTTGGACAATGTTTTTTGAATGATGGTTGAATTTCACGAAACATATGACGTAATTTTTCTTCATCTTCTCGTGACATAAATGGTGCATTTTGTCCATTTAAGCGATTTATAATATGTGGGATATGTTCATAATATTTTGAGCATTTCATTTTACGAAGAATTTCACGAAGTTTTGTTGGCTTCAACGTACTCATATTTGTAATTCGTTCCTTCTTCAACTGAACAAGAATGGAGTCATAAATATCATGTGGAATTTCAGTACTCTCCTTTGCTTGGAATTGTGCCAACCATTCATTAAAGTGATTAATTTTTTTATAGGCATAATAACATACTTCACGTGGAGGATCTTTGTAAGAGGGCTTATCACTATCTACCAAAATAAACTCTTGATGACCACATTTTGAACAAGTTAGATTTGCTTCATTAAGACACATAATCATCTCATTCCCGCACATTTCACAGTTTGTCCATGGATCATCATATTCTTCAACTGTATTTCGGGCCATAGATGGGTCCTCAATTTGTAAATAATCATTCAATAATTGATTTCTTTGAAGACCCTTTTTCTCAGGGATATCGGATGGCACATTTTCATTTAATAAGGGTAAGTTTGATTTCGCATTATTTTGTTCTTCTTGCGCAACTTCTTCAAGAATCGCTAAAATGGATCCAGGTTTTGCTTTACTGGATGCAAATGGTTTTGCACCTTGTTGAATTTGATCTTGAATATCGTAATAGTTATATAGAATATCACCTGTTCTGAGATAATAATCCATTATATCTGAATCATTTTCTATTGATTTAATCTTTTTTTCAAGATTTTCAATTTCTCTCTCCATTCTCCATATTTCAATATCTGAGCTTGTTTCGGATATTCTCTTTTTAAGATTTTCTACCTCATTTTTGTATGAATCTATGTTTTTCTTATTTTCAATCATAGATTGTATTTTTTGATTGTGAATTGCATCTAATGTTGTACGAGCTTCCGGATTACTACGCTTTGAACTTTTTACTTTGAAAAATGCACTATCACTCATCCCTAAAATACACTTATACGGTTAGTGTAATTGGTTTTTAAATCCCTCATGCTACGAATGCGTATTTTACACAATTATATCTTGTGATAAGAGTTTCAATAAAATAAATATATATTATTCATTCATTTTATTAAGAGTCATTTGTATTACTATATTATTTCATCCAATTTTGAAACAATAATATGGTTCGTGAAATTAATTCAAATGTAAGCATTCCAAACACAAGTGTACTAGACATGACTAGTATTTTAGAATTATATTCATCGGAATTGATATTAAATAAGTCCATAAATGGACTTAGAACCCCTTTTTTATCCCCTATCAAACGATGTTCAATATGGTGAATAATACAATCGCCACATATAATATGCTGTAGCCAGATAACTAAATATATAAAATAGAATATTACAAAAATTATAAATGAAGGCATAATTGTATGATTAATGATATAAATTAATCCCATTAAATAAAAAAATGCATTATGGAAAAAACGAATAATAATACCAATACGCTTATCGTCATTTTCCCAAAAAATAATCTTTCGTAAACCATATTCTACTACACGTTCAATAATACCAATTACAGTCGGTGTTTTATCGGTATGTTCTCCTTTTTCTGATTCAGATGGTCGCTGATTTATTGTATTGTCTACTTTCGCATCCGCATTTATCGCATTTTCAGATAATTTATGTTCTTCCCTATTTTCTAATAATTCAGACATGATCTATTATAGATTACTTATGAAATATTTATAGATTAACCCCACATAGAGAATAAATCATCTTCGGAGATCATAGGATGGATGATCTTATTTTTATAGGTATCAAATTTATATTATAAATATAATTTTATAATATAAATAATGTATAAAATATAAAATAATAATAAAAACAATAATTGTATTATATTATCATATAAAAAAACGTTTTAAGAATAATTTAAAACTCTCCGACAAAATTCAAAAAGTTGTGTTTTCTTAAAATTTTTTTTGTTTATCTAGAATATAAACCTACAAGATGACTGGAGGAGGACTTATGCAACTGGTTGCCTATGGCGCCCAAGACGTTTACCTAACTGGTAACCCACAAATCACCTCAACGAATTAAAAGGGGTTGAAAAGCGACCGGCAGATGATAACTGGTATACTCATCTGATAAAGTCCGTTAGTGGTTCCAGAATACACCACAGTTGCTAGTGATCAGTATATATTGATCGCAACATCATCAAATTGCGAGAACACCCTAAAGTTTTTACTACCAAGTATTTCTTGAAAAAGATTTATGGCTGAGAACATGACTCAGGTATGGTAATAATGTAAAAAATTGATTTGATTTTAATCAAATAAAATGGGCAATTCGCAGCCAAGTTCTAAACAGATTAAGAATTTTATGCAATATAATATAATGGGATACATTTATTGTATCACATCTCCGTCTGGAAAAAAATATATAGGTCAAACAATTAGAGATTATAAAAAACGTTTTAATGAGCATTGTAAACTTCCTGGCAGTTGTATTTTATTAGAAAATGCAATTAAAAAATATGGTAAAGAATCAATGACTTTTGAGATTCTTGAAGAAATTGATAATCAAGATCTTGATCAATGTGAAGTATTTTATATTAATCATTTTAATACAATGGAACCAAATGGTTACAATATACGAAGTGGTGGTATAGATGCAATACATAGTGAAGAATCAAGGAATAGAATGAGAAATGCAAAACTGGGAGATAAAAACCACAATTTTGGTAAACCAAGAACTGATGCAGCTAAACATGCAATCTCTTTAGCAAAATGTGGTGAAAATCATCATTTCTTTGGAAAAACACTTTCTGAAAGTCATAAATTAAAATTGTCAGAATCTCATAAAAAGTATGATACATCATTGCCAATGTATCTTGTTTATATTAAAGAAAGACCTAAATATTATCAAGCATCAGGATATGCAGTAATTAATCATCCTACGCTTCCAAACATGTATTTTACAAGTAAAAAAATATCCGACGAAGATAAATTAAATAGTGCATTAAAATATCTTAAATCTGCATGAATGCAGTTCAGAGACTAAATGGTGATGGGTTTTAGAATTTCTAAAGCTTAAGTTATAGTCCAATCCCTTGAAGTTATGTCTACTAATCATTTGATTAGGTAATTGTAATATTTTTTAGTGGTATTACATCTTCATAAATATCCCGAAAGGGAGGGTATAAATGTTTTTAAAGTTGTTTACAGACGCCACACTAACTTCGCCATGGAGTCAATTGAGAACCCCTTCAACGGTGCTCCCAACTTCGGCAAGAAGGTAACCTGCACCATTCAGCGCAATGGTGATTTGATTCATCGCATGTACCTCCAGGCTACTCTGCCTCAGGTTCAGCTTCAGCCATCCGACGGTTCTGGTGCTCAGTTCCGTTGGTTGAACTGGATCGGTCACAACTTGATCGACTACGTTGAAATCGAAATCGGTGGTCAGCGTATCGACAAGCAGTATGGTGATTGGTTGCACATCTGGAACGAGTTGACTCAGGAGCCAGGCAAGCAGGCTGGTTATGCCAAGATGGTCGGCAACGTCCCCGAGTTGACCAACTTGCTCTACCAGGGTGGTTCCACTTGCGACAACGATTGCTACGGTGGTGAGCCATTGACCTCTGAGGTTATCACCTCATGCTCACCAATGTACACTCTGTACATTCCTCTCCAATTCTGGTTCTGCCGCAACCCAGGTCTGGCTCTGCCCCTGATTGCTCTGCAGTACCATGAAGTCCGCATCAACTTGGAGTTTAACACCTTGAACAACTTGTGCTGGGACTTCTCCAACTCATCTGACCCCCACGCTGTTCGCAACCGTGTCGGCCAGTGCGGTTTGGCTGCTGCCTCTCTGTACGTTGATTACATCTACCTTGACACTGATGAGCGTCGTAAGTTCGCTCAGGTTTCTCATGAGTACCTCATTGACGTTCTACAGTTCACTGGCGGTGAGTCCATCACCTCTTCTGCCAACAAGCTGAAGTTGAACTTTAACCACCCATGCAAGGAGCTCATCTGGGTCGTCCAGCGTGATTCCTTCGTTTCATGCGATGACAACATCATCAACCCATGGAAGGGTCAGCAGCCCTTCAACTACTCTGACTGGTGGGACCGCTCCGTCTTGGAGTCTGGTTACTCCGTCACCCGTGTTGAGGGCATGGCTGGCAAGAACCCAGTCATCACTGCTCTCTTGCAGTTGAACGGTCATGACCGCTTCCAGGTCCGTGATGGCAACTACTTCAACTTGGTTCAGCCATACCAGCACCACACCAACATCCCAGCTGTCGGCATCAACGTTTACTCATTTGCCCTTCAGCCAGAGCAGCACCAGCCAAGTGGAACATGCAACTTGTCACGCATTGACAACACCACTTTGTTGCTGACTGTCTCCAACAACGCTGTTGGCACCAACTTGTCATCCACTGTCCGTGTCTATGCTACCAACTACAACGTTCTACGCATTATGTCGGGTATGGGAGGTAATTTGAGTATTGTACTCCATTTCATCTCGCAATTTATCCAGCAATGGATGATTGCAACTGTTATGCTATGCCTCCAAGTGTCCCAGAAAAACCTGGGGCAAGTTTACATATCGGCGTGACTATTTGTCACGCAAGCAACACCGTCAAATTGCAGGAAACTCCTATTAAGTCATCAGTACCGTTCTGGGGTCGAAAGATCTGCCCAGCAACACCATGGGGAAACTCATGGGTATGGTAAGAATCTGATGAATAGGGATTATCCGCAGCCAAGTCCTAACGATGACGCCTCGGCTCATCTATGGATGCAGTTCAGAGACTTAATGTCGGTGGGCCAACAAAGATTGAATACACAAAACAATACGTGTTTCATGAGTTGGCATAAGATAAAGTCCGTCCCCCTGGAGACAGGGTCAGCAAGAGGATTCAAACATGGCCGATATTCCATGTGCGAGGAGAGTTTGTTGAATGTTATGTCTGTGGCATAATATGGGTAAAACGCTAGCTTACAGCAACTAAATTGCTATATTTATTATTGTATTATATATATTATAAATTAAAAAATAAATAAAAAATATTTTATATCGCATATAATTATATATTGTATACGTTATAAATGATAAGATGTAGTCTATAGTGTATATTAATTAAGAATAGAATATATACTTTAACCAAATAAAAGACTTAAAAATTGATTATCATTATAAATTATATTTGGGAGGGTAAACATGAGTTGTATTCCAATTCCTACAGGATTTATACAAGGTGAACGATTTGAAGGTATTACAAATACTAGAGGTCAAAAAGCAGGTATAGAACAAAATTGGGGTTATTATGCAAAAGATGAACAAGGTATAGATTGTATTTTACTCTATTGTAATCCAGGAGTCTATACAATTATTGATACATTAGATGGGCTTAGAATTGTATATGATAAGCAAGTATCATGGTATCTAATGAAAACAGGCTATATCGGTTGTCATGTAGAGAGAAATGGAGTAAAAACATGTTTAACAATGCATCAAATTATTATGAATCACGAAGGTCATGGAAAAGGTGGTCCATCTATTGATCATATTAATCGTAATAAATTAGATAATAGACTTATAAATTTACGAATTACAACACAATCTATACAAAATGAAAATCGCAATAAAGTATCACGACATCGTACTGCAAAAGAATTACCAAAAGAAATAACAGAAGATTTACCTAAGTTTGTAGTATATTATAAAGAAAAAATAAATAAAAATTCTACACGTGAATTCTTTACAGTAGAAGGTCATCCGTTACAAAAGTTAAAAGAAGAAAAAATAGTTAATTTACAAACGGAACAACTCCTATCACGTAGATGGTCTACTACTAAATCAAATAAAGTATCTATTATAGATAAATTAAATCAAGCAAAAGAATATCTAGCAGAACTTGATCAACTTTATAAAAAATCAGATTATCAAATAAAACCAGTTAATAAATCTATAATTACTATAACTAATACAGATAATAATAAAAATGAAATAATTGTACCAAAAGAAACAATACCAGAAATGATTCAACATAGTTTAGAAGAAAAAGATGAATTAATTCTACCCAAACAATGGAAAACCAAGCAAATCTATGAAACCATTTCAAAGAATCAAGAAAATGAATATAAAACATACTGCGAACAACACAATACTCTTCTGCCATCATGGGAAAGTGATTGGGTTACATTTGTTCTTGCAGTAAAAGGAAAGACTGCAAAGGAAGCAGAGCAAATCATTCGTGATTTTGTAGAAAATCTACGAAGAATTCGCCATAATCAATTATGTAAAAAAGATATTGTAGAACGTACAGACCGACAACAATGGCCAGCAAGTACAGTGGTACAAGCATTTCTTGAGGGAAAAATAGAACACTTTAAAACATATACCGAAACACTTTCTGTAGAAAATAAAGAAGATCCAAAATGGATAAAACGATGGACAGAATTTGTAGAGTCTTTAGAGCAAAATCGTCAAGATGAGGATATATTAAAAAAACTCTGTAGTAAATTCATGACAGCACAACGTATCAAGAAATATCGTAAATCAAAAAATACATAAGTTATTTCAATTAAAATCATTGTTTATTATTGATTTTATTTTTTTGCTTTGGAATATCCAAAAGCAATGTTTGCTCTCGCAACCACGAGAGCAAACAAGACAACAACTGAAACAAAGATGTATAACCTAAAGATACACCTACTTTTTATTAGTAATGACCTTTCAATACGATTATTCCAAAGCACCATCAAAGGACAAAGAATTTTTGCCAATTGGCTATGAAGGTGAAGTATTACGTGTTTCCAATCGCTGGCTAGAGATTATTCCCAAACCAAACCACAAAATGAAGATTCTAGAAATTGGGGCATATCATGGTGCAAATATTTGTAGTCTAATGAAAACCTATGCAACTCATCCATTATCAGAAGTACATTGTATTGATCCATGGCTGGATTATAATGGATATGATGAATATAAAACAGAACAAGCGTCAAACTATTCTATTTTTTTGAAAAATATTACAAAACTGCAACCAGAAGATCTTCAAAAAGTGTATATTCATAGAGCATTTTCAGGAGATATTCTTCCTACCTTTCAAGATAAATCATTTGACATGATTTATATTGATGGAAATCATACAGAACGATATGTACTAGAAGATTTTGTACTAAGTATGAAAAAAATTAAACCAGAAGGATGGATTATTATGGATGATTTACAATGTGAAGAAGTATCAAATACGATACGTAGTATCCTACATATTTATAAAAATGACTGTGAATTTATTAAAATTCATGATGGACAACTCTTTATTAAGATGAAAAAGTAATATAAATTAGAATAGAACTATTTATTTTATAATCATTAACGTAATGACTTATAAAATAAATCAAATCTGCTGAACCGGATTTGAACCAATGACCCGCGGAGCTACAATCCGCTGCTCTACCAACTGAGCTATCAGCAGATCCTACACTATAGACACAGAAAATATTTCTGATCTAAACGCAGTATGAAATCTACACGAAAGAGATACCGACTTTCTTTAAAGTATAAAAATAAATACCGTAATACCAAAAAATATAAAGGAGGAAATGGAAAATGTCCTTCATTTACCGGATGTTCTACTCCTATAAGAATTCAGTATCCCGTAGGAATGGTTGAAGAAAAAGAATTAACACAGGAAAATACTAAGAATATACCTGATTTAGATTTTAAGAAAGAACCAAACACTACCTATTTATTGATCATGTGGGATCCAGATGCACCATCTCCATCCTTTCTTCATTGGATGCAATTATATACCCCATCGTCTATTAATAAAGTACATGCAATCCAAGATTTAGTGTCCTATCAAGGTCCAACCCCTCCATCAGGTATACATCGTTATTATTTTACAGTGTATACCATGGATAATACTACTTCTAATAAAATCGTAGCACCATCCAAACGTTCTCCATTTAATGTTACAGAGTTTGAAAACATGTATTCTTTAACCAAAGTATGTGAACGTTGTATGATGGTTCGTGCACATTAGTATAAAATAATGCGATCTGGTAACATCATATTATTGGTAGGGTTCGTTCCACGAACATAATATGTAATATAGGGTGATAATACAATCACTTTATTTGCATCATATAATTCTTTAAGAAAAAGATAGTCTTCAATGTGTGATTGTTTAAATAGAAACCCCTCTTTTAATAATGAGGCATTTATGATAAAACTAATACCTATATTATTTTTAATAATTTTATTACAATCAAATGAAGGAATTATTTTATCATTATCAAGCATACGAAATATAATGACATCTGCATCAGAAACTGTCTCAATTTCTTGCATAAAATAGTCAATATATTTTGGATCAATTGTGTCATCATCATCTAAAAATGCAATCCAAGGTGTTTGTGCCATTTTTAATCCGATATTTCTTACATAACCAGCACTACTATATACATGATCATTATTTATAATAATACCTGTCTTTGAAATAGATAGATATGTTATACGTGAATCATTTAATAATGCTAATAATTTTGGATCATTTGGTTTACATCCATCAAAAATTATAATGGCTTTCCATAGTGTATGTGTCTGATTTATTAAGGATGTGATAGAATTTATTAAAGAATCACGATTAATTGTTGGAATGATAAATGTAATTAGATAATTTTTATGATTTTGATGAAAGTTATTTATATTATCTTTAACAGATGATTCAATCTTTATGGATGATGGTATATTTGATATTTTTTGGGGTAAACGTCGTAGAGGATATTGATGATTTATCCACGATGACATTTTATAAAATTAAATAAAATTAAATAAGTATAAAATCACATTCATCAACGTCCTCTCCATACTTTAACAATGGCAGTATCATAATTCTTTTGACCTAATAGATGAGAAATTGTTTCAATATGTGTTAATTCAGCTTCAAATGCATTTGGATAATTCAAAATATCTCCAAAATTAGAGCAATTTGTATCATCTACTTTTTCTTCATAATATAGGATATTTCCAAAAAGTCTTTCAAATGATTCACGATCTTTACGTGTACGAATCATGATTGCAAGTGCTGTAAATAATTTATATTTCATTTGTAAGTATTCAATAACTGAAATATCAATAATAGATGCAGTTCCAAAACATCCCTTCCAAGAATGACTGGGATCTTTGATATAATTCATCAACTCTTTATTATTACTTAACATAGATACATAGTTTTCCAGTTTACTGTCATTATCAAATCCATTTTTAGAAAAATGCCAATGAAATTTAATATCACCATCCAGTTCATATGGATAAAATGGTCTATGAAGAAACATGCTATCATGTAAAAAGATCATACGATCTGCCCATTTATTCTCTAAAAAGTAATAATAAGGTAATATTTCACCGGCTCCATTAAATTCACTTTGTATGACCTCTGTATTAATGAGCCGACCATTTACTGTATTAATAGAAGAGTTATCATCAATAATAACAATTTTATTTTTATAGTATTTGCGAATAGTATTATAGGATGTAATCCATAATTCATTATCTTTAATGGTACGAATATTTCTCAAAATAACAAATACATATGTTTTACCATTATGCATTAGTTCAATTGCATTCTGATTTGCAGTTGCAATTGCAGGAATTAAGTAAGAAGAGGATGGAATCATAGAAAGAGTAGAAGAGTTTGTTTGTTTAGTGTTGACATCAGGATAGATAATTTCATTTACGGGTTTGATTTGGAAGGTTTCAGAAAGAATTACTTCAGGACGTTCAACCCGTGTGATAATTTGCGGTCGCAGTTCTTCTGGAATTTGTGACAGATTCCGTTTACGTGGAATGCCACGATTCGCCCAAGATGTCATTAATCAGATCTATGACAATAAATTTCAATTTATTCCTCATGTTAGATACAATGGACCGGATTATTCTCTTTGTTCTATATATATAGAATGTCTCCCATTTTTGGTATGAATTATTTCGTATTTTGCATACTTGTCCTTGTAGTTGTACTCTATTTTTCAAAATCAATCCGTGACGAAGGTTTTTTTGGAATGTCACCTGGTACAATGGATCAGCTTTCATCTACACGTGCTCCTAGCAATGCTGCATTAATGACATATGATCCAAGTAATGAATTATCTTTTACTAGACAAACAAGTGAATTGGGAGAGGAAGTTGAAGATCGTATCCAACAGAATTTGACCGAGAAAGGCATTATGGACATGACCGAATCCGGATATATTCAACCTGATTTTGCATCCGTATAAAGAATGGATTCATATTGTTCTTTTATTTCATCCGAATCCCATACAATTATTGGAGGACCTTCTGGATAGGCATCATACGGAATTGCCATTTTCGTTGGTTTTTCTAAAAGAAGAAGTTCACGAAGTGAATGAAGTCTGCGTTGTATGGGATGTTTAATGGTTTTGCAAGAAGTTCTCCCAAGTTGTTTCCATTTCCATTCAATTTGTAAAGCAGAGCTCCATTCAGGTATATTTGTTATGTAACATGCTCTTTTCCATTTCATACCTTGAGATACACGAATACCTGTTGCTTTTGCACCACCCGATTGTTCTTTATTATGTTGTTTTAGTCTACGATCTACATCTGTTGTTGCACCTACATAGGTATGACCTTGATCTGTATAAAGTAAATAACAATAAAACATATAATCTACAATAATATATATTATATGTTTTAATTTCATAAATCATTTTATTACATGGATGAACATAGATCTTCAATAATTTGCTGAATGGAATATTCAGGTTTCCATCCCAATGATTCTAACTTCGCAGGATATCCATTAATATTTGTTGAGCATCCACGCAAGGATTGTCCGACTAAAAGTACATTTTTACCTGTAATAGCATCATAATAATTGATATTATCATTTGTAGTAAGTTCAATATTAAAATGCTGATAAATACGTCTAACAATGCCTTCTAAATGCACATTTTCTAGATTTCCGATTACATATGTATCGCCCCTCTTTTGTTGAAGAATCAGATCAATTGCAGATGCTACATCTTTTGCATGAATAAGATTTCGGTATGAATCTATACTTCCAATAAATAATACATTCTTAGAATTAGACCATTGTGCTGCATGATTTGCAATCCTTTTCAAGAGAAACTTATCTGTTCTCTGTGGTGATTCGGTTGTAAATAAGATACCATTAGATAGAGGTAGATTGTATTTTGTACGATAATGATTTACAATTTGATGACCAAATGTTTTTGAGATACCATACAATGTAGTTGGATAAAAATGTAGATCATCGTCTGCAACATTGTAATTAATATGACCTTTAAAGTTTTCAGAACTAGATGCATGAAATAGAGAACATGATAGATTGTTACTACGAATGATTTCACACAAATATGCAGTAGACATACCATTTGTGGCAATTGTTTGGATTGGATGATTCTCGCATTCTTCTGTATTTGATATACTTGCAAGATGGATGATATATTGCGGATGAATCGTTAGTAATACATTTTCTAGACGTTTATAATCTTCTAATGTATCAACCAATTTAACAATGGATTTATCATTTTTAATAATATTTTTTGTAAGTCCATATAGCTGATATTTATCTTTAACCTTATCAATCATATAATGTGCAATTTGTCCGTTAATTCCAGTAATAACACATCGTGGTTTGGAAGAATACAATTCAAAATATGGAAATGGAAAAATAAGAGTTCCGCCACGATTTAAAAAATCAGATTCTCGTTGAATAATTTCATTTCTAAAATGCCATGGAAGTACAAGCAAATAATGAGGAGAATCTTGTCGCATTTGTTCTTCGCTTATAATTTCAATTCCAGTAGAAGTTGTTCTACCATATTTCAATGGATTACGTTCTACCGCATAAGGGATATAGGATGAATCAATTCCTCCAAATTGGAGAAGACAATTTCCTTTGGTAGAGGCTCCATAGATGTATACCTTTTTCTGATCCGCATTTACATAGTTGATAAATGTTTTCAAGCGATTTACTTGTGCAAGACAATCCTCGTAAAATTGGTCATATCGTTCATTGGTATGAATCTTCTTATTATCCTCTTCCATTAGATATTCTGAAATAAGATCGGCACATTCTGCAAATTGTACGTTCTCTTGTTTACAAACATAGATTCTAAAGCTACCACCATTGCATTCATTTTTAGAGAGATGAATAATTTTAAAACCTGAACGATCCATAATTTCCTTGATTTGTTTTAGACCATAATATTCCAAATGTTCATGACAAATGGTATCCACGCTATTTCGTTCAAGCATAGTCAAAACATAACTTTGTTCAAGAGTCCAGATACCATTTGGATCAAGAATTTGATGGATATCTTTCGCAAATTGAACAGGATGAGGAAGGTCATAAAACATGGAAATAGAGGATACTACTTTAAAACGGACTTCATTGCCGAATGTATCCTGAATGACTTGTTTTGTAAAATAAGTAGGAATTAATTTCATATCTTCTTGATAATACTGAATGAACTGTGATCCAGTTGGATCACAACCAACACGATGGAGAGAAGATGGATAATATCCCAAAAATGTAGAATCGTTGCTACCAATATCTAGAACATAATCGCCCTCATTAAGAGAAATCATATCTTTAATTTGTTGGTTATACTGAAGAAGATGATCTCGCATCGTGTTGCTGATTCCACTGCGATACCCATACAAATGTTCATACAATTCAGAAGATGGAGTGGTATCCTTCAATTGAACCAGACGACAGTGATCGCACATGACAAGACGAATTCGTGTAGAAGGAGTTGTTGTATCACCTTTTACTGGAAATCGTGATGTAATGACTTGATTACCTAAATCAATTACTTCTTGTAAATTGGTAGATTCACATATACGACATTTTTCCAATACATCTTCCATTTTATATGGATAGCTTATATATTCTTTAAGTTTATTTAAAGAATATTTATGTAATAAGTTAATAGATCACAATATGTTAATTGAAATTTCAGAAGGAGAAGCCTTGGATCGCCTGAGTATTCTTGAAATTAAGAAGGCAAATATCACAGAGGAAAGTAGATTGGTTGAAGTAGAGAAAGAATTACAACAATATGATAAGATACAATCAATAAAAAATAAATATAGTATTTATTATAAACTATTATATTATGTAAATCAAAAGATTTGGGATAGAACAAATGCGATTAAAGAGAGAATTACATTTGATGAACAATATGCATTATGGTCTTTTGATATTTTTGAATGGAATCAAGAACGATTCCGTATGAAGGATATTGTTAATCGTTTAGAAAATGCAACCATTAAAGAACAAAAAAGTTATTCAAAAAAAAGTATTCTTTATTTACATAATGAAGAGACTAGTTTTGAAGAAATTATGTCCAGATTATTTTATTTACTATTATCATATGATAATGTACAACTTATTGATTCGGAACAAATTATAGAATATAAATCATCAATTCTATCATTATTACCATCATTAAATATAGTTACATCTAAAAATGAGAATAATTATCAAATAATTCATACAAATGAAATTAAATTAACAGATAAAATGAAACAAGACTTTATGAAGATGATTGTGTAATAAGAGACATTAAATATCTTTCAATGAATGTTACTCAATAATCATATACTTCACAATGCGATATATGATGATTTAAGTTGTGTTATGTTATTCATAAGTATAATATTTATTCCAATCAGATTCTGTTTTTAAATGATGAAAGGATATCGCCGTGGTTGAATCACCTTCCATATCTGTATTAAATTTATCATTATTAATACATGTAATAAATGGATACTGATGTAGCCATATTCCAAAACATATATCTGCACACCAATGTCTTGCTAAATAGGAATCGTGACGTGTATAGAGAACATGTTTATATAAAATATCATAGGTAGCTCTTGATATAACTGTTCCAGCACCTCCTGAAAAATAATCCCCCCACTCTGTATAACGAAGATGAGTTAATAGTTTACCAATTGCAATAGGATCGGTTGATAAATATTGTTTTAAAAGTTCTTCCAAACGATTTACATAAATATATGTATCATCATCCATAATTACAAACCAATCATATTGATCCAAATATAAATAACGAAAAAAATCAATCAATTTAAATGGTAACCCATTATATGAATCATGTGCACCCCATGAAAATAGTCTCTTAGATAGATCCATATTATAGGATAAATAATAAATATCATTTTTAGATATATCTCTTAATGAAGTATTACGCTGCCATAAAACACGAGTATTTTCATAATTTTTACAAGATAAAACAATATATGCTATTCTCATATTCGTATATTTATAAGAATAGTATATATCAATATTTAAGTTATCTTTTTATTAATTCATATACTTTTCTAAATCAATTAGTCAGTATTCATCATCAATTACACCCCAATACGAAACACCATTTTCACGGGAAAATTCATATCCATTTTTTTGCAATAATTCACGAATTGCTTTACGATTCTTATCAATATGATTATGTTCTACACAGATGTTTTAAATTATTCGCTCTATAAAATCCTGTATTTTTTGAGAATCATTTGAATTATAGACATACAGACAATTCCCCCATACAGTATCTAAATCTCTCATATGCTTATTATCATTTGCATTATAATCTGGTAACATAATACATATACGAGGCTTAAAACATGCTTGAGCAATTGTCAATGGTGAACTCAAATTTCCAATAAATAATTTACAATTATAAATCGCTTTGTGTAAATCATATAGATTATCAAAATAGACACATTCAAGATCTATACCACTATGCATTTTAAAATATTCATATTCACTCTTAACTGAAGTAACAAATACAGGAATTGTTGGTAATTTTGAAACAAGATTTTTATAATCAATATGATGATTAAATCTTTTAATAGATGACGAAATAAAAACATGATTCTTAAATTTTGTTTCATTTGGAAATGTAAGATAAGGGGATGTACACCAAGGAACTCCATATTCATTTAAAAAGATACTCCCCCAATTTGAAAGATACAAGGGTTGATTGCATACCCATGAACTAAGATTAATATCACATGATTCTCCACAATGTACGTAATAGGAATCAATATAGGATTGCGAAGTTATCATTTCATATGTATCTTTGTATGCTTGATCTAAACCAAATGGAAAGAAATCAGATGCACGTGCCTGATGCGATATATATAAAATACCTTTTCTTCCAGTTTTATCATATATTTCTTTAATAATACTTAATTGATGAATAAAATCACCTAATGCACCTCCACTACAATATGTTATTGGTGGAAGATCTGTTTTTACTAATCTCTCATTACAATGTAATACAATTCTTCCCTTGTTATTTTCTAATTTATTTACACTATCCATTACAATCCAGGAAGAATGCGGAGGATGGTGACTCTTTAATGGATAGAATACGATTGCTTTACGATTCAATATACCAGCGAGATAGCTAAATGCAGAAATACTAATAAGAAGTAGATCAGTATTACATAAATCTACAAATGAATCAATTGGATTTGTATTAATATGCCATACAATATTATCTATCTCATTAAAGTCTTCATATGTGTCAGGTTGTAATGTGGTTTGAACACCTTTTAAATCTGAGCGGTATTCATTTGTGAAATGTATCTCTTTTGTTACATTTTCAGTATAGATATGAAATTCATAAGGTATAGATGCTTCTTTAAAATAGATCATTAGATTACGCATAATATTGATATAGTATTCATTTGGTAAATAGCGAATCTCTTTTTCAATTAATAAAATATCTCCACGACGTATATGAACACCTACCTTAATACATTTTGTTTTTACTTCTTTTCTTTCAAGCCATGAAAAAGATGAAAGAGATTGTAATTCTGAGGATACATTTAAAATAGATGGGTTGGAATTAATAAGAAAAATAGGATAGGTAATTTGTAATAAAATATTTTTATTACTTGCCCTTTCTTTAAGAGAACAAATAATAGAGTCATCCACTGAATCCATTTCAATTATTTCATCAAATTCATGAATAGATGTAGTAGAGATTAGACAAAATAATTGATTATAACGTTCAATTTGTTCTTTATCTTCTTTCTTTTCTTCTAAACAAAGTAAACCATAATTACTAATAGATGATAAAGGTGTATGATAGTAACCAACCGAATAATATACTGAAACAAGATATGCACTTATAATTCTTAAAAGTTGTGCACCAGCACCATCTTGATGACGTTTTGAATGATATGTTAAATATAGCATTCAATATAACTAAATTAATTATAATTAACCACTATTGTTTAAGTTTGATATAATATAAAGATATTTTTATACTTGTATAATAAGATTAGAGAGATAAAATGGATCCAATTGTTTCAGTGAATATTATGGGTGGATTAGGAAATCAATTATTCCAAATTGGCGCAGCGTATGCATATTCTAGAAAAGAAAAAGGTAGATTACAAATTTATCGTAAAATGGAAAATGGAAATCGTCCTGTCTATTGGGATACTCTTCTCACACGTATTCAGCCATTTCTTACTACAACGCCAATTACAGAACAACTTATTTCATGGCAAGAGAATGTAGCAACAATGTACAAAGAAATAATTCCTTTGACACATCCAGGAATTTATCTGCAAGGTTATCTTCAATCCTCAAAATATTATTATAATGATCAAATCAAAGATGAAATTAAAGAATTATTTCGTCCTGATGATGCTCTTGTTAATCATGTAATGGAGAAAAATAAATATCTAATGGAAAATCGCCACCGTGTAGTAGTGATTCATGCAAGAAGAACGGATTATATTACCTATCGTGATGTACATGGACCATTGGAAGGATCATATTATAAACAGGCGGTAGATCAAATTTTAAAACAGATTTCTGACCCAATCTTTTTATTAACAAGTGATGATAATCAATTCTGGGATGAAATTAAAAATGATTTAATAATTATGAAGCATTATCCTCATGTTATTCTTTCAAACCATGATGAGATCCAAACATATGCACTTCTTCAACAATTTGATTATTTTATTATGTCCAATTCCACATTTATCTGGTGGTGTGTATGGTTATCTAAATCACCAAAACATGTGATTGTACCATCAAAATGGTTTGGTCCATCGGGTCCAGCACACTATGAAGATATTTATGAACCAACATGGGAACGAATCTAACACCCATATGCAACATGGTGTTTTTCAATATCAGAGTAATTTTCATATTGATAACCAATTGCTGGGAAAATTGCATACCATTTTCCATGTGGTTGAAGTAATGACCAATGAATATCAATACAATTTTCATGTCTTTTTCCATTTTTTTGCATGTCTGTAGTAGATTCTTTCATATTTTGTAATAATATGGGAATATAATGTTGTGAGATAAGGTAGGAAGAAGCAGTTTGTGAATAGTGTATACGTTGCACCCATATATTTTCTGTAGAATTGTAACGAATAAATGAATGATTATATGATAATAATCCCACATCCATTTGAGGATCATAGGAAACAAGTTCATCTAGATAGAAATGAATTGCTTCAGCGGTCAAGTCTTTAAACGTAAAATCATCCTCCACAATGAGAATACGTTTCCATTCTGGATGACTCAATGCATATTCCAACGCCTTAATATGACTTAATCCACATCCAAGTGCTCCTTCTTCTTTTTTTATCGCATCAATGCGATGAATTTTGGTTTGATCCTGACATATTTTGTGAAGTTCCTGTAAAATGTGCTCATTGCGATCTACACGATATGATAAATTAATATATAAAATTGCGTCAATATGATTCATACTTTATATACAGTCATATCATTTCTTTAAATATTTAAAGAAGATATCATATACTAGATTAATGATTATCGTCTATTCATTTATAGGACCTTTTCCTGAATATGCGATAGATTCTGTATATCAAACACGATTATTTTTTGATGGCCCTATTTATTTTATTCTAAACGATTTATCATCGCCATTTGTTGAGAAATTAGTAAACAATTTCAATGTCATTATTATTCCCTATCATGATGTCATCTCCTATGATTTTAACGAAATTAGTACTAATTTAAATCATAAATTTATAAAATGCAATGATCTAAAAGGTCGTGAGGATCTATTTATTCGTGCATATGAACGATATTTTTTATTGTATCGTTTAATGGTTAGTAAAAAATTGGAAGATGTATTATTCATGGAAGTAGATAATTTATTATATGATAATCCTTGTAAATGGGAGCAGTCATTTTCAAGAAAGGATCTCGCATATATGTATGATAATTATTATCGGTGTGGGGCAGGAATTTGTTATATTAAAAACCCAATGGCATTATTGAAACTTAACTTTTTCCTGGCAAATTATATTTTAAATCCAAATAATGAGATCGTTCATGAAATGAAGTCTTTGCATGATTATTGGGAAACAAATAAAAATTGTGTTCAACTTCTTCCTACTCACTGGACATCCAATGATATTCTTGAAATGATCTATGAAAATTATGAAGAGTATGATCATACAATTTTTGATGTGGCAGGAATAGGAATTTATTTAGGTGGATTAGATCCAATTCATACAAATGGAATCATTATAAAAGAACAGCGTGCACCATGGTCATTCGTAGATTATACACCATACAAATATGAATGGAGAACAGACGAGCATCAACGGAAAATACCCTATATTTGGAACGATAAACAAAAAAAGTGGTTACGAATCAATAATCTACATATTCATTCTAAAGCACTCAAAAATTGTTTATCGAAATAGTATTATTCGCAATCAAAATTAATCGTTGTTGGATACTTAATAAAACAGAAATCTTTCCATGTAGTATAAGGACCATAATTACGATCATGTTCCGTCCAGCCAAATAGGCGTAGTTGAGAGTTACTTTGACAAAATTCGGGAAATGGTTTCCATACATGATATTTAAATGTAAAAATGAGATTCATAATTGTCATCTCATTGCATCTACAAATTGGATATTTATTCATTGCATCCACTAATTCTTGAAATGTAATTGTATGTAAGAGAGAAGTATCGTACATCCAAATACAATTAAGAAAATAGCGTTCATTTAAAATAGATGGATCATATTCTTTAAACAATTCGTCTACAACATTCATGTTACGATTATGTTCAATAATCCCTCCAAAACGTTTGTATTGATCATAGGATGGTGCATCATCTGGAGCCATAATAGAACCTGTACAATCCAATTCTAGTAAATGATGAACATTATTGAATACACGCAATCCTGCATCTAGATACAGAACTCTATCCCATTGTTGAAACCATTTATCAAAGACATAGAACTTATCCCACTGTGTCAATTTTTTAGTTTCCCTATTATCACAGGTTGGAAGAATAGGGTTATTTTTGTATGCTTCCAGCAATGCAGATGTATCAATATGTTCTACACGATATGGGGTGACATTGTAAAAGTCTAAAAAGTTCTTTGGAGCATCAAAACCAACGGTAATTAAAACAATATCTTGATTCCAACAACCTCTCGTGCGAACGTCTACTATCGTTCTCCTCGCTCTATCAAAATAATTCTTATCAGTTAGTGTAACAATAACCGAATTCATAATAAACTAAATATTGTATAGTATACATGGTTTTAGGTTATGTTTCTATAAAATTTGACAAACATTATTCTAATTTAAAAGTTAGATAGTCATCCAACTTTTAAGAATGTCGTATTTGATTACACCTGATCTAACGAAGACACCTGCGGAGCTTCCTCCTCATCCTTACAATTTTCCCTTGGATCCATTTCAACAACATGCAATTTCTGCCATCGCACGTGATGAAAATGTATTGGTTTGTGCAAAGACGGGATCAGGAAAGACATTGGTTGGAGAATATCAGATTTATCATTCTCTTTCAAAAGGTAAACGTGTATTCTATACTACGCCTATTAAATCGCTCTCTAATCAAAAATTCTATGATTTGAAACATCAATTCAAAGATGTATCTATCGGAATTATGACAGGAGATATCAAATTCTGTCCAAATGCACAAATTGTTATTATGACAACGGAAATTCTTCGTAATCTCCTTTATAAAAAGGGAACAACAACCGAGCATTTGGGGTTGACAGCATCTATTACGATGGATGATTTGGATGCGGTTATCTTTGATGAATGTCATTATATTAATGATCGTGATCGTGGAAAGGTATGGGAAGAAACGATGATTCTATTACCACCTTCAGTGAATATGGTCATGCTATCTGCCACATTAGATCATCCTGAGTATTTGGCAAACTGGCTTGGAGAATTAAAACAGAAACCGATCCATTTAATTGAGACACATTATCGTATTGTTCCACTTACCCATTACTTATTGGATGAAAATTATAAATTAATTACATTAATGGATCATAATGAGGTATATGGAGAAAACACATATATGAATTGGTTGCGTAAAAGAAAAGGTGTTCAGGAAGAAGAACGTGCATTTCAGAGAAAAGTACAAGAGGTGCGTGGAGCAGGGACAAAAGGTGGAGTAGAGGGGAAAGTACATGTTTCCCATTTTGTTCACCAATTAAATGAAACCGTTAAAATGCTAGAGAAGAAAGAGTTACTTCCTGCTTTATTCTTCGTACTTAGTCGTAAACAATGCGAATCATATGCAAGTAAGGTGGAACATACCCTACTGGATTCAGGAGATACTGCCGCAGTAAAGCATATTATTACCTTTCATCTTCATCAGCATCGTAAAGAAATGGAGACCATTCTGCAATATCATCAAATCTATGACTTATTATGTCGTGGAATTGCATTCCATCATAGTGGTCTTCTTCCTTTATTAAAAGAAATTGTAGAGATTCTATTCTCAAGAGGGTATGTTAAATTAATGTTTTGTACAGAAACATTCGCAGTAGGACTGAATATGCCAACAAAGACGGTATTATTTGCGGGATATAAAAAATATGATGATCAGACGGGTACCATGCGTATGCTTCGTAATGATGAATATTTGCAAATGGCAGGACGTGCAGGAAGACGAGGCAAAGATGATAAGGGCGTTGTTATTTATCTTCCTGATCGTGAACCAGTTGAACCAAGTGAAATGTATATGATGATGAAAGGATCTAAACCTCCTATTGAAAGTCGTATGGATTTTCATTATGATTTTCTTCTAAAAACGATTCAATCATCCGATCCTTCACAGCCTCTAAAGTGGCTTCAAATTATGGAGAAAAGTTATTGGTATCGTCAACAGCAGGATGAAATTGCTAATCTCAATGATGAAATTAGGAAATATGATAAAAAGCTTCAAGAAATCGCATTAGATGAGAATATCATGAAAGAATGCGAAAAACGATTTGAGCTTGAGAAAAAAATAAAGGAAACAACCAATGCAACACGTAAAGAATTCCAACGCCAACTAGACGCAATTAAAAATCGTCAAGTGGGTCCAAAATGGACAAAAGCATGGGAGAATTATCAGTCAATTAAAACCATGAACAATAAAAAAGAGGAATACCAGAATATCATTTGTGAACTGGAACACCCTGAAAGATATGTTCATAAAGTAATCTCTATTCTCCATCAATTTGGTTATCTTAAAAAGAATGATCCGTCCTCATTAACATCAAATGATTTGACACTTAAAGGTATTCTTGCCACCGAGGTAAATGAATGTCATTCTATCTTATTGACTGAACTATATACAAAAGATCTCTTGCATTCTTTATCGGGAAATGAAATCATATCTGTTCTTTCCTGTTTTCACGAAGAAAAGGAATCAGATCATAGTATATCTATAGATGATCTTCGTGTATCTATTGGAGTGAGATCCATATTGGCCAAGGTAAATGAAATTGCAAATGAGTGTGTATCCATTGAAATGAAAGAGGATTATGGAATAGATGGATTTTGGAATACATCTACACAGATGATTGAACCGATGACAAGATGGATTGAGGGTGAAAATGCGTCAGCAATATGTTCGGATTATGGTATATTTGAAGGAAATTTCATTCGTTCAGTATTAAAAACTGCAAATATGTTGGATGAAGTATTATCTATGGCAACCTATTGTCAGCATACTGAAATGGTGGAAAAGATTGTTGAAGTTCGTTCACGCTTGATTCGTGATTTGGTTATTTCAGACAGTTTATATTTACGTCTATAATTTAGACCAATGCACATTTATAATGTGCATTTGCCGGCGGCCCGTGCGAAAGTTATAAAATAGATATCTCGCAAAATCTACTAAAGGTAAAATATGCGAACGCTTATTTTAAATTTTCGCACGGGTCTAAAGACTACTTGATCTAATAAAAATAGAGAAAGTAATTATCATGGCTTCATCGTGGTACGAACTTGAAATTATGCCTCTGTGTTCAGAAGCACAGTCTTTTTATCCACTTGCTTTGTATAATCGTCCAGATGACAATGCAGGTTTAGATGTTCATTCAACTGCATCTGTTCATATTGAGCAAACTCCAGAATTTATTCCATTTGGAATTGCAGTTCGTCTATTGAAAGTAGAACCAATGCCGCATGGAACTTCAAATGATTATCTGAAAACGGATAGTCATTTTTTTCTACTTCCACGATCATCTATTTACAAATCGGGTCTAATGATGGCAAATTCTGTAGGTGTAATTGATAAGAGTTATCGTGGCGAATTGAAGGCACCTGTATGGTCAATGACTGGCAATTCCTATGTATCTACTGGCGATCGTTTGTTTCAAATTGTTGCCCCAGATATGGGCTGGATTCGTCATGTTCGTCAAGTAGAATCATTGCCAGAGACGAATCGTGGTACTGCTGGTTTCGGTTCATCTGGATTTTAATCATATACAGCCTAAATAAATTGTATCATATTACGTATAAAGTATTTAATATAATACAATTAATAATTAAATGAATGAAGAAAATGAGAAAGCACAGGGGCATGTATTGCATTCCTTTAAGAGTAAACGAGGTACATGGATAGAAATGATTCAATGTCCAACTCTTGGAATTGCATGTTATATGGATAATGTAATTCAAAGTTGTGAATATGATGAAAAGGTGTATCATCATGCTCTTGTATCTAATGCAATGAATAACAAATCTAATTCAAAACGTGTAATGATTATTGGTGGTGGGGAAGGTGCTACTGCGAGAGAAGTATTAAAAGACGATTCAGTTACACAGGTTGACATGTATGAATGGGATGAAGAAGTAGTTGAATTATTTAAAAAGCATTATCCACAATGGGCGATGGGTGCATGGGACGATAACCGCCTTCACCTCCATTATGATGACATTTTTGAGGTAATTCGTAATTCACCTGTTGAAAAATATGATGTAATTATTATTGATTTGTTTGATCCATCAAATGAAACTGCAAATCAACTCATTTATCTACTAAATAAATTGCAATCATGGCTTGCACCAAATGGATCACTTGTGATGTATGCAGGAATGTATGAAACTCAAAACGAAGATGCTTATCTATTTCTTACTAAAATTTCTACCGAAAATTGGTTTATTTATCCCAATCATTTACGAACAATTTACAGTGCTCCTGTTGAGTCATTTTCAGGAGAATGTATGTTTTTAATGCTAACAAATCCTTATTTTAAGGGTGACTGTTTAGATACTTCTGATGAATTTGCTTGATAGGATATGGGTGTAAAGATACCTTGATCTTGTTGTTCACGAAGTCGGATTAAATCGGCAAGTTGTTTTTCCGTTTCATTATGAAGTTGTTGATTTTGCGGACGGTCATTTGTGACGGAATGTTTATCAAAACGACGCATACCGCATACAAATTTTGTTCCACCACAACTCATTTTTATTTTAAGTAAGAATTAATAAATTAGGAAAGAACACATACTTAAAAAATTGATTACTAACTCATAATTAGTTAGAACATAGTACCTAATTATGAGTTACATGGCTGATCTTGAGAAATTATTTGGTGTTAAGCAACGGGAAGAACCTCCATCTCCATCGGAAATTCGTGGAATTTTACAAACAAAAAATTACGAATCCTTCTCTATTTTACGAGATGTGGGTGATGTAATTCATACATTTGATGGTGCAAAATTGGCGAACAAGTGTATGGCAGGAGATCATGTCTATTGGGATGGAATGCATTGTCAGTTGGAATTACGTGATGAATATCCACTGATTGTTGGAACAATTGAACTAACTAGTAAATCAAGATATGGATTAACAAATCGCAATATTCCTATGTATTTGTTTACACCATATAATAAAAAGTATCCACAATTTATTGTTGGATGTTCAGAAAAAGACAAAACACAAAATCTAATTGGTTTAATTAAATTTTCTGACTGGCAATCATCCTCTATGTTTCCTCGTGGACATATTCAACAAATTATTGGTGTATCGGGAGATAAAGATGCAGAATATAATGCATTGATTTGGCAATCATGTCCATATCGTTATCCAAAATTTGATTATACTTCTACGATTCAACCTTTACCATTAAAACGTACACCCCTAACAGGGGTTACATTTAATATTGATCCGCAAGGCTGTAAAGATGTGGATGATGTATTTACATTTGAGAAACTGGATGATACCATATGGAAAGTTACAATTACAATTAGCGATGTAGCATCATATGTATCGGATGGAAGTGCAATTGATATTATGGCATCACTTATTGGTCAGACATTATATGATAAGAATGGTAAGGTCATCCGCCCAATGCTCCCAGCCGAATATTCAGAACAGGTTTGCTCATTGTTACCCAATAAGGATTCATTTGGAATTTCATTGCAATTTGAATGGAATGGCATGAGTATGGATCATATTACATGGATGCTGACAATCGTGAATACAACTAAATCCTATACATATGAAGAATTTCAGAATTGCGATTCACCGTATCGTCAAGTCCTACAAGATATTGCATCCTACCTGGCAAAAGAGGATAAATCCGATTCGCATGAATGGGTGGAACAAATGATGATCTTTTATAATACGGAAGCGGGTAAAATACTAAAAGATAAAAAGGTTGGAATTTTACGTCGTCATTCGGCTCCGAATCAAGAACGATTGGAACGTTATCGTACTCATCTTCCTGAATGGGAAAAATTAGCATTCTCATCCGCTGAATATTGTTTGGCAGAGGAATCAAATACCCAACACTATGGGCTTTTATCAGATACCTATGCGCATGCATCCAGTCCAATTCGCCGATATGCAGATGTAGTCAATCAACGTATTCTTCATGCCTATATTACAAAATCATCAGAAGATTATATTGTTCCACAGACGATGTATGATATGAATTGTAGGGAAAAAGACATTCGGCATTTTGCACGTGATGTAGATTTTCTAGATGCAATTTGCAGTGGAAAAACCATATTTGAGGCAATTATTATGGAGAAAAAGAGACTAGAAAATGACTTTATTAAAATAAAATTGTATGTTCCTCAATGGAAAAGAATGGTATCAACTACATATAAATCTATTTCAGATGATTTGGTATTATCAAGAGATGAAAAGACAGAATTGATCGTGACCGATTATAAAACCGTTACGATTCAATGTGCATATAATCATTTAATGCGCAACTGGAAGGATCGTATTATTATTAATGTGATGAATATAGAATAAAAATATAAAAACAATATATCATTTAATTTTATTAAATAAATTCAATTGATATAAGTATATTTTTTATTGTATAAATTGTTATAATGGTAAAAGAAAAATACAAATATATAAAATTTGATTGGAATATTGAACGAAAAGAATTTAAAGTCTGAAAATACTCAGAAAGGGAGCTTAGACAACAGTTTCTATATACACAACAGAATGCCAGCGGGTTTTAATCAACATTCATCGGACATTGAATCCATCGTGGGAGTTCAATTCAGTATCCTCTCACCCGAGGAGATTGAGAGAAGTTCGGTGGTGGAGATTACTACACAAACTCCGTATGAAGGAAATGAACCAAAAATCGGCGGCTTGTTTGATCCTCGTATGGGTGTATTGGATAATGGAAAAGTATGTCGTACATGCGGTCAAACAAATCATGGTTGTCCCGGTCACTTCGGTCATTACCGTTTAACTCGTCCTGTGTACTATATTCAGTTTCACAGCATGATTATGAATGTTTTGAAGTGTATCTGCATTCGTTGTTCTAAACTTCGCATTGACAAGGAACTTCATAAGGATCTTCTTCATCGTAAAGGTGAGGCACGCTGGAAAGAGGTTCTTACATTGTCATCTAACATCAAGCGATGTGGTCAAGAATGTGAAGACGGATGTGGAGCTCCTCAACCCGATAAGTTTACTCGTGAAGGTATTGCACGAATTGTAGCACATTACCATGAACAGAAACAACAACAGCCATTGGAAGTTGAATATGTTCATCGCTTGTTTCGTCGTATCACCGATGAAGATGTAGACTTTATGGGATTGAGCCGTTATTGGTGCCGACCTGACTGGATGATTTGTACTGTTATGCGCATTCCTCCACCACAGGTTCGTCCATCAGTTGTACAAGACAACAATCAACGTTCAGAAGATGATTTGACTCATAAGCTGTTTGAGATTATTAAAAACGACAAGACTCTTCAACAAAAGATTGAGAACAATTCTAGTAAGAATGTGATTGATGAAATGACAAATGTGGTCCAGTATCATGTGGCAACCTTGGTAGACAATGACATTCCTGGTGTGGCTCCATCCGCACAACGCAGCGGTCGTCCTTTGAAGTCTATTCAACAACGTCTGGGTGGCAAGGAGGGTCGTATTCGTTATAATATTCAAGGTAAGCGTGTGGAGTTTTCTGCTCGTTCTGTTATTACTCCTGATCCAAACATCAGTATTGCAGAAATCGGTGTTCCATTGGAAATTGCTATGAATTTGACGAGTCCTGAGCGTGTTACTCCATACAATTTGGATCGTTTGTATAAGTTGATTCAGAATGGTGCAGATAACTGGCCTGGTGCAAAGACAATTGTTCGCAAGGATGGACGTATGATTTCATTGAAACATGTCAATACCAGTGAGATTGTTCTGTATGAAGGAGATGTAGTCAATCGTCATTTGCTGGACAATGATATTCTCCTATTCAATCGTCAGCCAACTCTGCACAAAATGTCAATGATGGGTCATCGTGTCAAGGTTCTTCCCTACAAGACATTTCGTCTGAATGTTCTAGTGACACGCCCCTATAACGCTGACTTTGACGGTGATGAAATGAACGCACACATTCCTCAATCATATGAATCCATGGTAGAATTGGAAGATATTGCAGCAATTCCACATCATATTATCACCCCTCGTCATGCGAAACCAATGATCGGTGTCTATCAGGACACTCTTGTTGGTTCCTATCGTTTGACGCAATCAGGTGTGGAATTTACACGTCGTGAGTTTATGAACTTGATGATGTGGAATAAACGTTTTGATGGTACAATGCCAGCACCACGTAATGCAGAAAAACAGCGATGGACCGGTCAACAAGTACTTGGTGCATTGCTACCACCCATTAATATTGAAATGGGTAATAAATCATATGATAGTGAAAAACCATCAACCGATACCTTTGTTAAGATCATTCAAGGTGATATTCAACAGGGTGTAGTAGATGGTGATATTTATATGAAACCCTCTAAAGGTATTATTCATGTAACCTATAACGATCACGGTCCAAAAGATACAGTTAATCTACTTGATTCATTGCAAAATACAGTAGAAAACTTCCTTGTATTGGATGGATTTAGTGTTGGTATTAGTGACTTGATTGCCGATGAGGAAACAAAGAAACGAATTGATGCTAAAATTCAAGAACGAAAAAAACAGGTAGAACAAGTTATCCTACAAGTTCACTTGGATCTCTTTGATAATAATACAGGTAAGACCAATCAACAGGAATTTGAAGACCAGATCTTTGGTATTCTTAACCAAGCCACTTCAGATGCAGGTTCAACCGGTCAAGAGTCTCTATCAAGTGAGAATCGTCTTTTGGCAATGGTTCGTTCAGGTTCCAAGGGTGAACCACTAAACGTTGCTCAGATGATGGCGTGCCTTGGTCAGACTGCGATTGAAGGTAAGCGTGTACCATATGGTTTTACAGATCGTACCTTGCCTCATTACAAAAAATACGACGATAGCGCTGAATCTCGTGGATTTATTGAATCATCTTTCATTCGTGGTCTAACTCCACAGCAGTTCTTCTTTCATGCCATGTCTGGCCGTGAAGGTCTAATTGATACTGCAGTAAAGACTGCAGATACTGGATATATTCAGCGTCAACTAATTAAATCCATGGAAGATCTTACTGTTCAACATGATGGTACTGTACGTGATGCAAATAATAACATTATTCAGTATCATTATGGTGAAGATGGTGTAAATCCAACAAAGATTGAGACTCAATCTCTATCCATTGGAAAACTATCGGAACAGGAGATTCGTGATCAATTTGGAATGGCAAACACGGATTGGAGTACCATTCTAAAAGATGGTATTGTTCGTGAAAATGAATCCGAAATGATTACTGAATATGTCAACGAACTTCTATTTGATCAGCGGATGATGGTAGAGGGTGTATTCCAAAAGAAATCACTTGATTCAGGTAGTGTATTTGCGCCTGTTAATCTTGCTCGTTGGATTCTAAATACAAAGGTCCGTTTTGGTCTCAGATCAAATGAGAAGACAGATCTAACACCCTCCATGGTTCTAAATGGAATTAAAAGGCTAATTGGTCGCACTCATCCTTATCACAAGATTTGGTGTGCTCTTCTGCGTTTTCACTTGGCTCCACATAAACTTATTATTAAGGAGCGTTTTACCAAAGATGCATTTGAAGTATTGATGGAGTTGATTGTAGTGACTCATATGAAGTCATGGGTTCAACCAGGTGATCAAGTGGGTATTGTTGCTGCACAGAGTATTGGTGAGCCTGCGACCCAGATGACGTTGAACTCGGTAGACTGGGACACTGAAATTATCATTAGCCATCAGGATCAATTGCAAACTCCTAAAATTGGAGAATGGATTGATTCCTATATTGAGAAGTGCCAAAAGGATAAATCATTGTGTAATAAAATTCAGTATTTGGAGAACAATCAGATTTATGTTCCACTTGAAGATCATGATCACTGGAAAGCAATGTCATGTGATGAAAATGGCATGATCAAATGGACAAAACTAGAGGCAATCACACGCCATCCTGTTGTAAATGATGATGGTTCAAATACAATTCTAAAGGTGACCCTTGAATCAGGCCGTGAAGTAAAGGCGACAAAGGGAAAATCATTTCTTACTCTGCGAGACAATCAAATTCTAGAAGTAAATGGCTCGGAACTCAAAGTAGGTGATGAATTGCCTATTTCAAATCATCTAAATCTAGATGCGATTGGATATACAACTGAGTTATCTCTGCGTGAGATTCTTCCTGCAACTCAATATTTGTATGGAAGCGAAGTAGAAAAAGCCTTGTCTGTATTACATAATACATCGGATCGTCATTGGTTTAAGGAAAATCAAGGAAAATTGTTTACTGTACCTTATTCACGAAGTGATGCTTTTCGTGATGCATTTGTAAATGGTCATAATTCTAATACCATTCGTGCAGGCTATATTTATAACAAACATATGAAACAAAATGTCAGTCAAATTCCAGAAGTGATTCCACTTGATACTGCATTTGGATTCTTCTGCGGTGCTTATCTTGCAGAGGGAATGTCCAATCAAACTCAAGTTATTATTGCAAACAATGACAAATCTTACTTGCAGAAGATTAGCGATTTAATGACACGCTGGAATATTGGTACACATATTGTATCAGAGAAGAAAACGATTGAAAAGACGGGTATCACTGGTACTTCCACTTCAATCATTATTCATTCTACAATTATTGCTAAAATCATGACTACCATGTTTGGTCGTGTAAGTTATGAGAAAATTGTACCAAACTGGGCACTACAAGGTTCAGACGATTTTGTAAAGGGATTGATGGATGGTTATGTAAGCGGAGATGGAACGATTGATCTAAAATCTGGATCAGTTCTTGCTACATCGGTTTCACAGTCACTTCTACAAGGTATCCAGTTCCTATTGGCTCGTTATCATATCTTTAGCACAATGACAAGCAATCTTCCTGACCAAGGAAAATTTCAGTCTGTATCACAAAATTATACATTGCGTATTCCTGTACGTTATGCACGAATCTTTGGAAAGATCTTTACTCTGACATTGGCGAATAAGCAAGAGCGTCTTGATCAGTTCAAGGACAAAGAGCCTGTTAAACATGGTTGGACGACCTTCAATGATGTGGTAATGGATAAGATTAAAACGATTGAAGAAGTTATTCCTATGGGTGAAGGTTGGGTATATGACATTACTGTTGCAGAGACTCGTAATTTCACAAGCAAGAATCTGATTGCATTAAAAGATACTTTCCATCAAGCAGGTGTCGCTTCTAAATCTGCAGTCACTCGTGGTGTTCCACGTCTGCGAGAGTTATTGAAAGTAACACAAAATCCCAAAGCGTCTTCTCTAACTATTTATTTGAAGCCAGAATACCGTGATAATAAGGACAAAGCACGTGAGGTTGTTCAAGATCTAGAGCTAACTGTTCTTCGCAATATCACCGATAAGGTGGGTATTTATTGGGATGAAAAGGATGATTCCACGGTTGTAGAGGAAGATCGTGAATTGATGCAATTCTATCGCTTGTTTGAAATGGAGGAATCCGAAGATGATTCCTGGTCAAAATGGGTTCTTCGTCTAGAACTAAATCGTGAAGAAATGTTTAATCGCAATATTTCCATCCAGGAAGTTGTATCTGTTATTAAGATTCAATTCAATAATGAGATTAATGTGGTGTATAGTGATTACAATTCTGACAAGCTCATCATGCGTATTCGTCTTCCTGACAAGGAAAAGAAGGACAGAGATACTGCTTCTCAATTGGATGATTTTACCAATCTTAAAAAGTTCCAAAATAAATTGCTAAATAGCATTGTTATTCGTGGTCTGCCTGGAATTAAGGCAGTTACCTTTCGTAAGGATAAACAATATGTAGAGAGAATTGAAGGTAAATATGAACAAGTAGAACAATATGTATTGGATACGGATGGATCTAACTTTATTAAAGTCATGAATCATCCTGCAGTAGATGGTACAAAGTTGTATTCTACCAATGTATGGGATGTATATGAAGTCCTAGGCATTGAGGCTACTCGTGCAGTACTATTTAATGAAATTAATGGACTGTTTGAAAGTGTAGGTGTTAACTACCGACATCTTTGCTTACTATGTGATGTAATGACACGATTTGGTCGTCTGATGTCCATTGATCGTTATGGTATTAATAAGAATGATATTGGTACATTGGCGAAGGCTTCCTTTGAAGAAACGGAAAAGATTCTATTGAAGGCTGCCTTGTTTGGAGAGGTAGATCCAGTAACGGGTGTATCTGCCAATATCATGATGGGTCAGCCCATTCGTGGTGGTACTTCATTCTCACAAATCTTATTGGATGATCAAGTATTGCCTAAGTTGTTAGCGGATATTGATGTTGAAAAGAATAAGGGTGTATTGGAAAATGAAGAAGAGGGTGATCTAAGTCGTTTGTCAGATGAAATCCAAGTATCCGATCCATGTTCATCGGCACAATTCCAGATGAATATGATTCTACCAAAGGCGAAACCATCTCTGGAAGAATCCGAAATTGAAGTAGATATTATCTAAATTAGAATATAACCTATAAATAAATGTTTCACACTCATTATGTTATTATGTTTTTTATTTCAATCATTTCCGGTTTATTAACAACAATGAATGTATGGGCCGATAAGATTGATGATATTCGTTTTAGTTTGAATGATGTATATATGACCACGATGATGTCAGGATGGATGGTTTTACTAATGGGTATATATTATAAAGAACTATATCCTACATTAATTGGACTCATAATCGTAATTGTATTTTTTTGGTGTATCCGTGCACAGTTCCTGGTGGATACGAAACAATATATCGTGGGAATGATACCCCATCATTCTATGGCAGTTCATATGAGTAAACAATTACTTAAAAAGGGATCATCTCCAATAGATAAATTTGTAAAAAATATCATTATCACACAAGAAAAAGAAATTGAATATATGAAACAAATTATTTAATAGATTATACATAGTAACACATTATACGTTTTATATAATATTACATTTATAATATAAAGTGTATAATCTAAAGCTTTGAGATAATTATGTAACTATGGACAATCTGGAAAGTTTACATGATCTTCCTTCATGGAAAACTGCTACTTTTTTTAAAAAGAGCACAAAATCTATCTCACAACAATTTTGTTTAGAGTCAAATAAAGTTACACATGAATATAGTGCTGAGGAATTAATTCTACATGATTATCGTAATCGCATTCACACGTATGAGGAGACATTAACGAATGGTAAAAATTGGGAATTTTACAAAAAAATAATTAATCCATTTGAATTGGTGTATACTCAAAAGAAATATGATCTGTTTCCAGAATCGGTATGTAGTTTGAAGCCCTTGTCACGATCCTATTTTAAAATGATTGAAATGTTAGATCTTCTACATTTTTTTGAAAGGACTCCAAATAAAAGTATTAAAACAGCACATGTATGCGAAGGTCCTGGTGGATTTATTGAGGCATTGTTTGATGAAGGGAATAGAAATGACAAACAGATTTCAATCAGTGTAGCAATGACACTGCGATCAAAACAGAGCAGAAATATTCCAGGTTGGAAGCGTGCCGCACTTTTTTTAAAGAAGAATAGAAATGTAAAAATTTTATATGGTGAGGACCAAACGGGAGATATTATGAAACCAGAGAATCAACAATATTTTATTGATTATGCAACTCATCCACAATATGGTGGAAAGATTGATATTTTTACAGCGGATGGTGGATTTGATTTTTCTGGAGATTATATGAAACAGGAGCAAATGGTATTTCCATTGCTATTATCCTCTAGTAAAATTGGATTGGAAGTATTAAAACAGGGTGGTGTGTTTATACTTAAAATCTTTGATTTTTATCAAAAAGCGACATTGGATCTTCTCTATTTTCTATCGTTTCATTTTGAGGAATGGACATTATATAAACCAGGTATGAGTCGTCCATGCAATCCTGAACATTATTTTATTGGTAAAGGATTTGTTGGATGTACAGAAGAGGTATTAGATATTATGCGATTATGGTGCATGATCTATGAAAGTGGAGAAACAATGGAATCACTTCTTACAATGGATTATTCGGATGAATTCAAAGAAACCATTGCTTTTTTGCGTGAAAAGTCATTTAAGTTACAGACGCAATATTTGGAACGTGTATTTGAAATTATTGATAAGGATAATGATGAGATTATTCAGTTATATCTAAAACAAAATGAAATCTCAAGTTTTGAATGGTGTAAACGTTTTCATATGCCTATTTACGATCACTCTTGCCCTGTAGTTGAGGTGTCACATAACGATCTACCAATTTCTTGCCTATAATCACGGATGCCTGATGTTGTGACATATTCCCTTCACCCATACGATCTAGCATAGAAAGCATACTTTGGATAGGGGACAAATCTTGTCTATTAATGATTTTTTTGAACAATTCAGGATATTTTTCAACAAAGTCAGGAACACGATTTTTAATGATCTCTTCGGAGTCGCCTTGTGTCATCCATAAGGCAATATCTTGAAGCATTGTGCGAATGTATCGTGCACGACTATTAGGGTCATATTCTAAGACTCGTGCTTCGGCTTCGGCGGTGGCTTCATCAATGGTCTGACGATGAATGGCGGGAAGTTTATTCTGTTGGTTGGACATGGTGTTGATCTGAAGAGAAATAGAGAAAAACCTTTTTATATTAACTCACTGAAATAGAAGATATGTGGCAAGATTCAGAACAAAATAAACCATTAGTACGAAGTGTACAGGTATCACCACTTCCTATTGGTTCCGGAGGAGGTAATTCTACAAAACAACAACTAAATGATATTAATGTCAATTTAACAGCGATGATGGCACAGTCAAATGCGGATCAAAAGTACGATCCTCCTGTACCTAAACCAATTACTGAGCAAACAATTACTGAACAATTTTGTTCTATGGATTATATGGATCCTTCATCTATTATTGCTGTCGTAGGAGTATTATTTGTTGTGTACGGTATTTGTGCAAAATAGTATATCCTATGATTAGTATTACATATTATGAGTTTGTTTGGTGGAAATAATTCAACTAACTCAAACAATGAAGAGGACGTATGGAGCTCATCGGATGATGAGAATGAGATGAAAGATAAAAATACTGATAATATGGTATATAAGCTTGATCCAAATTTTGTTAAGTATATTACAAAAGTAAAAAAAAAGTTATATCGTGAAATTATACTTAAAGCACCAAGTAATTCAAAGAATGCACAACAAATGGTGTTATTAGAAAATTATAAAAAATCATTAAAACAAGTGTATGATATGATTTATGATATTCAAAAAGGTAAATATAAACCAGAAAATTTAAAACAGTTTCCAACAAGGGTTCAACCTGTAGTATATAAATTAGTTGATTTTTTTAAAAATAAATCTCATGCAGACACTATACCCTATGATTTTTATGCGCACTGTTGTCTAGTGGTTCATGCAAATATACAAAAAAAAGAGCTCCCATGTACAACAAATGATATATAGAATTATAATAATTTATAATGAAATAGTAGTATTATATAAATGGTTAGTCTTAAAAATAACAGTTGTCCGAAAGGATATATTTTAAGAAAGGGATATACTCGTACATTTCGTCAAAGTATTGCTACCTCTGGATATACAGTACGACGAAAGGGAAAGGTGTATACGGTGCGTCCAAAAGTATCAACTATCAAAGTAAAACCAGCATGCATTAAAGATCGTGGTCTACCTGGTAAGGGTCCATTGAATGGGGAAGGTATTGGAAAACTCCGGAAGGGTGAATTGATTAAATACGGTTACCAATATCGCCTATCAGATTCTTTACGTGAAAAAGCTCTAAAAAAAGCAATTAAGGTATATGGTGCATTGTCCGTTTACCATAAATTAGATGCTGTTGCCAAACTATCTTTGAGAACGGCTCCAGATGCGAGTAAGATTTTTACACGTGACCGTGAATGGGTACGTGCCAATTTTGAAATCACAAAGAATTAAATAGGAAAATAATAAATAATATAATAAACAACTAATCTTTATAACTAAATAAAAATTATTTATAAAGATTAATTTTGAAGATGTGGATGAAATAGTAAAGAAAGGCTATACTTGGTTGTTAGTGGTCAGTAGGAAGATGGCAGAACATGAATTATGGTCGTTTACAAGTGCTCTGTTTTTTATCATATTGATTATTATCATTATTAGTGTTACATTATTTGGAATAAGTACCATTTTTGACATTAAAAAGATTAAAGATGATTGGGCAAATCAGCGTTGTAAACCCTTAATCATGCCCTTTGCAAATATGTTTGGATATAATGCAAAAGAGAATTTTGATTTTTGTATGGGTAAAATTTTTGCAAATCATTCACAATCGTATCTTGGCTCAATCGGATCAATTACCTCTCAATTTACTACACTTCTTCAAACGGTTTTTAATTCTGTAAATTCTCTTCGTAATACAATTGCATCACTTGGTGGAGGCATCAATGTTATTTTTCAAGAATTTACGGAGCGTATTTCTATTTTTTTCTTTAAGTTGCGAATCAGTGCAATTTACATGAAATCATTATTTACACGTATTTATGCGATTTTGTTTTCAGTCATGTACATGGGAATGTCTGGTATTACAGGTATGACATCATTCACAAATACATTCCTGTTTTCATTTTTAGATACATTTTGTTTCCCAGGCGAAACAGAGATTCATGTAAAAGACAAGGGTCGTATCCCAATTAAAGAGGTGCGAATTGGAGATGTTCTTCTTCCTGGTAATTCCGTAGTAACAGGTACATTTCAATTCTACTCTAGAGGGCAGCCCATGGTTAAATTAGGACCCGTTACTGTAAGTACAAATCATTATGTTTTACATAATGGACAACCAATTAAGGCGGGAGATCATCCTTATGCTATTCAACTCGGTCCATGGGATTCAGATGAATTATTGTATTGTTTAAATACACACGATCATCACATTCCTGTAGAGTACTTAACATTTATGGATTATGATGAAACATCTGCGGGAGATAAAGAAACGATGAACTGGATTGATGAAAAAATAAATGCAAAAAAGAATCTTCAATCGGAATATCCATTTAATGAATATGGATTTGCAATTCAAGAAGATGTTAAAATTAAAACAGAACGGGGTCTTGTATCTGCAAAGGATATTCGTGTAGGAGATAAATTAACAAATCATGGTGAAATTGTGGGCGTTATCCGAAAAGAAATCAATGAAATAAGTCAATTACCAAATAAGATCGGTATCACCCCATCTACTTTATACTGGAATAAAGAGCAGAATCAATGGAAACGTTTTGGTGAATCTCATACAATTATACATAAAAAAGAAGAGTATATGTCATTTGTAGTAATCCCTCATTCACAAATTGAATTAGAAGATGGAATGGTTGTAAGAGATTATATGGAAGTTTGTTCTCCGGATTCAGAATTGTATTACACAAAACATTTAGAAAATAACAAATCCATGAAATAATATAGAAATTTTTCATAGACAAATCTCTCAGATGATAAAAGGAGATGGAGGCAAAATGGCCATTTATGTTATTAGCATTTGGATTAATATTTTTAATTGGTTTATTACTTGCAACAATGGAAAGAACGTCTGTAATGAATAATTGGGAAGAAAGACGATGCGAAATACCAATTATGATGGCTTCACGATTTTTTAAACCAGAATCCGATCCACGAACAAATGATCAATTTGCCGATGAAAATTTTAATTTTTGTATCAAATCCTATGTGGATAAATTTATGGCACTATTTATGGCACCGATTAATGCATTATTTACGAAACAATCCGATGTGACAGGGAATGCATTAGGTATTATTAATACCATACGAAAAATGGCACAAACGATGTATAATCAATTTTCAGAGTATTTAGCAAGTTATTTTAAAAAATTTAATACATCTGTATTTCAATTGAGTCGTATTGTCCAATATTTACGTATGGCGGTCAATCGTATGTCTGCAATAGCAATGTCAATGATTTATTCAGGAATCACTTTATTTCGTGGAATGATCAATTCTATACAAGCAGTCATCCGTGTAATTCTTATTATCTGTGGTATTATGATTGCAATTATTATTATTCTATTTTTTGTACTTTTTCCATTCATCCCTATGATCATGACCACACTTACAGCAATTGTTACACTTGTTCTTGCATTAAGCGCAGTAATGTCAACATCAATTACAGGGGATGCACAAAGTAAGAGAAAAGGATTCTGTTTTGCAGAGTCTACGCAGATTATGGTACGTGATATCAATGGTAATGTAATAAAGAAATCGGTAAAAGAGATTGAAATTGGCGATGAACTTGGAAATGACTGTGGAAAAGTCACGGCCGTTCTTCAAATGTCAGGAAATGGTGTTACATTATATAATCTAAATGGAATTCTTGTATCCGGATCACATTTAGTAAAGGGTACAGACAATACATGGAAAGAAGTGGAACAAGATGAACGAGCAATTAAAACATCCACAGAATCATCTATACTTTATTGTTTTAATACAACTACAAATCAAATTCCAGTATATACATCTGACAATGATATCATTTCTTTCCGAGATTGGGAGGAATTGGACAATGAGGATGAAATGGGTCAAGTGATCTGGAATCACTTAATTTTAACGATTCTAAATTCAAGAAATAACACACAAGAATTATATGATTCAGTTGATAATAATGAGTGGAAAAATACAATTGGTCAAACATCTGAAATTCCACTGGTAGGTAAAGAGTATTTGATTAAAACAAATAATGGATTTGTACCAATTTCAACGATTAAAATTGGTGATAAAGTACTAAATCGTTTTAATAAGGAAACCGAAGTATTAGGTGTCGTTCAGGGTGAACTAACCGATACCGATGAGAAGGAAAATAAATGGAGTACGGGTGTATATGAATGGTTAAATAATCAATGGAAAAAGACAGTAAATAAAATGAAAATAGGAGACGATACAATCACAGGTATGTATTTAATTACAGATTCAGGAGAGTTTACATTATTGGATGAAAAGGAGAATAAGGAAAGACATGTAAGAGACTTTACGGAGATTGGTTATGATTCTATTCATGAAACATATTCTTTTGTTGCATCTAGACTCCGGATTACAAAACCATTATCTGTCTAGATTATCTAAAGCGTAATAAGTAGAATGAATACTGGATTTCTAATCACTGGCTTAATATTATTACTGATTGCCAACTTGCTAATGGTCTATTCTCACAGCAGTGGTTCAAGTGAGGGATTTATGGGATACTTCTTGGAGAATGCAGGTGCTTCTGGACTAGGAAAGTACAAGTTTGAACCAATTGGTGCATTTGATGATGTTCGCATCACCCCCGACAATGGAGTAAGTTCATGGCGTGGAACCTCACCAAATGAACCACTAATGGGTCCCGAGTTCCAACCCGGTCCTGATAGTCTGTTTATTTTTAAGAACAATCAGTCAAAACCTGAATGCTGCTCTGCGTCTTATGCCTCAGATACGGGTTGTGTATGCACTACCCCTCAACAGAGAAACTACATTAACATGCGTGGAGGAAATCGTACGGTAGAAGATGGTGTTTAATCTATTTAAACTAACCGTTAACGATGTATAATTAACTATTTTGATTATTATAATGAAAGGTAAATCACTATAACAATCAATACTTTTATCTAATAGAATGAATACGAATACCAAAACACTAAATTCGCCACCATTGAATTCTAATTCATCATTTATAACGGCTCCTATAAATAATATAAAAAATGTTGCAAATAACTTTGCAACGAATATTAAAAATTCTGCAAACAATGTTGCTTCCTCCATGAAAAATATAGTTCCTACGGATCTCGTCAATGATTTTACTGAACCCATTAATGATTCCATCAACACGGCATTTGAGAATAATTCTGCATCATTTATTTCAATTCCAATTATTCTTTCATTGGGTCTTCTTATTATCCTCTTTATCATTGTGGTCATGTTTCGTGAGCAAATTGGTCTAGCATTTGAACTGTTATGGCAAAAGATCAAATCATTATTTGGTGCATCTACTACTGCGGTTGAACCACCTCCTACTCAAACGGTACCTGATGAATACCCATCTCCCGTGGACAAAAGTTCAGTAGAGAAAATCCTACCAGGTAAAAAAGAAGTATTCAATATTACTCAAAATAAATACACTTACAGTGATGCTGAACCATTATGCAAGGCGTTTGGTGCAGAACTTGCTACGTATGATCAAGTAAAAGAAGCATGGGATAAGGGTGCCGACTGGTGTAATTATGGATGGGTGAAAGGACAGGCTGCTATTTATCCAACTCAGCAGGAGACATACGATAAGCTTCAAAAGGGTCCTGAGGATCAGCGTATGTCATGTGGTATTCCTGGTATTAATGGTGGATTTTTTGATAATCCTGAATTACGTTTTGGAGTCAATTGCTACGGTCCTAAACCGGCTGAGAATGATGCGGATATTCGTAATATAATGGCACAAAATGAAATACTAACACCTGAAACAATTGCATACAACAAGAAAGTAACGGATTTTAAAGTGCATAAGAGTGAGATTCCAGTAAACCCATTTAAAGAAGGTATATGGTCGGCATAATCACTTCATTTCTACTATTTTAAAATATTATATTATCTCATATTATAATATTACAATATGATATTCAATAATATTGCTAATTTTAGCAAAACATCAGACTATCTTCCATTATTTAATGGTGTTTTAATAACCGATTTATTTGTAATTTTCTTATTAAATTCAAAACTAATTAAATCAACTGTGTTACGAGAATGGTATGATACGTATAATTTATCCGCAATCATTGCCGATGTATTAATTATATTTATTGGTTTAATTATTACAAGAGCAATCTATTATTATGTATTTGATCAGTTTAGTATCATTCGTTTTACATCATTAGCAGTGGTTGTACAAATCATTCATGATATATTATTTTATTTTCTTTTTATGATGGTACCAAGAGGAGTAAATAGAATGTTAGATACATTCAAAGATTATGCAAAAGATGTATCCTATAAAGCCATTTTTGCGGACAGCGGTATGATGATTATGGCATCGTTACTTGGTTCTTATTTTGCAGGAAAAACATTGAATGTTAATATGATTATTTTGATTGTATCTATGTATATTATGCCATATTTATTATATAATTAATGTAATATATATAATTTAAACAATTAAATATTATATATTATAATTATGAGTAGTAAATCCAGTAAAATTATTTTTAATATTCATATGATAATGGGAATATATGGGTTTACAAGAGGATATAGATCGCATGATAAAATAAATAAAAATGAACGTTTAATTGTTGAAAAAGTATCAAATGGTATAATGAATGGTTATTTTTATTGTCTTCCACTTTATAATTTTAAATGGATCTATACTTTTCTAAATCGTGTAGAAGTTAAATATCGTAATCTTGATAAAAATATATACCTGAAGAATTATGAAGAAACATGTGGAATATGCGATGATACCATTTAGAGTATTTGTTTTTGTTGGGTTGAAGGGGCAGGAGGCATACCCGATTGTTTAAGAGCTTTATTTATAGTATAACCACGATTTGCACGAATAAATGTCATAATATCCATTGTTTCATCTCTACCACCACGTTGTTTAAAATAACCATGTAATAATTCTTCCACTTTTGAAAGAGTAAGTGGATTTGGTTCACGTTTATCAATGACACGTATTTGTCCATTGTTTATTTGAATAGTTGCTTTTTCCATACCATTTTGTTGAAGAGTATTCACAATTTGTTTTTCATAATCATCTCTTATTTTTCTAACAGATCCAAATTGTTTAAAAAAAGATGATGCTAAATTACTATAATGTAACCAATAACGAACGTATGTTCCAATACCGGGATCGGACATGATTGCTATGATTAGTTTATTTTTAAATGATTAGAATCTTCCATCGCAAAATGGGCACAGTTTCACTTGATTATGATTCATTAATAATAATATAAAAATCAAGATAACGATAATTAAAATCGCAAAGAACACGCTAATTGTAATAATTAAATATGGAAATGCTCTTTCAAGAATATATTTTAAGAAGGGTTCAATCACAAGTTGTTGGATATAATTCTTAGTATCCGTATTTACCAAAGAATGGGCAAATTGATCAATCCATCCTTTTAGCATGTAGGAAAAGCGATCTTTATCATTTGTCCGGTCAATTGGCATTTTATTACTGTGATGAAATTATCAAATCTCTTCTAATCGCTGTGTGTAGAGAAATGCCAACATTTAGAGCACCGAGTTATTCTAAAACAAATCCAAATACGGGTGCACAAGAACCGTGTTATACATTTGGTATTGATTTTCAACCAAACGAAGAGCTTCTCAGTTTCATAGCAAATGAATCATCCGACATATCATTATCATCTTTACAAAAATGCGTATTAGATAATGTTACAAAATGGAATTACTGGATTGGATGTTTTTTAGAGGCAACAAGCAAACTTTTTTCAAAACCATATACGATTCAACAAATTAATAAAATTACAAAGCATACCCTGAAAGGTAATACTCCATCATCATTCCCAGTAAATGTATTATTAACACCAAAACAAATACAAATTGCAGGAGGTGTTTTTTGGGTTCATTGGGAATATACATATGAAACCATTGTAATTGATATTCCGGTTTCGGAAGATTTGGAGAATGATATAAAAGAACTTATTGAAACTCCGGACATTGAAGAGGTTATAAATGAAATGGAAGAAATCAATATGGATGAAATACCGGTTAAAAGAAATACTACGGGAGAATCATTCCATTTAGAGGATCCTATGAAATTGTATTTTAAACAACGTGTAAAAGAATTTAGACTCAAAGCAAAGTTGGCCATGTATAAGGCACAATACGAAATGAAGAGATATTATGAAAAATACGGCGAGGAACTATCCGACTCTGAAAGCGAATATGAAGAGGATCTATCCGATGAGGATGATGAAGACGAGGATGACGATGAGGAGGAAATACAACTTTAGAAGGAGTGTTCGGCAAGGATCTTCTCATAAAATTATGCCCTCAATCTTTTATAGAAAGTAAAGGCAGGTACAGAAATGAAGAACGTCATTCTAATCGCACTTGTAGTCCTAGTTGTACTATTTATCGTTTATCAATACGACCCCACACTATTTGGTCTATTATCATCACGTGATGGCTTCCAAGATGCTACTAAGGCGGATGGTGCTAAACCAGATGCCAATGCTCATGGTTCTAAACCAGCAGGCATGGGTGAATCAAATGGAAAGCGTACTGAGGATTTGAACAAGAAAGCTGACTCTGTTAACAAGGTTCCTGCTGGAAACCCACAATCCGCTGGTGCTGCTGGACAGGCTCTAAAGGAGCAACCCGCCGCTGCCAAGAAGGAGGGTTTTGCTGATCTAAGCGCTTATGAGGGTCCGGCTAACTTTGGTACTGCTGAAGCACCCGCTGGATGCTATCCACGTGATCAACTCACCCCATCCGAACTTCTTCCAAAGGACATGAATAGCATTTGGGCTGAACAGAACCCAATGGGTCCAGGCTCTTTGAAGGGCAAGAACTTCCTAAGTGCGGGTGCCTTGATTGGTGTCAACACTGTTGGTCAGAGCATGCGTAATGCAAATCTACAGGTACGATCAGAGCCTCCCAATCCTCAAGTACCTGTCAGCATCTTTAATCAATCCACTATCTCCCCGGATATTAGTCATCGTCCACTAGAAATTGGTGCTTAAATGATATAGTTATATGTAATTAAATCAATATTGAAATGATTATATTTATTATTAATTATTTCAATATATATCTGTATATAAAGGTAAAACCTATCGTGAAATTAGAACCATGTCATTGTTTGATAGTATGAATTCCATTTTTAAATCAATTGTTGGAGCAAATCATTTTCCAACCACCTATGTCGTGTCATCCGTTGATGGCAAATCATATAAAGTTCGTGATCTTCCTGATAAAGAAAAAGCCGCAAATTTAATGGCAATGATACGTAATCGGCTAACCACGTTATGCAATGCGTTAGAAAAGAAGTATCCAGATAAGCCTCAAGTTAAATTAATGGTTCGTAACTTTCGTTCCGATCCAGAACGTTTTGTAGAATCAACACCTGATGAACAACATACTTCTTCCACTATCAACAAGGGCGAATCCATTCATATGTGTCTGCGCCAAAGAGATGGTCCAGATGAAGATTTGGTAAATGAAAATGTGATGATGTTTGTTGCATTGCATGAAATGGCGCATGTTTGTACGGAATCAATCGGACATGGGCCCGATTTCTGGAATAATTTTGGATGGTTGTTAAAAGAAGCAGAAGCATTACAATTGTATCGTTATACTGATTTTTCAGCACATCCTGTGCGTTATTGTGGCGTGTATATTACTGATTCTCCACGGTATGATCCCTCTAAAGATGGTACTAACTTGCAAATAGGTAAAATCTTAAAACGAGTTGAATAATTTCATCCTCTCATTCATTGATACGACATGACACGATGTGATACGAATGATTTGCTTTTTTTTATGAAAATGCGATAGGGATGTCTTCCGTTATAGACCAAATATTAAATCCAACGGTTCTATCTAGTCTTCGTGAAGATATATCATTACATAATGATGAATCTAGATCAGTTCCTCCGGTCCAATGTATGATATGGAAAGGCGACAATCAATATGATACAATTACATTTGATAATGTATATCCATTTGATACAATTGATCATATTAAATATATGATTTGTAGTTATTTTAAGGATAATTCTTCATTTATTCCACGATTTCTATTTATAGGTATTCCAGTGGGCGATGATGCGTATATCACTGAAACTCCAGATATGAATACCATAAAATATATTCCACTGGAGTATTTATGGTATCCTCATGATTCAAATGATTCATCTGATACATATGAATTAAATCATCCTCGATATACATTAATCCATTCAGATCTTCGTTTTGTTACCTCAGATGGAAGTTATGCGAGTCCAAATCATGTCATTCGTGGAAGAAGTACACTTGAACAAGTATTCTTAAAAGCACGAGATGGACAGTTGCCTGTTTTTCATGTATTTCCTCTTAAACAAGTCTTAAGAGAATATCGTGGTGCAAAACCCGTGGGTGAAGAAGAGTGGAATAAAAAATTTGCACCCTATTTTCCTCAAATACCCGTTCAAGGTCCATATGAAGCAGATGCAGATGATATTGAATTCGCAAAAAAAATTAATTTTTTTATCACACAACGTACAAATACAATTGATCGTGTAAATCAATTACTGGAAGATAATGTAGAATATCCTTCCATTAAATTAACGGGCATCCGTCAATTATTATTAACCTGGAAAAAACCCGTTCGTGATTTTGAAGGAAATGCAAATTTGTTTTACCGAATTCGTGCCACAGAAACACGTCCCTATTTGCGTCTTCTTCCAGCAGATGGTTCGGGTATTACTAAATTACATGTGAAGGGTATCATACCTATTCCCACATTGGATGATCCACGTGTATTAGAAAATTGGGGAAAAGAGACGTCATTTACACCTGGTATGGATTTTTGTACAATTAAATATGTTCATCGTCCTCAATTGGGTATTACACCACCCATTTATGGCACTGTTCAAATTTTACACGATGGTACCATGAAACTACTGCTTCAACCTCCCAAACAGATGAGAAAATTAGATCCTAATGTTGATTTCCGTCATTTTAATTCTGTTCTGAGTAATGTGTTTGATGATATCACTCATCAAAATATAAGAATGTATGAACTTCGTGAAATTGCGGCATTATTTGGAATGAATATTGGTATGAAATCAAAACGTTTTACAAAAGCACGAATTCAGCAGCGTTTACCTTATTTTCAAACATTCTTCAAGGAAATCCAACCATTACCTGAAGACAATCCATTAATTTCTCTTCGTTTTAAAGCAGTAAGTCAATATGCTTCAGAAGATAAGGTTTTTAGTTTTATTACACAATATACAACAGATAAGGCACTAGACGGCGAAGCACCTGATGTGGGTATGATTGATGCAATTCAGAATGAATTTCAATTCTCAAAGAAAGAAGCTACAAAGGCATTTGCAGAGTGGTTTCAAAAACGTGGTGATTTTACGGTACAAATTCCAGAAGAGGGTGAATTTATGGAAAGTTTTAATCCAGGCATTGATATTCATATTTATGCACAACATCCATCCTATTTTTTCCATGTAAATCGCATTGATAATTATGAAACATATAAGCGTGTATTTACATTATTATCACTGTTATTTATTGAAGAAGACGATTATTTTCTAGAATTCTCAACAAGATTTGAAGAAGAAATGGCAGAAATTGAGGAGGAATTGGAAGAAAAAAGCATTGAACGTGAAGAGCCATCAAAGAGAATGAATTATCCAAGTGCTGAAAATATGTCATTGAAAAATACAGCAGAGCCTCAACAAAATACAATTTCGGCAGTTCCTGATTGGATTTTAACCGATATGTATGCAAATGAATCAAATGTAGTAAATGCAAATGAAGTTCTTCCTGAAGATGTTCCAGAACCAATCCAGGTTGCTGCTAAGCCTGCAGTAAGTACAGACATCAAACCGAAAAAGAAACCCACGCTGGTAGAAGCGACTAAAATCCCTCAAGAAGCAGTTAAAGGAAAAGAGGAAGAAAAAGGTCAAAAACTAGTTAATCCAAAGAGTTGGTTTATTTTAAAATTACAAGAAATTGATAAACGATTATTTGATTATGATACGGATGTAAAAGGAGAAAATGGTTATAGTAGACAATGTGCAGGTCATGATGATCGTCAGCCAGCCATTCTAACAAAAGAACAATATGATCGTATGAGAGAAATTTATGAAGATGACAATATTTTTTGGATTGTATATCCGTTGGAGGGCGCATCAGATCCAGTACAACCAATTGGATCTGAAGAAACAATTACTATAATGCGATATGGGTCTGATGCAAATAATATTAATTATTATTTTTGTCCTAAGTTTTTTTGTTTAAGCGATGAAATAATGATTCGTGAAAGTGATTTTATCTCTACCGTGGATCGTGATGGAAATCCTAAACCACCGAATACATGTCCATTTTGTTATGGTAAATTAATTGAAAATAAAAAAAAAGGAGTACCTGGGTATACTGTAATTAAACGTAAACAACAAACCTATCGTAAATACATTGATTTTCTGAAAAAAACAAGTCATCCAGAGAATTTTTCATTACCTTGTTGTTTTCTTAAACAATCTACTTTGCGTATATCCGATTCATCCTTCAGTCATATTCGTGACTCCCTCCAGCAAGAAATGATATCTGAAAATCAAATTCCTGAAAATGAGGATGAAAAGTCAGACTATTCTGATCTAGTTTTTCGTGCAGATCAAGTCATTGAATATGCGGTGTTATTTGAATCAATTCATAAAGCATACATTTTAGATTCAAATAAGCAACCTGATCCTGGCGTATTTGCAGCTGTTTCTCATCAATTTGATACATTCTTTCAACAGAATTCTGGAGATAAAATTGTGACACGTGTTATGATTAAACTTAAAATACGCCCAAATGCAGTTGGATTTTTAAGAATTGGTACTGAAAATACAATTAACGAATCATTGCTTGGAGTAATTGCACCTTTGATTTATAAAAATTCAATTACAGAAGTGAAAGAGAGAATTCTGGAGGTAATGATCCCCCGTGTATTTCTAAATTCACACTTTGGTAATTTAGTATTAGAATTTTACAATCCAACCGATGGAAGTGCAATGCCACCCACTCATCAGGAATTAATGTTGTGGTCAAGAAGAGAATTAGGTATTTCACTTAATAGTACAAATTTATATGCATTAATACGTGTATACAACGCTTACAAACGGTTTATTCGGTTTATTAATGACCCATTGCAACGAAAAGATTTACGACATATTCAGCCAATTCTTGCGGAACCAGGGCTATTTACTACTCGTGGTATTCAACTGATTGTTATGGAAGATAATGGTGATGAACCAATTACAATCAAGTGTCCAACCTTTGGAGTATCTGCGGATCGTAATCGGAAAAATGATTTTGTATTTGTATCCAGAACAATGAAAACAATTGGTAAAACCAATAATCAATATGCAAAATACGAATTATTTATCCATACAAGTAACAAGCCTGCAAAAGGTGGAGAAGGAGAAATTCATGAAACCATTATTCGTTGGGATTATCAATCACGACAATACTGGCCAGACATTGTAAAATTACGTGTAGATGAATATATGACACAATGTCAAAGTAGATATCGTTCTATTTATACATCACAACAAGGGATTCACTCTATGGCAATGATCCCATTATCCAAAGCAGCAGAATCATCTCCATTTATTCCTGAGGGAATTATAAAGGATAATTATAATCATATTGTTGGAATAACCTTTCGTACTAAACCTGGTTCATCCCATTTGGTTGCTCTGCCTGTAATAGATGATGGTGTTATTTCTATTTCATCCGCATTTTCAATTAAAAATATATATTTAGATTGGGCTGATTTTAAAGCAGCACCAGTAGAGGATGTTATTCAGTATTATGATACAGTATTGGCACCATTATTTTCACTCTATCCTGGTTATACAATAAAATATATAGTTAGACAGAAACTTGATGATAAAATTGTAGCAGTACAATTAAATAATGGTATTTATATACCTGTTGCCCCTCCAAAAAATCAAAAAGAGTTTGATAAAATCAAATTGGATACAGTAACCATTGAGGAATTTGAGTGGGAAATTAATAAGCAACTATCAGGTGTCCCGTCTAATTCTAATATTAGCAATTGGAATTCATTATTAGAAAATACCTCTATAAACAAGCAATGTGGTTCAGATCCTGAAATTCAAATGGAATCATCTGATGCTCAATTTGAAGAATTATATCAATCGTTTCGCATTATGTTTTCAAACTGGATTACAAGTCAAGAAGCTGGATCTTCATTCCGAAAAAGTATTGAAGAAATTATTTTTAATTCAAAACTACCAGAATATGAACGAAGAAAGCGCATGTATTTATTGATATCATCTACCTTATTATCTTGGTTTTTCCCTGATCCGAATCATTGGGAAAATCACTCTACATCCTTTTTAAGGAAAGATTGTAGAATCATTGATCAAGAAGAAAGTTGCACGGGTTCTTGTAAATGGAAAGTAGAAGATGATATGTTACATGAAGGTCGCTGCCTATTACATGTACCTGATAAAAAGAATTTGAGTGAAATAAAAGGAGAGCGTGAAGTCAATACATCTGAGTTATTTACGAAACGTATTATTGATGAATTGGTTCGCTTTCCAATACGTAGAAAGCAATTAATGAGAAAGAATGAAATCTCAAAAATGTCATCCATTATTCAGCCCATTCATGATGGTGATCAGTATATTATTCCAGAATCATCTACCACATGGGCGAATTTATTGCGGTTAGAGTGGACACGACAAAATCCCGAAGAGCCCAAATATTATGAAGAAATGTCAAGAGAAGCCACAGAAAATGATCATATCTTGCCTAGTGGAACTTTACCGAAACGTCTCCAATCCATATTAGGAAAAAATACACCCTTTCGTCTAAAAACACCATCAGTAATAAATGAATCAAAACCCCTGGTTGCATTTACTGGAATTTTAGGTATATCCTTAGAATCAATGGGTTTAGATGAGGATTCTACTTCATTGACAATGGATAATTTGAATAAATATGTATTGACAACTTCAAAACCGATTGGTCTATTTGATTTACGTGATGATAATATTGTTCAGTTTGTACGTCCATTTAAGGGATCCTATGATAGCGTTACCATTTTTGTATTTTTATCGGATCAAATTGGTTTATTGGTAGAAGAGGATGGTAATCCAGAAGTTACAATTGATTTATTGCCAGAAAGGGTTAAGGATAGATGGCAAGATGCACATATCATTCGTGTAAAGAAGACGAAAATAAAAGTAGCCAATGAACCTTTGCCAAATATGGGGATGGTATTAAATACTAAAAAAATACAGCCTCCACTTGCAAGTAAAGCATCGTCTAGTAACATTGTCAAGAAGAAAAAGTCTAAACCTGAACTTGTAGTAGAAAGTTCACCATCAATGAAAGAAGCAAAGAAAAAGTCTAAACCTGAACTTGTAGTAGAAAGTTCACCATCAATGAAAGAAGCAAAGAAAAAAGTAAAACCATCGTTGATAGACAATTCAATTAAAAATGATCCAGTATCTTCTGTACCTGCATCTGCAGCTGCCGCCTCTGCCTCTGCATCCACATTTATGAATAAACCACAAAAAAGAAATAAACGTATTTTGCATTCACAACTGACTAAAATGTAAACGAGAAATCAGCAAGTGGTTTACTTGATTGTGTTTCTTCTGGTTCCTCTGGTACAGGAAGAAGAACAGATTGTTTGCAACCAGCCTCCACTGCTCTGCGTCTGCATTCAATCATATCTTCCACTTCATCCGATAAAATATTAAGACGCATTCGGCGATAAGATGGATTGTCAGGATGCAAAATAACGAGGTATAAATCGGCAACTTCTAAATTATAATATATTTCCAGTATCCATTTATATACGTTTAATTGCAAAGTATAATGCCAATAATTTGTATCAGGTAAATGATCCAAAGGACATAGACCTGTTCCAAATGGATTTTCTGATTTAATTTCTTTTGATCGTTTCCAGTCATAAATAACAAACTTATTATCAGAACGGCGACGGAAAACCATATCAATGGATCCACATAATTTAATTTTTCGTTCATTTTCTTTGGGATCTAATGAATCGGTAAATACTTCCCATTCAGAGCGATAGGGTTCTAAATCATGACCACAGTCATTCCAAAATTTCATAAAATATTTCCATTCAGGAGTATCTAAAATGGCTGGATTAATTTCTTGTGAAGAACCGTGAAGAAATTGTTCAATCGCCAAATGCATTGCAGTACCTGCACTTGACGCTTGTTTTCCATTATCGGACCATTCTTTGATAATTTCTTCATCCGTTTTACCATAGTATTTACTTTTTGACCAATTCGCACCTTTCTTCATTTTAGCAATGATTGCTTTTGGATCAAAATGTCCAAAGAATTCGTGAATAAATCCAGTACATGAAATATTACCAATACATGATCCATTCACATAGTATTTATGAGTTGGTTCATCAAATGAAATATGATCATCACGTGGATGATGGTTAATAAAAGTCAAGCGTTGCCAAGGTTGTGGAGCCATGTTAGATATTAAATAGTCTATTTAGTCTAAATTTAAGTTGTTCCATTTCATCAAATTTTAATTATTATAAAAAATAAAAATAGATTATATTTTATAATAAATATGTATTATGGAATATTATTAAAATCTAAACCCAGCGATTTGCATAATAAAACGTCCCATTTTATTTTCACCCTTAATTTGGCCCGTTTTTACGTCACGTGTTCCACCTAATTCAAGAGCAGATGATGCTTCAATTGAATTCTCGGATTTAATGCTATAGAGAAGATATTTATTACGTTGACGTGCAGCTTCCACTGCATTTTTAAAGCGTTCATCTCTTGTCCAACGGTAGGTGAGTGCATCCATAAGAACCATGTCTTTGATTTCATTCCATTTTTGATCATCAAATACAACACGTGCCTTATTCAGTTCGCCTTTTTTATTAACTAATTTACGAACATCATTTGCTTCATCTTTCAACAGTGCAAAATCACGCTCTGAATCAGCTTGAACCTTTTCACGTTGACGTATGGTATTATATAATTGATGAATGGTTCCAACTGTACTTAGACGATGAATAACTAGTGTATTTGCATCGCTTTGATCTTTATTTGTACAAAATCTTAATTTCATAGCTGCAACATAGTGCTCCACACTTGGATACATGACCGATGAACCATCAGGTGTAGTAAGATCTTGATCAGGAATGGGAAATGGTGCAGAGGGTGCCAACCAGCGTGCAATATGAATGTCGGGTTTGCCACCACTTGTTCGTAGACCAAGACCATCCTTAATTGCAATGGCTCCTGTTCCAAAACGAATCAGATCTGAATCGGCAAATTTCATATCCAGTGGAGGTAATGCATAGGACTCATCCACCTTTTCATCACCCACTTCAGGAGCCTGTATTTTCTCTGGTAGTTTTACCGATTCAATTTCTTTCTCATTCTCTGCTTCACTCAATGCAATATGTGGTGATTGAATATGAATGAGCGTATATGCAATCTTCTTCGCACGATTTAGTACAACTTCTTCCTGAATGGAATAGGTACTTGTTAAATAGGTTTTATTAAAATTTTTCGGGGCTTTTAGGATAATATGGTGTACTTTTTGTGAATTAATCCATTTATCAATCAGTTGATTAATATTTTTAGTATTATTATGTACATTTCCTTCTTTTTGAAGATACAAATCCATGCTTTCTGCTTCGGCATATTTAACACCTTCCCACGGTGGATCAACATAGAGAAGATCAATTACATAGCTAGGAGTCCATTTAGTAACATCTTCGTTATGTGGTTTAATTTGATTTTCTTTTCCAAATTTACGAATATTCATAACAAGAGCCTGATAGGTATCAGGTACAATTTCAAAAGCATCAATTGTTGCTCTTGGAAAGACAGTAGACATATGAATTGTATCTACTCCAATATGGGCAGTAGCATCAACAATGGTTTTGATATCCGATGGATTAGGAAACCATTTAAGGAGAATATCACGAACCTGTGGTTTTTGCCATGGTTTAAGAACACTGTATTCACTTGAAGGTACTGTAAGATATTTAGCATAATTACCTGTTTTATTATATTTAATGATTTCTTTACTAAAATGTTTGAAGTCTTCAGCGGGTTGTTCTTCCTCATCTAGCTTTGATTCAACTTCAGAAACAGGTCCATGACGTTTAAAGATGAACCAACGATTTAGAAAGGAGAATTCTTTTACAGAATCCGTCATAACAAATTTCTTCTTTCCAGATTCTTTGGATTGTTCTTTCTCTACCATTGCGTAACTAACATCAAAAGTCGCAGTACTATTAACAAGTTTTAATGCATCCAGTTCATTTCTAGAAAGTAATTGGAGTCCAATTTCTGCGAGTCGTTCTCTAAAATAATCAAATGATACTAGATATTCAGTGTGTTTGGAACCGATACTAATAAATTCAACATCAATTCCTAGGCCCACGGATGTTTCATCGGGTACGAGATCATCTTTTTCATATTTTTTGGTAATTGTCCAGATGGGTACATCACCTTCTTGACCCGATCGTGAGTGTCCAAGTTCTACTCCACGTAGCAAATTGAAGACACGATCACCGTCAAAACAGCATCCAACGAAATATCCACCAACTTTAACGGTATCAGCAAGATTTTGAATAAATCCATCCAGCGATGTTTTTGATTCAAAGAAATAGTGAAGAGCAAACATACATGCAACGACATCGGCACCTTCTCGGTATAGACCATTCATGGATTGTTCAATGTATTTTGGAACAAATCCTTCGGGTGCAACACGCCCGAAAATAGTTCGTAGAATATCACGCTCTTCTGCAGTGGCTCCAGCGGATCCATCTACAATATTTTTTGAACTATTACCAATTGCAAAGGCAATTTTTGGTACACGATTTGGACCAAATTCACGAATGAGTTCAATGTATCGTTTATATGCACCATCATTTGTATTAGTAATATTATCACCTGCATAATCAATTCCGACTACATATTTCGCATGATTAAATTTCCATTTATACAAATCTCCTGCTTTACCACAGGCAACATCAAGAAGCATTTTATTTCCACCAGATAGTGCACGTTTAAGGAGAATTTCATTCTTGATGTATTTATTATGGAAATCTTGTAGACCTTTGATTAAAGCCATATTTTGCATGGGTGCTTTTCGTTCATAGTATTTGCGGCTGATATCGGATTCACGTATTTTTAGAAGATTTTTAATTTCAGATTCGCTTGGTTCTTCATTTCCAGTACGGATCATGGATTCCGTAACTGGATCATGAATTGAATTCCATACACTATTTGCAACACCTTCATCGTTCATCATACCCGAGTATTTAATATTGCCACCACGGGCAACAGCACGCAATAGGCGTTCCGTCTTATCATGACGAATACGTGAAGGAATCCATCGCCAGCCAGGCTCTCGTGCTGGATCATACCGCATTTCAACAATACTCTTGTCAGTAATTGGCTCTTTTGAGTCTTCAGTCATAACATACTCCTCAAGTGTTTCAGGATTTGTTTCTATGATTATATTGCATGTATTTGCCATGGTATCTTGAAAGTCAATTGGATTAAAGAGAATCGGACGATAACGTCGGTTTTCATCTTTTTCTTTACCAATCATTTCCTCAAATAGAATAGCCGCACGAGGATTTTCATCCACACTACTTTTTGAGCCACCAACATACAATCGCATGGTTTTAAATTGAATGGTACTTTCGCTACTTGGATGTATGGTAGTGGTTACTTTATCCACGGAGGGAATGGATGGATCTTTTTCAAAGTTAATAAGAAAGTCAATGGTATTGTCCTTTGACGGTTTCCATTTAAACTGATGTTCAAAACGTACACCAGGTTTATCAGGAATGGGTTGAGAATTACTGGTAAGAATGAGACCATCAGTGTGGTAAATACGTGAAGTATCAAGAATCGCAGAGCATCCTCGTTTGAAAATAGAATCATTTCCAGCGATTCCAAATTCAAAATGCTTTAAAGCGACAATTAACCGACTTGAATCCGTGACACCTTTTGCAACAACTTCAACATCGGAACGCCATTTTTCATTCCAATCTTTCAAATGATTGTAACGAGATTCGGATGCAGGATCAATGAGACCTTCTTTGAATGTTGCAAATGGTAACTGTGCTACATTTTTGCCATCCATGTAATAGTAAATATCAAAGAGCAAATAATGGTTAATGGCACGATTATCATTTGACATGGTTACCCATTCACCGTCAACAAGGCTTGAAGCGCATGCTTTATTTTTGAGACCCGTGCGATATACATTCATACTTTGATCAATAAGGAAGAGTTCGCCCAATTTATTGACGAAACCCATTGCACGAAGACCATCCGCTTTATCTGTTACATTATATCCAGTACGAACATTTGGAATGGCTTCATCCATTTCGGGTATAATATTTTTAACTTGAATGGTAACTGGACCAACACCACGAAATTTTTCGGTACTAGTGAGTTGTTGATACTCATTTCGTACAGATTGTACAATGGACTTGCGGATAAGAAGTGAATTTTTCTGAATCGCACGTTGAACTTCACCAACACCGCTAATCAATGCACGCAATGCCTTCTCGGGTGAATCAGTATATTCTGTATTATGAAGTAACTCAACTTCTACCTCATATTGTGGTACTTCATTTAATACATTATTTTCAACAAAACCAGTGGTCATGATATATTCGCTTTTACCAGGTACTTTAGGGGATTGGCGAACCATGGATAAATCTACACGAATGCCTTTTCCAAGAAAACTCCAACGTCGGATGAGTCGGAAGGCTTTCTTCTGATTTGCCCATGTTCTTACAAGATCTACCACACGAGGATCATCATTTGACAATGACTCTTCACGACGGACTTTAAAACGGATATCATATTCATTGATATCAAGATTACTATCCGCAAAGGCACGATCTTTAAACATAGCACTAAATACCTTGTTATTCATGCTATCATCTTTGCAATAGGATTGAAGAATACCAAGACCCTGAAGTGTAAAACGGATATGTTTCGGAGTGATAATATTGAGATAGTCTTCTTGTGGAATGTCTTCAAATCCTTTGGTACGTAGACGTTGTGCGATTTGAAGAAATGTATTAGAATCTACTACTCCTCCTGATCCGAATGTAGTTTCCAATTCAAACTTCGTATCCTTAGACCAATCATTTATGAACTTTTTAATACGTTCAAACTGGTCTGCTGTCAAGTCCATTCTAACTATAAAGTAGATTGATAAAAGTACCTTAAGTTTCTATATAGTTAGAATGGGGATCAATTTTATTTAAAAATAGTAATTAACGGTCTACAACCTTATATCGGACAAGTTCTGTATGGAATGCTTCTTGAATGACCTGGACTGCATGACTTGGATTAAATTCTGGATTACAGCAAAAAATATCAATAAAACAGGATCTATATTCTGGATAGGTGTGAATGGTAAAATGACTTTCTGAAAGAACGTATGCGTATGAATATCCAATTGGTTGAAACTGATAACCCGTTTCGGATACTACATTTAATTGCAATTGACGAACAATCCGATCAAGTGTTGGCTTACCTGCATCTAAAAAAGTAAGTAATTCTGCATGAGGTACATCATATACATTTACAAGTACATGTACACCGACTTTTTCTTTTAATACAATATTATCACACATTACATATATTGTTCATATTTTGTTTAAGCTGTATCAGAATATTAGAATAAATCATTGGTAGATGTTTTCCATGATGCAAATAAGCGTAGTGAATTTTCTTTTCCAAGCCGAGCCGCAAGAATTTCTTTTAATTGTTTTCTGTCATTTTCATTCCATGAAGGAAGAACGGATAATTTTTCAACAATTTCCACTTTCGTTCCTTCTACTTCATGCCATTCTACAATCCATCCCCGTTGTTCAATTGATTTTAGCCAATCATCTAGCATGTCATGTAAAGAAATAGCAGATGGATCGGATGGAATCGCTACCCAACGACCTTTATAGTCTGCGATCCAAATGGGATATTCTTTTTTCCATAACATTGGATTGGAAGAGAATACAATGGTACCTTTCAGACTACTTTCTTGTATTTTTGTATCATCCTCTGTTTTTTCTTGAACCGCTTCTTTCATTAGAATAAATTGCATTTGATTCATATATGCAATTCCATTATATAACTCTAAATAATCGGAATCATCTTTAAAGACAGCGCCATTATATGCAGCGGCAATTAGTTCATAAATTTTCTTTCGTTTTCTGGATAGATGTGTATTTTTGAGTTCATCTGTTTTTTGTTGAAGAGAAGTACTCAGATCAATTAACATCTGCGTTCTAACATTTTTTTGTGAAAGAGAGTAATATTCTGGATCGGCAATGCATGATATTACACTCAAAATTCCTGAAGGATTCATATTGGAAGCAATGTATCCTTTAAGTCCCAAATTTTCAAGTGTAGTTTCTTCCTTATTTTTAGGGACATGAACCTCAATCGGATCCAATGTTCGGGTCCGATTGGGATTTTTTAAAGCAAATGACATTAGTTCGTCATAGCTAATATTTTGATATTTTTTAACAGGAGTCGTCATATTTAATTCGTCTTACTAATATTTTATATTCAATACTTTAGGTCATCAAATTTTATTCATTTCATCATTCGCTTCATCGTCCGTATAATTTTCATTTTGTATACGAATAATTTCCAACTCTTTAAAGCGATTCTCCATTTCTTGTCTAGTTTTTAGGCAAAAATTGAGATATTCTTTGATTTGTAAGAAAGTAGTGTCGGAGATAAGTGCTAAATCAAAAAAGATACCGTTTGAATTTTCAGTATAATTTTCTTTTGATTTTCGTATAATACGATAAATCTCTTCTTGTTCGGGTTTTACAAGAACTTTCATTGTTTCAAATATTTTTTTACGTTCCTCATAATGAGTAGACATTTCTTCTATTTCCGTATGGATGTTTGATTGATGAAGATCAATCGCATTTTATTCATCCTCTTCCTCTTCCTCTTCCTCTACCTCATCCTCATCCGCTACTTCTTCCTCTTCCTCTACTTCATCCGCTACTTCATCCTCCTCTTCTTCCTTATCTTCTTCTTGTTGTACGAGTTCATCTGATTTTTGATTGTCTTTCTCGTCCTCTTCCTCTTTCTCGTCCCCTTGTTCAGATGGATTAGATTCAAGAGATGAAATAAATAATCCGCTTGCAAGGATATAAGGATCATTAATTGCAAATTTAGAGCGTTTCAATTCAACCATGACACGATCGCCAATGTCAACATTATCATACTCTAAATTACCAAGATGAAGATCACGTGGAATTTGAATACGAATGGCATCACGATAATTGATATAGAGACCCATCTTATTCTTACGAATGACTTCTCCCTCAATTTCCGTACCATCAATTGGATAAATCACTTGTCCTTCCAGTTTTACATAATAGATTACATCTCCAGTAAAACGAGCAGATTCAAAATATCCCATTGATCGTGAAAGCAATTTTACAGAACCGGGAAGAACAAACCCTTGTTCAGAGCACTTATTCTCAATGAGAGATTTTGCTTTTTTGATCAAAAGTTCCTCAATTGGAGTTTTTTTGATTTCATTTAGTTCGGTAGGGGTAAGATTAATCTTCTTTTCAAAGAACGCTGTGCTTTCCATTCTTCTGTGTTCTACTATCCTATTGTCTTTAGCTTGTCGTCAAATTTTATTTTTATTATTTCTTTCCAGGTCGGAATAATCCTTTATGACCTGTATATGCCGATGCTAGTGGACGATAAAACCATTTTTTACCATTTATTCTTTCCTCATCCAAAAATCGTAAAAAGAGATCCATAAGAGTGCATGCACGTGTGGAATTTTTAACTTTTCTCTTTCCAAATAACATTGCATTATTTAAATCAAAATCGGATTTATTTGCGCTGGAAAGTATATCACCAATTTGGATTAGATTTGAAATATGACCCGTCATTGTACTAACATTTGCACATTCCTTACCTCTTCCAACATTACCTGCCTCTTGAGGAGGATCACCTGTTTTAAAAATAAGATCTCCATTTTTAGGAACAATAAACCCATATGGTTTTCCCGTCGTGCGAATAGAAACGGATAATTGCTGTAATGGATCTTGTTTATCTTTCTTTAACATATCAATAATCACGGTGGAACATTCCTTTGCACCCTCACACATATAATGAATGGTTCCCGTTTGTGTTTTTACATCATATTGCTTAGGATCAATAAAGCGATCAATCACAATTCGGTCAAGATTATGACGATTTTCTTGAATGCATTCAAATACATTTAAATCGGTGGAATACATGATAAATTTCTGCTCATCCATTGTAAACCATTCATCCCAGAAATAAAATAGAAGGGCTCTGCGAAAAGATTCTGGATTTTTTTGAATAGATTTATGGAAGGATGCATGAAACCATTCAACCATTTCAAGGATTTGTGCATAACGATCTAAAATTTCAGAGTCATCTTGTGACATAGCTATGCGACGTTGATTAATTTCATCAGGAGGATAAATATATTTTTCATTTCTAGAAAGTTTAAATGTCCAATCATTAATAGCTTCCCATATTTCTTTTAATGTCTGCGTTGTATTTATTTTTTCTTCCTCCACCTCTTCTATTTCAGGAATTTCATACTCAATGGGAGTAAATACATCACGCTTTATTGGAAATTTTGCTACACGAATTGCAAGTGGAATGGATAAATCCGCATAAACATTCGGTTGAAATAGATAATAACCATTACAATAACGAATATATCCTGTAATATTTCCATGCATTACTTGGAATGATTTATTATTGATAATTTCATTCAATAGATTGATGATGGTTAATTTTGGAATACCTGTGAGTAAATTCCATAGATCTTCAGATTGGTAAAAAGATTGGCGTGCAAATAATTTACGAATGATATTTTTTAGTTTCTGAATACGCCATCTTGCTGAAAATTCATCATACGTTGAATCATCAATATCCAACTCTTTTATTTCAATTTCAGGTTTGCATGTATATTGACATGTTTCAATCCAGTCACATACTGCAGTAAATGGCATATCATTGATATTCACCTCCTTTCGTTCAACGCCTTGAGAATCAATTTGCTCGATTGGATCTTGGCCACTAATTACAATTGCATCATTATTCAAATTGCAATCAATTGCAGATTGTTTCATTGTACGTGTTACATTACCAATTTTAACGGCCTTTTGAAAACCAATACGATAACTGTATAAATCAGCAGTTTCACGTGTATTTAATTCATCAGGAAGTATGGCAGTATATAAATAAACGGTATTATTTCTCTTTTTCTTAGGTAAAGCACAATGCGATAAATAACGAATGGCACGACCGAGAATTTGTTCGGTTTTATTCAAATGAAACCATGAATCAATTACATGTGTCTCACGAACAAATCTCAAATCAACACCTTCTGATGCAATTTGTGAACCGATAATGACCTTCATCTTTATACCTTCAGCATTGTCAAATGCACGTTGCGCTTTTATGGTCTGATCATTCTTTGGAGAAATAGCGATATCACCTGTCAAAATTCCATAATATGCGGGCGAAAATTCATGATTTGAATTACCATGTTCTCTTTCTTTTCGTGAACATAATGCACATTGTCTTCCACCACTGGACTGAATACCATTTGCCAAGAGTGTAGATCGTCTACCATATGGACTATAACCATTTGCTTCAAGAGCAAGAGCAAGAGGAAGAGCCCCGCCACCAATAAAACGTGTATACACAAAAATACAACCTTCTGAATTACGAATACGATTGATTAAAAATTCAAATTTAGGACTGTATCGTGAAAGTTCTCCAACTGCCAACCATTTTACACCCACGGATTCTTTTGCACGAAATCTCAGTTCTCCTCCTGTTGTTTCACGTGTAAATACCGTATTTATGGAGTTAATATCCGTACGACGTATATATGCATCCAATGTATTTCCTTTTGTTGATTCCGTCGCTGGAACAATAATATTTCCTGCATGCACTAATTTTTCCAAGGAAGTTGTACTCAATCCTTTACCTCCAGCGGGCAATGCATTCATAAAAGCAATTGTAGCTTGCAATGCATCTCCTCCCAGCTCAATTGGTACAAGTGGTAAATGTGTATAGTATGTTGTATCCTTATTTGATAGAGGAACACCACGTGGATTTTGTGAAGGATAATTTTCAAGTCGATCAATGTGTTCAGGAAATAAACGAACAGGAAATGAAATGGGATTTTCACCTCTCATAAAACTAACATAGCGACGAGAAATCCATGATAACATTTTTGAACCCTTTTCCGTTATATTTCCCTCTTTATCAAAAATATCATCCTCAATAATTGTTGCTTTTTTATCATTGAAAAGTAATAAATTTAACATAAAAATGATTTCCTTATATGTATTATACATTGGAGTTGCTGTAAGAGCACAAAATTTCATTCCTTCAGAATAACGTAATACATCACGAATATAAGGTGTTAACATTTTTCCGCCAGCAACATCGCTTTTTTCTGCTTTTCCACCTGCAAATGCTTCTTCTATATCATCATCTTCTTCAGTAATATCACGTAGATTATGAGCTTCATCTACTACCAAAAGGCGGCCACTAAAATGTTTACGAATATAATCACGTTTGAGTTGTTCTTGTTTCTTTTTTGGCAAACTTTTAGGAATACCTGAAAGGATGGAGCGAATATAATTTGCAAAAGAGATATATCCAAAAATCTTATAACGACGACGAATGATCCGATTCACTGCCTTTTCTATTTTACCCAAATCACGTTCATATAAGGTATTTGTTAATTTCATATAGGTAGTTCCAGTGCATTGTGATGCAGAATTTGGTTCGGATCCCTCCCCAAGTATAACTTTTGATACATCAAAAATTGTTCTTAGGAATCCCTGTTGGATGGTTGGTGGAGCGACAAGAAATACTTCACTGTGTGGATATATTTCTAACCATGCTTCAATAATTTGAACAGCGGCACATGTTTTTCCAACACCGACACCGTGAAATAAAAGAGCAGACATGTATGGAGTTTTTGGTGATAAAAAGTTAGATACAAATCGTTGTACAGGGGTGATTTCAAATGTAGAGTCATCTGTGCAAGGGTCTATATCGTCACGAGGTTTCCATGTTGTTTGCAATGATTCTGCAAATTCTCTTTTAGAAAGTAGTTTTTGTAGAAATTCTGGATCACGGATATCAGGGTAGGCCCCCGTTTCATATTCCCATGCACTCATCGCATCAGATGGAAATAAATCACGACGTTGAAGTTCTTTTACAATGATATCTCTTTGTTTAAAATCTATCGTATTATCCCATAATTTAAGTATTTCTTCATCAGTATAGGATTGCATTTTTTTGAGGAGCATAGCGGTATTGTTATTTATCTTTTCCTCTTCTTCCTCTTCCTCTTCCTCTTCTTCCTCTTCATTCTCTTCTTCTTCCTCCTCTTCTTCCTCTTCTTCCTCTTCTTGATCGTTCAATTGTTCATTATTCTCATTCTTATTCTCACTCTCAAGACTCTTCTTATTATTTTTTGAGGGAACATTTAATTTTCTTCGGATAAGTTCGTCTTTTAGAGTATTTAGTACATCAATATCATTTGTATTTTTCCATAATGCAATAATATCATTATTTGAATAGTTTTGAAAATTTATACTATTCTCATCCGCATCTTCTTCCTCCTCTTCTTCCTCCTCTTCTTCCTCCTCTTCTTCCTCCTCTTCTTCCTCTTCTTCTTCCTCCTCTTCTTCCTCCTCTTCTTCCTCCTCTTCTTCCTCTTCTTCTTCCTCTTCTTCCTCTTCTTCCTCCTCTTCCTCTTCTTCCTTCTCTTCCTCTTCTTCGTTCTCTTCCTCTTCTTCTTCTTCGTTATTGTTATTAACTTCATTTTTTGAGGGTATATTTATTTTCCTACGAAGCATTTCATTCTTCAAAGTATTTAATACATTTGTATTATTTGTATTTTTCCATAATGCAATGATATCCTTATTAGAATATTGTTCAAAACCGGTCATTTCATTTTCAGACGGATCATTGGCTAATAATTTTATCAAATCCTCGTTTGAAGTTGACATTGCTATATATAGATGAATATTTCATTTTATTTTAAACACTTCTATATGAATTATATATGTGTTTAAAATAAATGATTGGACGAATAAGTTAATTATTTAATAATAACACGAGAATGATCCATCATAGATAATGGATGAAAATTTTTCATAATTTTTCCAGCTTTTAGTAAGATTTCTCGTTTCTCTATATTATCCGGACGAATCTTTGAAATGGCTTCTTCTAACGAGAACCACTGAATGTCACCAATTTCACGTGCCATATGGCGATTATCTGCATTTAGTTCAATTTGTACTGACGGGTTACACACAGCCAAATAGTATTTATGACTATATCGTGTTTGATTGGATCCATAAAATGTTTCAGAAATATAATGTGTATTTTGGATAATTGAAAACTCACTACGTTTAATATCGGTTTCTTCTTGAAATTCCCGAATTGCACAATTAATATCAGATTCACATGGATTGCGCCGTCCTTTTGGAAATCCCCATTCAGGTTCTTTCCATTTGGAACGATTTTCTGCGATCCATTTTTCTAATTTAGGCTGAATGGATTGATATTTTTTCTCAGAGCTATCATAATTATTCTTATGAGACATAACCGATTCATCCCACATCTTTTTCCATAAATCACTAAAAGGTACAGTAAGAATGTTATCTTGTTCTTCTTGTGTCATATTACGCAATAAATAACAAATATAATCATCGTCATTTTGATTATATTTACCTCTCATAAATTCAAAATAGGAAATTGAATTTTTACGTTTAATCAAAAGAATTTGGATGGATTCATAACCATTTTGAATCATAATTGATTTGGAGAAAAGAGATGCATTATGTGAATTATTTGTGTAACGAAATGCAATAATACCATAGCTTGTGACGGGGAGAGTACAATTTCTGAATAAATGTCCAGTAAGTCCGCAATTTGTGCATCGTTGTGTCCGGATTGTAAAGAAATCCATTAGTATATATAAAAATCACCTTAACCCATAAATGAATCATACTCTTTAGATCCAGTTTATGTGAAGAAAATAGGATAGATAAGAAATAGGAAGATTGTAATAGAATGCAATTTCCTCCAAGTGTATGGGGTCCATTTTTTTGGCACACAATTCATATTGTTGCACTTGGATATCCTAAAAATCCAACATATACTGATAAAAAATGTGCAAAGGAATTTTATGAATCATTAGCATATCTTTTACCTTGTTCTATTTGCCGAGAGCATTATAAAGAACATTTATCTAAAAATCCTCTAACACCTTTTTTGGATTCAAGAACCGATTTAATTAAATGGACCGTTCAAATCCACAATCAAGTAAATAAAATGCTGGGAAAACCAGAATGGTCTCTTGAAGAGGTCATTGCATATTATGAACGGGTTGGTCGCAGAGATCGTTCTCCCGTTTGGACAAAGGAGGACATGAATGAAGTAGATTATCGCTCTTTTGTAAAAGGATTTATTACTGGCGGTGCCATTTTATCAACCTTGGGTGGTGTATTTTATTTTCTGAATCGTTTAAAATAAATAATTTACTATACATGATTTATGTAAGATTACGAATGATTTCTTTGCCATTTCATTAGCAGAGGAATGACTAGTTACATACCTGATATTGTGAGACCTTACATTGAAAGTATCACAGGTACAAACCGTGCGATAACAAATGTCCCAAAAACAACTAATCAATCAAAATACCAAGCATCGTCTACGGGATCAACCAGCGGATTTAATTGGTCATCCATGGGAATGTTTGGATCAACTGTTACTGCAAATACATCTGCAAATTGGTCAGGCTCATTTGGTCGCATTATTGCTTATCTATTTTCAATTCTCGTTATCATTCTCGTGATTGTTTTATTTATTCATTACTTTATTACACCGATTATTAAATTAAAGCCTGGTGCTCCCGGTATTATACTCATTCCTGGCTTTGATGATGGTGTTTTGTTTTGGAATAAAGGCATGGTAAGTGAAATTAAAAACAAAGATCTACCGATCCAAAATATGTATTACGACTATACAATTATTCTAGATGTATTTGTACAGAATCCAACACAATTTGCAAGACAACCACGTATATTATTTACTCGTGGTGCAACAAAATCGGATGTACCCAGTACTTCCGCAATGAGTTCTACCATGTTATCTATGTATAAGAATTACAACTTAGCGGTTGGGTTGGCTCCTGATACAAATGATTTAATTGTTTCCGTTTTGAATAAAAATAATGGAATGGAAGAAGTTAAATTGTCTAATATTCCGATTCAAGAACCTTTTCGCTTAGGTATTGTTGTCATGGAGAAAGCATTAGAAGTATATATCAATGGACGTTTAATGAAGACAAGAACATTTACAGCAGAATTACAAGATGTAAAAGGAGATATTATTGCATATTCTGCAGCAGAAACAAATATTACAAAACTTCGCAATCTTAAAATCTGGTCACGTGTTTTGAGTACACCTGAAATTCGTGAGGCTAAACCATCTCTAAGTACTGCATCCGATATGGGAGCGGGAGAAATACCTGCTACATCACTTTGTGTATAATCTATTATTAATCAAAATAAATATAATCAATAAATAAAATCAATAGATAGAATGTCATTTATTACTATAATCATCGTTGGTATTTTATTAGTATTGATTACATACTATGTAGCGGTACGTGGTATTTTTCCTGAATCGGGTTTGAAAGATGTACTTCCTGAAATGGAGCCCCTATCTACAAAGAAGGATATTGTTACTCCAGATGAGATCCAGAAAAAGCTGTTAGGTTCAAGTGGTTCTACGGTAATGGGATTTTTTAAGTTAAAGGATGGTGACCGAACTGCAAAATATGTAGATCAATATACACCTCTCTTACAAGTTGCAAACAATTGGTTTTTGGATATCTCTCCATCCCCTGTTGGAAAAGATCATACATCTGCTCGTTTACGGGTACAGGTAAAAGGAAACGATGGATTAAATACAGAATTAATTGAACTTCCTTCTATTCCAAAACAAAAATGGATATTTATTGCAATTTTAAGAGATGGAAGACGCTTTGATATCATCTACGACAATCAGATTGTTGCATCTCATCGTCTTGCAAACTATCCGGTTATCATAAGTAGCCCATTATCAATAGGAAATAATGGAATAGATGGATCTGTTATTCACGTAATAATTAATGATAAACGTATGACACCAAATGAGGTGGAAAGAGAAAGAGTTCGTTTTGTTGATACAAATAATACAATTATTGAGGATAACTCTATTGATATCAGTTTTCCAAAATTTAAATTTTTTGCAAAATGTCCTTCCGGTTTACCATGTGATACAATTACAAAACCACCATGTGATAATCTTAATCAATGGTCAACACCCTATTCGTGAAGTAAAATAAATATGTAAATAGATTATCCATGTATTTGACAGGATAATGGATAATCTAAGAAATAATAGTTCATCTCCAGTCGCAAGATTAATTCCAGTGCTACTCTTTTTTATAGGATTAATTGCATTGTATTATTTGTATCAATACCTTTTTGGTCCAAGAACTGGAAATAGTTACGAATTGATTAAGAATACACAGAATGCCAATGTAGATCCAACCAATCCAATTCGTATACGATCGGATAATTTACCTGCACTGTATGAAGGCGGTGAATTTACAGTATCTACATGGATTTATATTGATAACTGGTCGTATCGTTCGGGATTTAACAAGTCAATTATTAGCGTAGGTGGACCAAATTTTGATACACTCCGTGTCTATTTAGGCGGTTCCAAACCCAAATTATTTGTTCGTTTGCATACAACAAGTCAAGGAATGGTTACTCAAGAAAAGGGTGATTCTCTCTTAAAATCAACCGAATCAAGTGTATTTACTCAATTACAGACCGAATCATCATTGCTTGATTCATCCGCTGGTTGCGATTTACCAGAAATTGAATTACAGCGTTGGGTAAATATTTCAATTGCAGTAAACGGAAAAACAGTAGACGTATATATTGATGGTAAATTGACACGATCATGTATTCTACCCAATTTCTTTAAAGTAGATGGAAGTGGTTATTCTGCAAATCTATTGATGCATGGCGGATTTGGAGGTCAGATTTCAACTACAATGATGTATGATTCCGCTCTTCATCCAGAGGCAATTTATAAGAATTATATTGCAGGTCCAGAACCTATTACAAATTTGGGTGATTGGTTGATGTCTATCTTTAGTTTTAATGTTAATGTAACGGTTGATACAAAATAAAATACAAAAATAAATAATACAAATACATAAAAGGAAAGACTAGACATGTCAAACAACGTATTCAATATTCCAAAAGTAGCCAATACGAGTGAAAAGTCCGGTATCTTGGGTGAACTACTTTTCTCTGGTGCTCTTGTATTGGCTACCTATGTAACATTATTGTTCGTAGAAATCTTATACAAGTATTTGAATCGTTTATCAATGGATCGTACTGTGCTATTAGCGTATACATATAACATGGATAGCAAATCAATCGTTATTCCCCAAAATCCAAATCAAAGAGATGCAAAGCCAGTACATCTGTCAAGAAATGAACGAACGGGTATTGAATTCAGTTACTCATTCTATTTACATGTTCATCCATCCACATTTCGTCAAGAGTATGGTTTATTACATATCTTCCATAAAGGTTATTCAAGTCAGTTTCCACTATTGGCACCCGGTGTATATATGCGATCGGATACAAATACCTTACGAGTGTATATGAATACATACAAAACATGGAATAATTATGTTGAAGTTGAAAACATTCCTGTAAGCAAATGGGTACATGTGGTCGTTGTATGCAAAGAGAATTGCCTTGAGATTTTTATTAATGGAAACTTATCTAAAAAATTACCATTTGATGGATATGCTCCTTATCAAAACTATCAGGATATTTGTTGCTTTAATCAGCGTCGTCTTGTATTACGTCCAAGTACATTGCCATCCTTAGAAGAGGAATTAAACATTTTTGGTGTAACAAAAGGACTTCTTAGCCGATTGCAATATTTCAGTTATGCAGTATCCTATGCCGAGATTCATAAACTATTAAATGAAGGTCCATCCACCAAAATGGATCCAGAACAAATTGGCGATGTTCCACCTTACCTATCCGATACATGGTGGCATACAAGTGTTCATAATGAAAAATAATCAATTCATATAATTACTAAATATGTAGATCTAAAGGGTGTATATATTTACTAATACAAAACTAGTAATGCCAGGAGGTGGTTTATTTTCACTTGTTGCCTACGGGGCACAAAATGTACTATTGAGTGGTAATCCTGATTTTACATATTTCTATAAAACTTATAAAAAATATGCACATTTTGCGGAAGAATCGGTAACCTTTGCAATGGATGGTCCACAAGAATTATCCTATGATCAACCCATTCAGGTTCGGTTTAAACTTCAACGTATTGCAGATCTTGTTCGTGATATCTATTTTCTATTTGATTTACCCGATATTTACTGCAAATATGTAGATTTGGCAACCGTTCTTACACGACAGTCGCAATATAATTTTTCATGGGTGACTTATATTGGATGTCATATTATTCAAAGTGTCGGATTTTATATTGGTGGTCAAAAAATTCAAGAATTTGACGGAACCTATATGATTACAAAGGCACAATGTGATTTAGATACACGTTCCTTTCAAAAATGGCAAAGACTTATAGGAAATATACCTGATTTGTATGATCCTGCAAATGGATTATATGGTGGTGGATCAACGGGTACTGGATATCCTCTTGTATATAATAATAATGGTCCAGCAGGATCAACTACTACGCCTCCTAATGTAAATCGTCCATCCATTAGTGGTCGCACCTTGCAAGTTCCTCTTCCTTTTTGGTTTGCAGAATCTACCTTTGAATCGTTGCCATTGGTTTCCCTTCAATTTCATGAATGTGAAATTCGTGTTACATTGCGTCCAATTAATCAATTGTATCGTGTTTTGGATGCAAATGGATATCAAGTTGCACCAGGATATCAATACAATCCATCGCCCATTTCTCTTCAACCACAAAATGTATATTATACAGCGGTATCCGATATTTCAGATGTTACAATTAATAACTTTTTAACAGATATCGGAACACCGAAACCATTATTAAATACATGGCAACTCAATCCAAGAATTCAGATGACCTATGTATATGTAACGGATGAAGAACGTGTACAGTTTTCGTCTGAATCCTTACAGTATCTAATAAGACAGGTAACTCGGTATGAATTTGATGCATTAACGTCAAGACAAATTGTTCAGTTAGACACTCATAATCCGATTGAACGAATGATTATTGTACCAAGAAGATCGGATTCGTTACAATATCGTAATCAAATTACTAATTTTTCAAATTGGATTAATCCACTAAAACCACCATTTATTCCTACGGATGGAGGTTGGGCACCGCATGTAAATCTTATTTCTGCAACGGGTCAAGTCGTATTGAATGGTCAACGATCCATCATGCGTGGATTATCCGTATTAGGAGATGGAAATCTTTTGCAAGAAGAAAAGCCTTTGGAGTATTTTACACAGATTGTACCATGGAAATATCTGACGGGAATTCCTGATCCAGAATTATTGGTCTATCCATTTGGATTAACATCTCCTACTACACAGCCACATGGAAGTATCAATAGTAGTCGTATTAAAAATCTACAATTGGATTTGAATGTATATCCTCTGCCAACAAATAGTTTCTATCAATATAATATTACTGTTTATGTGGAAAGTCTAAATTGGGTGAATATTGCTTCAGGTATGGGTGGATTGAAATATGCATTGTAAACATCATTGTATAAGATAAAGCGTATATAATAAGTAGATTAAATTATGTATTTATTATAGAAGAATGTCTGGATTTTTTACGAAACTCAAAAATAAGGTAACATACAATGCCAATCAACTGGTAGATGATCCTGTAGCAAATGAGCAGGCGGCAAAAGAAGAAGATGCAAAGATAAATGAAAAAATGTACAAGATTAGTAATGATCCAGAGTTTGGAAAAGTATGGGAAGAGCTATTTAAAAAGGTTCCGAGCTATATGGAAAAGTTAAAAGCATCAGGTTTATCAGAAGAGGAATTAAGAAAACGTAATGAGAACTTTACTACGGATGTAATGAATCGTATTAAAAATATAATTAAAGAAGGTGGTTCTAAGAATGAAGTAATTTCTGAAATTAAAACAATTATAAGTGAGTTAGATGAAGAAATAGATAATAATTCTGATGAAATCAGTTTTAGTCGTATTGTGAAGAAAATATGGAACTATATAAAACTTATTTTTGAAAAAGGGTTTTTTCCATTTATTGCTATTATTCTGGCGATGTATGTTGCAAATGAAATGATTGTTTATCCAGCACCCATTCGTATAGTCTTTTTCATATTTGTATTTGTATTATGCTTTTTATTTAAACATGTTACAATCCTATTAGGATTCTTTTATTTATGTAAAAGCGGTTATGATTATTATATTAACAATATGGCGGGTGGAGAAAAAAGACGTATTATGCCAAGAATATATGCATTATTACCTGTAACAACCTATCGGTCAGAAAGTCCTCTTACTGCATTCTTTTTGTCACCCTTTCAATATCCTAAATCTAAAAAGGATGAAGAGGAACTCGTAAAAGTGATGGAAGAGTACAATAATTCACTAACCGAATCATTTGCATATTTGGATAAAGTAAAAACATTACCATTTTTTGTAGAGGGTCTTAAAAAGATTTCAACCAATTTTGAAGGAATGCATACAATCGTAGAGGGAAAAACAAATGAGCCGCCATCCTCTGAATCCAAACCAAATGAACGAAAAACAAATAAACCAGTGCCTTCTGAATCCAAACCAAATGAAGCTCCTCCTCTTCCATTAACCATTGAACAAAATATAGAAAAACGTGCAAAAGAGAAAGAGAATCGTATCACAAATGCAGAATTTGAGAACAGAGTGAAAGAGGAAACAGAGCGTCTAAAGCGTCCATTATCCATAAATGAAAGAAATCAGATTCGTAAAAAGATTATTGAAAATAAAACAGCTTCAGCAAAACCAATGGAGGAGCTACCACCTTCTCTTCCAGTAAATAATACGCCTAAAAATAATGCAACCTTACCACCTTCTCTTCCAGTAAATAATACACCTAAAAATAATGCAACCTTACCACGTACAATTGAGCAAAATATAGAAATGCGTAAGAAAGAAGAGGAAGCAAAAGAGGCAAATAAGAAGGTAATATCTGAAGTAGAAAAGTTAGAACGTCCTCTTACCATTGAAGAGAATAAAAAGCTTCGTTCACCAAGTAATACAACGAATACAAAACAAAATGTTAAAGAGGAAGTAACACCCTCTGCACCATCTGAAGAACCGTCTGCTAAATAAGGGATTTAAATTTAGATGATCTATCATTACAACTAGAGATGAGTATTGAAGTGTCTGTAGTCACCCCTACGTATAATCGTCGTAAATTTATTCCGATATTGATTGAAATCTATCGCAATCAAACCTATCCAAAAGAAAAGATGGAGTGGATTATTATAGACGATGGAAAAGATTGTGTAGAAGATCTATTTAAAGAAGCATCTGTAACCATACCGAATATCCGTTATATCTATTTGGATGAGAAAGTTAGAATTGGTGCAAAACGTAATCTATTAAATAAAGAAGCAAGAGGATCCATTATTGTAGCAATGGATGATGATGATTATTATCCACCTGATCGTGTATCAACGGTAGTAGATGCTTTTAAAAAATATCCAAGAGTGGATTTAGCAGGTTCATCTGAAATGAATATGTATTATTTGGATGATAAAAAAATTTATACATTAGGTCCATTTTATCCCAATCATGCAACAAATGGAACAATGGCATGGAGAAAAAAATATTCAGATAGACATCAATATGATGAATTTGTAACCTATGCAGAAGAGGAGTCATTTTTAGAGGATTATAAAAATCAAATGATCCAATTGGATCCTAAAAAGACAATTCTAGTTATTTGCCATAGAGACAATACTGTCAATAAACATGAACTCCGAGAGAGTCATTTATCGGATCCACGTATTATGAAACAAAAATTACGTGAATCAAAATATCAATTAAAAGATTTTATTAAAGAACCAAAGATCTTGCATTTCTATACAAATGGTTTGTAACCTAAAGATTTATAATATCAATTACATAAATAGAATATTTAGTATATGGTAGAGTCCTATAATTATGAGAAATTAGTTACATTAAATAATGTATATAATAATACGCTTATTCAATGTAACGAGAATTACAAAATTTCAGAGTTAATAAACACAAAATTATTCCCACATCAATTAAAACTGGTCCATCATATGGATCGGTATCGTGAAAGAATGACCTATGGATTTGTTCATGAAATGACCGCAATTAATAGTAAAATAGGAATTATATGTGATCCATCTGGTACTGGTAAAACACTATCAGTTTTATCCTATATTGCAACCACTCACAACCAGACATTTCCAATGATTACACATCATCTTTCCGATCATTCTTCAAAATATTTCTTTTCACATGATCTACATCATTTTTCAGACGCATCTTCTTCTAATTTAATCATTGTTCCCCATCATTTATTTGGACAATGGCGAGATGAAATTGAAAAACATACATCATTGAGCTATTTACCGATTGAAACAAAACGGGTAATAAAGGATAATGATACTGCACAAAAAATCATTAAAAGTCATATTGTACTAACAACGAATACATGTTATAAGTATGTGGATGAGTATGCGATAAAGAATAATATTCAATGGAAAAATGTAATAATAGATGAGGCTTCTAGTATTTATTTACAATCGGCAGATCCCCCGCTTCGTTTTGAATTTTTATGGCTCATTACACAAAATTGGATCCCCCTATTATTTAAACATTGTAATATGGATATTCCTCAAATGTGTTTATTTAAATCATCTATAAAATTACATCCTGATTTTGAAAAATGGCTGAATGATCATATAAATTTGCAATATGATCAGACATCAAATGTATCCTCCTTTCTAAAGGAATATTTACCCTATTTTCATCCACAGAGATGGTATATGTTTTTACGTAATTCATCCATGGATATTGAAAAGAGTATTTCATTGTGTCCACCGATTGAACAAACCATTCAATGTAGGCCCAATGTAACAATTAACTCACTATCTAGTATTTATTTAGCAAGAAATATAGAACCGATTATAAAATCATCACAAATTCCACAATTTTATCAAGCATTAGGAGTTGATTTTAAAAGTGTATCTGAATACATAGAAGATCAACCGACTACAAAATTACAGCTGATTCAGAGAAAAGTAAATGAAAAAGAATGTTCTATCTGTTTAGATAAATCAGAATATACAACTATCGTTAATTGTTGTTATAATATCTATTGTGGAAAATGTTTATTGCGTAATACATTAATTTATCATCGGTGTCCAACATGTCGTGAAGGTGTAAATATTACAAATATGTGTTGTTTAGATCCATTACTTGATGTGGAAAAGATAAGCAATAAAAATAAAATGGAAATGTGTTTAGATCTATTACGTGAGAATAAAAATGGAAAATTTATTATTCATTCTACATTTGATAATATCTTCTACCAAATTTTTGAAGAGATTGATAAATTGGGATTAAAAGCAGAAAGAATAGAAAACAATCTATTTTCACTACTTAAGACAGTAAAAAATTTTAAAGAGGGAACTACACAAGTATTATTTGTATCAAATATAGAAGCAATCCGTGGATTATCATTATCCTCTATTTCACACTTGATTTTTTACCACGAACAGCCTTCTTACGAGTGGAAACAGCTTTTGATTCATTCTGCGCAGCGGATGCAGAGGATGCAACCTTTAAAGATACTTCATCTTCATTCTGAGATTCAAGTTTAACACCAAGAGTATCATATATTTTACCCGTTTGATGTGTAGCCCATTGTGTTACACATCGAAAGGGTATATGATATTCATTCGCAACACGATTCATCTCTTTCCATGCATTAAATAAGGCAGATTGTTTAGTAAGTACAAGAGTATATTGCAATTCAGATGGTTCAGGGATAGAGGACGGTTTATCATATTGTTGTAAATACAAATTAGGATATTTCAATTTTAAACGATAAGATAATGGTAGTAAATTCCAACATTGATGAAAGAATGCCCAAAAATCGGCACGATCACTCCAACGTAAATCATCTAGAATTTTTTCATATACTTCAAAAGGTGCTTTTTCCAAATAGAGGGGTAAATTTTGATGAAAAAGAAGACCTGCAAGATTTGCGTCTTTTGTTTCCAAATCAAGTTCATCATTTTCTCCCCAATTTTCAAATAAAGTAAACCATGCCGCACGAATGGCTACGTGAATATTTTTATCCATTGATTCCTCTTTACCTTGAACATAATCCCCTGATTTATCTTCGTAAATTAAACTTTGTGATACCTTGCGAATATCACCCAATTGATAGAGTGAATCTGGAATTTCCTTTTTAAAGAATTCAACCAATTTTTCCTTTTTAGGCATATTTACATAATGTACACAACAATATTTTAGAAGTTGTTGCATAATACGTCCTTCCAGTACATTACAAATAAGAATTAAAGGACAATCCTCTAAAAAGTTTCTTTTTGATTTTAAATAATCTAATAGTTCTTGCAATCCACCTTTTTCACCTTGCGAGAGACCATCCATTTCATCCAATAAAACAGCACGACCATTTGGTGTAGAGGGATGGATCCATTTACTTACACCCGTTTCAATTAAAAGTGGCATAATGGTTTGCCGAAAACTGGATCCTGTTCTTGTATGACTTGCATTAAATTCTTGAATCCAATATTTACCCTCTTTACATACACGGTATACTGAAGTTGTTTTACCTACACCTGGTGGTCCAATCAATAGAAATGCTGGATGTGAACGAGTTGTTAGCCATTTTAACATCGCAGATTCAATTTCAGGATGTAGACATGCAGTATCTTTTTCGGGTAAACTGGTACGAACCATTGCTAAATTTTGTATAGAGTAATCTCTTTACATTCAAACACGTTTTTTATGAGTATGTCTTTTCTTGTGTTTTTTATGAACTTTTGTTTTACTCTGTTTCATAAGATGTGTATGATATGTTAACATGATATCATCAAATACATCAAAATCAACTGTATCTGGCAAATCTAATTTTACTAAAGCGAACATAATTTTATCTTTTAATGGAAATGAAATGACATGAAATGCAGCATTAATCACCTTCATGAGATAAGGAATGACTTTATAAAACTGCGTGGGAAGAGAAACATGTATTTTAAAGAGTTTTTTAAGAGTATGTTCGTTACGAAAGACATCCATATAATTATTTTTAATCATATCATATGCAACTGTATTCATAGAATTAATCCATACAAATGATTTAGTCACTGAATGATAGGAGCCAAAAATAGTATACTCTGGCTTATTTTTCATTTTTAAAAATTGTTGCGAAGCAGCCTTCATTTGTTTATCAATGTATTTTTGACCATATTCATTGATCATTGATAAATAGAGAATGTCATTTTTATTCCAATTCATAATATCTATTTTATAATTAATATTTAATTGTAAAATAGATAGATGAATGCACTCAACGGGAATCGAACCCGTACCAACTCCTTGGAAGGGAGTCATTCTACCACTAAACTATGAATGCCTTCTTGTAGGAATGTCGCCTACAACCATATCGTAGACTAAATATTCTAATTTTAAACGCACTTATGCCTTGCAATTTTTTCCATCTGAATTTCCATCCGAACTTCCATCCGAATTTCCATCAGAACCAGTGGATTGTTGTTGGAAGGTGCAACTTTCACCATTTGTAATACCCTCCCATGTTAAACCAAATGAGAGTGCACGTTGACAGAGCTCCGAATTTCGTGATGCTGCATCCGAGTTTGCAGTCTTCAATGAAAAGTAATAATCATCTGATGCAGGTGGCTCACCCTCTTTTGGAAAGAGTTTTAGATTACCATTACGTGAAACACCTACCAAGTCCACACAGGTATCTTGTACCGTTCCATTGCCCAATTTACGTTTATAAAGAGTTAAGTAGTCAGGGCATGAATTAATGGTTGGAGGCCATCTAACCGGAGTTTTAGAGAAGATTGAATTGGATGCACCAAACCATCGCAGACCAAATAGTAAAAATACTGCAGAACTACCAATGCAGAAAACCAATGCACCAACGGACTCATTCATTCCATAAATTTTAAATGTACCACCAACGATAACTGCAATACTGATAATTGCATAAATAATCAGATAGATGTTGAACATGATGTCTCTATTATCCATATACTAATTTTAATCGTTCATTATCACAATTTCAATACATGTTTAACAGAATATTCAGAAGGACGAATGCGTTTTTTGAGAGTACAATCAAATTGTAATACAGGTTGTAACATATATTCTGGAATGGGTTGATATGCACCTACCATTCCGCCTACAATTGCTGCATTTGTATCCGTATCCCCTCCTTTTTGCAATGTAATACGAATGGCATCCTCATAAGAAATCGTTGGATTTCGTAGAAAGTAAAAGGCTAACACAAATGCCCACCGAACATGCCCTTGTAAATTTGTACAAATCATGTCAGAAATATCAAGTGATTCATTAAAAAACCAAATTTTCACCTTATCAGAAATATCATGATTTCCTACATAATCGGTCGTACGTTGAAGAACATCCGTTGGTGTTTTACCTTGTAGAAGATGAACAATGGCAAATACATAGATTTCATTGACTTCCTGACATACTCTGTTTGGATGGGACAATCTTGCATCAAGTCTAGCATATTCTAATCCATCTTCTATAGGAATATTATTCATTGCAATCCAGGTAGCAATTGCAGAGGCTCTCATTAGTGCTCCGTTTGCTTCAGATTTATGATTTATTGTTTCTACCATATGAATTGCATCCTCTATATTTTTTACATTTTCATCATTAGAGAAAAAATCATAATACGTTTCAAATGCCATACTACATGTAAATCCTATATCAAATGGAATCGTATTGTACCAATTTGCATATCCGACTGCCATATGTATAGTACGACCTTCTTTATTACACGAAGTAGAGTTAGAAAGAGATTTCCATAATGTTAGAGTAAGTTCACCATCATCTGTAATTTGTCCAGGACCAACATGATGAGGACCGCCACCAGGCATCGTCATCGCATGAGATGCAAGATCTTCTGTAATCGGTTCATGACTAAATTCTAGAAATGCACCTGCTGCATCTCCTACAAGAGCACCAAGTATTGAATTCATTTTAATTTATTATTACTTCTACGAATTTAGGTTCTCCTACATAGATTGTAATTGGATAATTGGATTATAGCCATATACTTTTTCTAGACCCAAATGCAATAATCCATGAATTCCGATACTAATGGAGATAATTAAAATAAGGACAAATAGATCATAAGGTTTAATATTTGTTATTTTGGAGTAATGTTTATACAATACGATAAATCCAAGTAGTAATACGATGCCATTTATAACATGTGCATAAAATGAGGGAATGAGATATAATTTAACCATCTTTATATTAAAAGATTACAAAATAATGTAATATTTTTATATAATTATATAATTATTTAAATGATAAATGATAAAATGCTAATAAAAGCAATTTACATCTGTCCGCCAGGGACAAGGGCAACACCCGCTGGGGCAGCAACAGTACCTAGGATGGTGACTGGGATGTAGACAGTGACGTAATCAGTGAAAGCGTTGGGGATGGTGGCAGCACCAGAGACGCCAAAAGCACCATCAACGTTGCCAGCGACTGGCTTGAGGATCTGGAATTGACGGAAGTGAGCCTCAGTGTTGGCTGAGACGGTGCCAGCAGCGGCGTTGGCCTCAGAAGAGGCAATGCTAGCCTTGACGGTCTTGCCCATGTCACGCATAACAAAGCCAGCCTGGAGAGAGCCACCAGCGTAAGGCATACCAGTAGTCTGCAAGTAAGCAGCTAGAGCAGCAGAGTTAGCAGCAGCAACCATGGCACCAGGTGGGTAATTGCCAACAGTGTTTGAGGATGATGGTACAAACTCATACAGAGAGGTGTAGGCGGTGGGGAGGCTGTAGTAGTTTAGACCAGCTGGGACTTGCTTTAGAAAACGAGTAACGGATGACATTTTATATTCAGAGCTTAGAAAAAAAACACGGAAGGGTGGATAGAATGTCTTCAGCCGGTGCTCCAATTCCAGATTTTCAACTTCCGTATACCAGCTATGGGGTAGGGGGTCAAAACGGTCGTGTCAATTTGATTCCCTCTTCCACTACGGGTTCCACCGTACCGGATTCCGCTGGATTTAGTTATCCCATGAAAACCGAAGTAAACTTTGCAGGTGATATGCTCCGGGGCAACTGGGACCATACAGCTCTTTCTGACGCATTTTTTACTCGTAAAAACGTGGATATCATTCAAAAAGAGATCCGTAAAGAAGTATACCGTATTAGTGGATCAAAACAGTATGTGATTGATGATCAAGATGTGGATGAGATTAAAATGATTATGAGAGCAATGTATTTACAATATTCAAAAAATAATCCATTTAATGTGGAGGGTCAGATTAATGAATTGAATGAACTCGTTGTAAAATGGTCGGCACCACGAATTGTATCCGAAATTGAACATTATCAGTACTATTTAAACGATATTTCACATCTACCCGTTCCATTGGAGAAACCATTAAATATGTCATCTGCTGGTACACGATCACTGCCATTTAAGCCTATGATGTAATTTAAACATTAAAAAACATTTTATTTGGTTCTGGTATATCTAAGTTAGTAGTGAAATATGGCGTAGATAAAATAATATCAGTTACATTATTCCAATTATTTGCAGTAATAAATGAATGATGTGAATCTTTTCCAAATAGAATAGGAATCGTACTGCAATTACTTTTCATGACCTCTTCTTGAATATCTTCACGATCATCCACCATAAAATGACAATTAAGATATTCACATATATCTTTTTTGTATTTACGATATTTAACAAAATACATTTTATCAAAAAGATCAGCATACGATATATTATCCATAATCATTGTTTCTTCAAGACTTTTTTTGGTTTCAATTGCACGATTTTTACCACAAAAAGAAATAATAAAAAGTTTATGACCATGTTGTTTCAACTTTAGTAAATTTTCAACTGCAAATGGCATATTAATAACAGTATTAACATGCTCCGCACTAATTTCAACATTATGTGGACTTAATACTCCACCAAAATCAACACCAATATTAAATTTATTATGTGATATATCCATTTAATACATATAGTATATATATCTTTATACACTATATGTATTAAAAATAAATATATTTTTAATTATTAATAATAATTTATTTACGAACAAGGGCTGGCTTACGCTTACGCGGTGCCTTTTTATCAGTAGCATCAGCCTTCATACATGGTTCTGATTCACGTGAAGCTGAATAGTGAATCCATGCTTCTTTGAATTCTTCCAAATCGGATAACCACAACGATGAAGCGGTTTGAGATTCTAGATGTTCAATTTCACCCTGTTTTTCTTCAATCTGGTGATCAAGTTCAACAATCGCAGACTGCTTCAAACGATCAATACGCATACGAAGAACATAGTCATAGGAATCATAATGATCTGGTTTTTCTGGACAGGATAGTGGAGGAATATTGCATGACTTCATGTTTTCTACAATTTCCTCATCGGATCGCTTTTGAAGTACAAGACGTTCATCCAAAATCGCTTGAATAAAGCGACGCTTGGCATCAAGTTCAGTAATCTGTGTTTGAAGGACATGTAGCATTTTAAGACGACGAGCCTCATACATAGGGAGACGTTTCTCCATAAATGCCTCCAACATATCACCCACTGTTTTGTATTTTACGATATTAAACTCATTATCAAAGCAAGTCATATTGGTAGTTTTCCATGAAGTCGTTAGCTTGAATTGCTTCTCAAACTTCTCAATATTTTCTTTAATTGTATCATAACCTTCTTCTGTAAAGTAGAGTACAAATCGCACATCCATATCATTATATAGATCATCAAATCCTTTCAGACCACATGGTTCACCGTCATCTTTAGAGGATCGTGAGGAGGAGGTACTTGCAGTCTCTGCTTTTCTTGCCTCTTTCTTTGCCTCTTTTGATTTCTTCTCATCCGCTTCACATAATTCATCAAGGAATGCTTTGTAGTCTTTGGTCCATGTTCCAACTGGAAGTTCAGTAATGGTGATTGTTTTCTTTGCATCATCAAACTCATAAAGACCTTTGGTGATCCACGTCTGATCATCCAATCGTTCCAGTGTTCCACGAAATCCGAACCACCATGGATCCAATGGACGATCTGCCAAGGTTTCAATCGTTCCTTGGAGACGATGTTGCAAGAGGCATACAATGTCATCTGGTTTATAGGGAGGAATGTCGGTAGAATATCCTGTACCGATACCAATGCAACCGTTAATGGTAATCATGGGTACAACAGGTAGATAATATTCGGGTTCAACCAGTTCACCATCATCGTCTACATAAGTTAGTAGGTTCGCATCTTCTTTGCGAAAGATCTTACTAACAATCTCTTCCAAGTAGGTATGGATATAACGAGGAGAAGCAGAATCTTTGCCACCCATTAGACGTGAACCAAACTGACCCACAGGTTTTAGCAAATTAATGTTATTCGCACCAACGAAATTTTGTGCCATTCCAATAATCGTACTGTTAAGAGATGCTTCACCGTGATGATAGGCAGCATGTTCCGATACATAACCAGCGAGTTGTGCGACACGAATCTCTTCACGTAGATTACGCTTAAAACAGCTATACAAGATTTTACGTTGAGAAGGTTTCAAGCCATCCATGAGATGAGGTAAGGAACGAATATTGTCCGCATTACTGAAATGGATTAGTTCATGATTAACAAAGTTTGTGTAGGATGCTTTTCCATTTTGAGGAAGTAGCATTTGTTTGGGATCATAATGACTCAACCATGCCTTACGATCATTCGCCTGCTTTTTGTTAAATGCCAGATTGATGGAGTCATCTGTTTTCTCATCCCATTCATACAAAATCTCATGAAGATCCTTGAACCATTCACGAGCTTCTGCAGGAGTAGAAGTACCCAATCCTTTATAGTATTTCACTTTCCATCCATTCAATGAATTCGTTTCCTTCCATTGATTGAATTCAGGAATAGAATAGAAGGACAATACCGATTTGCCCTTAGATGCTTTTAGAATAGGGGTTAACAAGGTGCACAAGAATCCTGATTGAAGTAGACCAGGCCATTCCGCATGGAATAAGTTCATCAAGAGACCCTTGATATGAGAACCATCGTGATCCTGATCGGCCATAATCATGACACGACCGTATCGCAATTCACGAATATCCTTGTATTGTTTACCTTGTTCTAGACCCAGAATCTTCTTGATGGCGGTCAGTTCCTCATTTGCATTGAACTTTTGAATAGTAATATCACGAACGTTGAGTAACTTACCTCTCAAAGGAAAGACACCCCATCGCTCACGACCAACCTCCTTCAACCCAGAAATGGCAGAAGTAGCAGCTGAATCTCCCTCCGTTAAGATAAGGGTACATTCGCTTGATTTTGCCGTACCTGCAAAGAGAGCATCCTCCAGTTTTACAATACCACGTACTGTGCTGCGCTTTTTACCATCCGTCTTCTTTGTTTCACGGAGTGATTTAGCTTCCAAGACATGTTTCGCTTCATCCAGAAGGCCCAGTTTTGTGAGAGAGGTAATAAGTTTTCCCGTGTACTCAGGTCGTGATCCAAATTCAGAGGCAGGAGTTGTCAGAAACTCTTTACTTTGTGAATCAAAACTGGGATTAACAATTGTACTATTGATAAAGAGAACAACTGAATTCTTTAGCTGACCTGGCTTGATATCTACTTTCTTCGTTTTGGCAAACTCGCAGAAATCTCCTAGAATCTTGCGAGTGACATTCTCTACATGCTTACCGCCCTTCTTTGTATTAATTCCGTTCACAAAAGAGATGTGTTTATCCTCAGGGAGTTCTTCTTCATCTGAATACAGATGATTTGCGAGAACTGCACCAATTTCCCAACGAGGTCCACAATCTTCAAATGCATAACCAGTCATTCCGTCACGAAGGAAGAGTTTGATAAACTTTTCAAAGGTATTGGATGTGACGGGAGCACCATTCCATGTGACTTTGACATCTTTTCCAAGCGTTGCCGCAATCTCAATCACACGAGTATGAATGACTGCCAACATATCAGAAGTGATACCCGCATCCGTAAATGCACCCATAAAACGTGATTTGTCAGGAATAAATGAGATCTTGACTTGTCCCTTGGCACCTGTATATTTCTTTACAGATGGCTTCTCACAATGGAACATGTTGGTATGCCAGGACTGAGTATATTGCTTCTGATTTACGGGAGTCTTCAAATCAATACTGAAAAGTTTGCTGTAAATATTGGTCGCTTTTGAACCCACACCGTTGCGTCCACCAACAATTCGCTCTTCCGTGTCATCATAGTTGCTCGAGGTCAGCAGATGTCCAAAGATCATCTCGGGAACCATTACCTTTTCCTCATCATTCATCACAATCGGAATACCATCGCCATCATTTTCAACAGTAATCAGGATATCTCCACTCTCTTCCAGAGGAATAGCTGAAATGTCCAAATGCTTCACAGGTGTCATACCTGCGGTAGTAATGGAGCGAATATGCTCATCACGAGCATTCACAAGAATCTCATCAAAGATCTTATACAGACCAGGATTAAACATGACCTTGCGCCACACCATCTTACTAGAGGCTTCATCAAAGATCCATCGTGTATCCTCATTGGTTTTGGTACTACCAATGTACGTATCTGGACGCTCTAGAATATTCTGATGATGAGTATGCTTCTGATACTTACGAGGTGCGGCTGCAGCAGACATTCTTAAATGAGAATTTGTTGTGAATGTTTAGATTCTACTATCTTCATTTTAGTCATTCAATTTTATTTCATATAAAAAGTTAATAGAATATATCCAATTATTCTCTTATATATAATGAATTATATAAAACAATACATATCCGGTTATCTATCCCATTGTATAATTTAATTAAAGAATGGGATATTTTGATTCTATGCATTGATTAGAATAGATGGCGGCTGAAGCAGCAACATCGGCGAATGCATTGCATTCAAGTATTGTATCAGATCAACGTGTGATTGAATTTATTTATCGTGCAGTTAAAGATGCGGGTAGAATGGCATTTGATATAGAAATGATGAAAAAATTACCCTATTATGTATCACCGATTGGTTCAATGTCACGTATACATGATTCACGATCCATTCTTTCAGAGTATAATAACCCCCCATTATCATATATTAGCAATGATATTACAATTGTAGGAGGAGCAGCTCTGAATATATATGATAGTAAATTAACTGGATTTAAACAAAGAAGATCTCAGGAATTTAAGTCATTGCGAGAAGAATTGAGTCGTGAGACAACCGATATTGATATGGTTTGGTGGCCACGTGAAACAAATAGAAAATCAGGAAAGATCTATACAGCGGATTCACCTGCTATTTTTAGTTTCGTTCAAAGTTTTATAGGATCTTTATATGGAACATTGAATAATTTACCGAGAGGTCTTATTCCTGGTTTAAATAATATAGAAATAAAACCTCGGTTCATACCCATCATTGGTGTCCATTTTATAGAAATTTCATTTTTAATTTATAATAAAGAATATAAAATTGCTGATTTAGCAATTCATGATAATGGCGGTTCTCAACAATATGATTCATCAGGAAAGGAAATTACAAAACTTGTTTCCATGTATAATGATCCTATTTATTGTTCATCGTATGAGGGAAATGAATATTCAACAACATCATTTCGTAAGACTAAGCCATATGTTCCCAATCCGATATGGTATGTGAAGCAACAATTATTTGCATATGGAAATTTTAGTATGAGGGGTGATGTAAATAAAATGAGCATCATCCAAAAACGCATTGAATATTTAATTAAAATTTTGAGAAGTTATCTTCGTAATCATACTAATCAAAATAAACACAATCTAACCGAATTATTTGGAGCGAATACAACCTATGATAAATTAGTTGAAGATATTGTATTACTTGCAAAAGAAAAAGGTATGGATCTTGAAGAGATTTCTGAAAAGAATATTGAAAATATGGCAAAATATTCTAAAAATATGCTTAAACAATTTAATGAGAATCAAATCAATCATGCATATGAAAATAGTATTAAAAACATGGCAGAATATTCTAAAAAAACACTTGAAAGTAGAAATACAAATCAGGTTAAGAAATATAGAGAATTCATGGGCGAGTTGAATAACATGGGAAAGTTAAATAAAATGCAACAAAACAACAGTAATAGTTTAATAAATAAATATGCAGATCTAATGAAATATTTTATGTATTTGTTAAAAAAAATGGAAGATAAGCTAGAAGTAGCAAAAAAAAATAAAAGTATTAATACAAATAAATCATATCAATTAAAAATCAATGTAATATTACGAGTATATGATACATATTTCCCTATATTTAATTATTATAATGAAAAAGGAGACCATTATATAACAGAACTTAGTAAAGATCCTGATAATAAAGAATATAAATTAAAATTTAATGATTTGATACGTGAACTTGAAAAATATACACATAGATTGTATATACAATTAGTAGAACAGATAAAACAAATAGATTTGGTAGAAAAGTTAAAACAGTTAAAACATGCATCAAAACACGATGGTGGTACAAGAAAACGTCATAATTATAAGGAAAAAACAAAAAAAAGAAAATCAAATGTAAAACAAAGTGAATAATAACTAAATTTTTTCTATGGTTACACCCATTTTCCCACAAAAATAGCTGACCAGCTCATCATTTTTATAATCATGAATGTATTTAATTACAGTAATACCTGATGCCAATAGTAACCGACAGCAAATAATACACGGATAATGGGTAATATATGCAATACACTCTTCGCATGATACACCTCTTTTTGCAGAATCAGCGATACAATTTTGTTCCGCATGGACGGTGGCTTGTTCATGCCCGTCACGTACAATGGATAAATGTTCACATCCAGGTAAAAACCCATTGTATCCTTGGCTAATAATCCGATTATTGCGTACAAGTAAACAGCCTACATGGAGTCGTTCACATGGACTTCTTTTTGCGGTAACTTGAACAATTTCTTTAAAATAATCATCCCATGAAGGGCGTTGACAAACGGATGTCATTAATTAAAATAGAAATCAAAATCTTAAATTGTTTTATCATAAATAGGAGATGAGAAAGACCAAGAAATCAAAAGGTGGAGCTGCGACGGTGATGCCATTGCAATACTTTGATCCAAAAGCGACATTAGATAGTGCAGTTTCTGCAGGACGTGATTTGTTGAATACAACGGGTTCAGTCATTCGTCCACGAATTGGTGGAAGTCGTAAGAAGTCACGAAGAGTACGATTTAAATTACAGGGAGGAACCAAAAACAAAAAGAAGTGTGGTTACCGAATGAAAGGTGGATTTGTTCCATCCATTATGGAAGGGTTTGTCAATGCTACTGCAAGATATGTAGTACCGACCATCTTAATTGCAGGTTACAAGTTACTACAAAATGGTAAAACAGGTAATAAAACAAGAAGACATCGCAAGAAATAAATGCGTTTGGAACATATCCAGGTCAAATTCCGGACAGGGCCGGAAGAATGAACACATCAATAGTCTAAAGCCGAGACGGAGAAATAAACACAATGAGTGTTGTTCAAGGTCCTCGTCCAAACGCAAACGGAAATTTGTTTGAAATCCGTACAGTGCAATCCGCTGCATTTCGTACATTGATTGAAGCCCTTAAAGAGATCTTAACCGAGGCAAATTTGGAATTTGATTCAACGGGAATTAAGGTAATTGATGTAGATGAAACTCATACCGTATTGACTTATCTTCGTCTCCATTCGGATCGTTTTGAGTATTTTTATTGTCCAGCGAAGCATGTATTGGGTATTAATATGATTTATCTATTCAAATTGATTAAGACTCTAAGTAATAATGATAGTCTAACCCTATTTCTCCCAGCAAATAATCCAAATAAGTTGGGTATTCGTGCAGAGAATGCAGAGAAAGGTACTACAAATACATGGATGATGAAATTATTTGATACAAATGTTGAAAACATTGATTTTCCAGCGATTCAGTTTACTTCCATTATTCATATGCCATCCACTGATTTTCAGAAGATCTGTCGTGATTTTAATGCATTGGCGGAGAAGCTGGAGATTACAAGTTCAAATTCGGATTTAATTTTTCGTTGTGTAGGTGATTTTGTGGATGGAGAAACCGTAATTATGTCAAACAATCAGGGTGGTATTGAGGTAGAACGTAATACAAATGAAATTGTGCAGGGTGTATTTGAGTTGAAGCATCTTGTGTTGTTTACTAAGTGTACAAATCTATGTACCAGTGCTCAGATTCATTTGAAGAATGATTATCCATTGGTATTGAGATATATGGTAGCAAATTTGGGAGAGGTTCGTTTGGTATTGGCGCCTCAGAAGCAAAAAACAGATTCGGTTGGTAGACCACAAAAGGTATAATAAAAGAGTGATCTTAAAAATGTAGTAAATACAATTAAAAATAAATAGCGTATTTATTTTTAATTTTAATATGAAAAGAATTTAATATAATATTTATAGCTTTTTTTGTACAAATGGGGTATAAATAATATCGGTTTCACGAATGGAGGGATGAATTCCGCATACGAGATCCGATCCATTATTAAATTGTTGTGCATCACGATTCCATACTTTGATAATATTAAAACCTCGTTTCTGACAAATAGACAGACCATTAATCACATTTTTAGAATCACTGGTTAATCCATTTAGCATGGTTGCAATAATATAATTCATATATACGTCAGGAGCATCTTTCTTTTGTGCACGGAATGAGTAGCATCCTCCACGAATGCTGCGATGATCTTCCCACAGTGGTGGAATGGGATCTTTCATGATAAAGAACATACCATCGGAAAAGGTTTCACTCTTCAGCACTTCAATTAATGACCAGAAATCGCCCCAGGTATTCATAGAACCAAGACTAATGAACGTATTGAGTGTCCATTTGGTCTCTTCTGGATAGTGGAAATAGAGCGTCCATGATCCAGTAGGAATTGCCGAATCCATCTCAAATGAAGCACTTTCCTGTGAATTTGCCATTATAATTAGTATGATTCTGTATCTAAAGGTAGATTTCTCAATATTCCTTTAAATTGGCACAAGACGTCAATTTTTAATTATATGATTTTATAATTATCAAATAATTAAAATATAATACTTTCGTTTTATTGTTTATTGTTTATTATGATGTAATGATATATAGTTTTTATCCGATTTAATAAAAATAACATTGGATTCATTGATGGGAATATCGTGTTCTTCTCCCATCATGTCAATGTAATGAATCATAATATTCATTATAGGAGAAAACCAATGTTTTGTATGGATACACCAGCAATTAAATAATTCGGCGATAGTTGGATAATTGTCCTTGGTCGTATAAATTTTAAAATGATTTAAAAAGGAATCCATTTCATATTCGGTTTTCTTATTCTCTGAATCAGTAACAATGATACTTGCAGATAACCAGTTAATACGATAATGCGATTCGAATGTATCCGATAAATAGATCATTTGATTTAACGATTGATCATACATCCATTTAGCATGAACAATATTATAAATATACTGTCTTTGAAGAGGAAGACTGTGTCCAGAAATAAATAGCCATGTATGTTGGTCATTATTAAAATAGTTCAATAGATGCAAAATAAAGTCAGTTGTATTGTTTTTAATACGACAGGTATAGTCATATATCCAATTCAAGCATGTTACGAATTTTACGAAAAAAATAGTCTTTATACTGGTCATTTTAATTTAATATGTAATTTATTTTTAAGTAGTTAACCATTTATTTAGTTTTATAAAATACGACGGATTGTGATTTCTCTTTCCAATAACCTACCGCCATTTCAGATGGTTGTTCTTCTTCATCAATGGTATATACAAGATTATCAGAATCCTTATAATAAGTAATTCCATTAAACTCAATTTCTTCTAGTTCAATTCCTTCTTCTTCTTCTTCTACTACTTCTTCCTCTTCTTCTACTACTTCTTCCTCTTCTTCTACTACTTCTTCCTCTTCAACAACCTCTTCCTCTTCAACAACCTCCTCTTCAACAACCTCTTGTACTACTTCCTTTTCAACAACCTCTTCCTCCTCAACAACCTCTTCTACTACTTTCTCTTGTGTCTCTACAACAGCCTCTTTCTCTACCACTTCAACAACCTCTTCTACTACTTTCTCTTGAATTGTTTCTTTTGTATGATTGTTCATTTCAACGGTATCAGGTTTCTCTTCTTCAGATGATTGAATCATATGTAGACGATGCGGTGGTACAATATTACCCATTTTGTCAATCACAGGAGTTGTAGTTTCAATAGATACTGAAGCGGTGCTATTTTGTTCTGTTACAACAGTATCATCCAAATCCTGTTTATTTTCCTTATTAACATGATATGTAATTTCTGGAAGAGTATCATACACAATTTCATTTTGTTGCATCGCCAATGGTTCATTCATCCATAAATCATTTGAATCATCGGATTCATCCACTTGCTCACGAATATGTACTTCTTTCATATCTTCAATCATTTCCACACGATTAACAAGGTGTCCAATCGTAATTTGTTGAGCATTTAACATAGTTGATAGATTTTCCAATGATTTATAAATATTCTGAAGATCATTGTATGAAGGTTTTGCAGTAGATTCTTCAGAAGATGAGGATTTATTATTCGTTTTATAAGAATAAGATGACTCACTATCATCTGACAAATTGATGAGCCAATGTTCTAATTGACTGATCTCTTTTTGGACATTTGACATGCAATTCTTGATCAAAACGGAGCGAATGGACGCCATTGATATGATTAACGGGTTAAGTTATAATTAATTTAACACAAAACATATCGTCAATTTTTATTAATTCCGATCTATAAAAAATAATTCATACTTATTTTTATACAGCTTCTTGTTGTAAGGTAGAATCATGCTTAATTTTAAGATTAATACAAGCATCAAGAGTAGATTCCCATGCCTTAAGAGGTTTTGTACGACGTAGACGCAATACTTCTTCTGCCTTTTGTAGACGTTCCTTAACCGTCTCAGTGACATTTTTAGTTAGGCTTGAATCATAGAAATCAATTGGTTTTGTATCCATTGTTGCAAGAATACTAACCATTGGTGGCAAATGTACATCAACACGTACTTTTTGAGAACGAATTAATGAACGATACTCTTGAATGGTAAGATTTCCTCCAAATAGTTTAAGAATGGTACGTGGAGGAGCTGGACTAATTTTACCATTACATGAATCGGAATATACACGGTATAGTAGAGCCAGTTGTTCCCAACGTGTATGAGCATCTTGGTGAATATCAAAAAGATAAGACATTGCACATTCAGGACAACAGAAGTTACCCATTACAAGAAGATATTCTCCTGTATCACGGATCGGAAGAACAACAGGGCGATTTGAAAATGCATGACAACACCAAAAACATGCTGAATCGGAACTTTCAGGAATTTTTCTTACTTCGGATGAATTTTTGAATTGAATAAGAAGAGTTGATTTCATATTATAATAATCAATCGGTTGTTCAACAACATTAGAAACGGGTTCTACCACTTTATTGGTTTCTACTTTAGAATCATTCTCTGAAACATTGTTAGGAATCATATATTCTGCATTTAATTGTTGAACTTCTTCATGAAATGGATTATCTGCATTACTATCATATGGTTCTGCATCAACAGGAGGATGTGGATCATATGTAATCGGCATATCATTCATAAATACTTCTTTGCTCTGAATGGGAAGATGTACAATTAGAGGACGACGAGTTCCCCCCAATAGATTTCCTTCAATTCCATCAGGAGTAATTACTGCTACAACTGGGAATTGCTTCTTTTTGCTTGTTTTCTTAGGTTTTTCGTCTACAACAATATTTGCGCTTGAATTAGAATCATTCTCTACTGGAATTTTAGCTCTTTTTCCTCGTCCACGACCACTCATGGTTATATTAAGTAATTGATGCAATGATTTATTTAAGTTGTTTACGTATTTAGAGAGTATAAAGAAGCAGAGGGGTATAATAAGAATTTAAGCTTTTAACGAGTGCTATATACAAGATGTCAATTGATACTGCTTTTTGGTGCGAACGTGTGCGAAAATGTTTCTCTATGTTTTTAAAAAATCCACAAACATTACAGCACTTATTATTATTTGGACCTCCAGGTTCTGGTAAAACAACAAGTGCATCCTGGTTAGTGGAACAAATTTGGGGGAATCGTAAACCAATGATGTGTATTTCAATGAATGCTGCGGATGAACGTAGTCTGGAGTCCATTCGTCAAAAAGTATTTCCATTTCTACGTGTGGATTGGAGATCCGATGAAGAAAAGGCTCCCCGTTTTCTAATTTTAGACGAATGCGAGACACTTACCGAAGCCGCACAATTATCTCTACAGACGATTCTTAATACCGATCCAAAAGATATTTGTGTTATTCTCATTTGCAATTCACAGAGTCGTATTCATCCAAAATTACGTCAACGCCTTCTTAAAATACGTTATGATCCGCCTGCACGAAATGATAATAGTGCCGATATGTTTACAGGAATTACACGAGGAGATTTGCGACAACATATGCGTCGTTCAGAGGTTGAAAGTCGTATATGGAAATATATTCATTGTCATCCATCTGAAATAAAGGATCTTATTCGTAATGAAACGATTGATGATCAAACCATTGTTTCTGAAATTCTTCTTCTTGCAGATATGTTTCAGTGTATGGATGAATCACTAATTCAACGTATTAATTTAATTTATCCTCTTATTATTGATAGTACAATTTTACAAGAAGAAACCGAAGAGCAACTTATTTTATTAGTTCGTGAATTTAAACATAAATTTGAAATGAAAATGACACCCGAATAAGTCACCAAAATAATACAATGTCCGCTTATACAAAGACCGATCTACGAACTTCTACCATGGTAATAACGGCCAATTGGGGTACGCAAATTAAATTAAATAAATTATTTGATTTGTTACGTGATGTTATTATTCCAATATGGTATCCTGAGGAGGGTATTCTTAAATTTGAACACAATAATATGGTTCTTGGTCTGAGTCATAAGGATATCTTCACAAATCGTAAAATTACATCAAAATCATTCTTTAATCAATCTACCATTGTACTACGTAGAATGATTAATGATAAAAACAATGAAAAGGATGAAAAAGATGAAAAGAATGACAATCATAATTGGAAAGAGGTAAATGTAAAATTATTTGCAAATGGTGGAATTCAAATGACAGGTGTAACTTCCGAATCATTTGCAAAGAGTGCAATGGAATGGTTATTGAATAAATTCCAAACATTACCCGAATCCCCATTTTCAGGAGATCCAACCATTCAACGATTCTCTGTCCAGTTAATTAATACCGATTACGCAATCAATAAATTTATTAATCAAGATGCACTTCATAAGATATTGATTAATGATTATAATATGGTAAGTATGCTTGAAAAAACCATATATCAAGGAGTAAATACCAAATTCTTCTTTAACACCAATAATAACAATACAGGAATTTGTCGTTGCAATCGTTTATGTAAAGGTCAAGGTACAGGCGATGGAGATGGAGAATGCAAACGTATTACGATGAGTATCTTTCGCACAGGAAGAATTATTATTACCGGTGCACGAGAGCTCCATCAAATTCAATCCGCCTATCAATTTCTTAATTCCATTTTCGATAAACATCATTCCAAAATTCTGTATGAACCCAATATGATTTAATTATTTGCTGAATTGCGTTAAATCATACGGTATGATTTATTTTTTATTGACAGACCTAGAACATGAGTGCCCCGGCTTCTACCAATTCACAAGTAAATTCATCTTCCGCTGCTTCATCTGCAGCCGCTTCCGCTGCTTCCGATAGTTTCCTGATGCCCTCTTCTCAAACCTTGCAACAGGCTGCCAAACTTGCTATTGAACAAGATCGTGCCATTATGCTAGACTATTATCAACAAAGTGCAAAAGGTACCGCTTTTCTTGGTGAAGACCCTGATACCAAAGAGCGTATTCTAGTGAAGTCAAAGGAGGAATTTACTTCTTTGATCAAGAAGATTTTTAAGGCGGGTGATGACTTTATCATTCTTACTGAGAATTCACTCTATGTTGCTTCAGGTAAAATCCAAAAGCGTAAGGTTAATCTTGCTGCTCTTCAAGAGGCATATGATAGCTTGTAAATTCCTATTGATACATCTGATCTAGATAATAAGATGCGATCCAACCAATTGCACCAAATATAACATCTGAAGTACGATTTATCATGTTATCAGCGTGTGTTTTACCACCAGGCCACCATCGTATAAAGTATGTATTTATTATTTTCATACCCATCGGTGTATTTTCAACATATTCAAACAGAATATGTATTGCTAACCAAATCATTAATGGGATTGACCAAAAATAAGCAAGAACTCCTGTTGCAAAATGACACAGAGAATATTGATCAAATGCTTCATACCCCATATTTGTATATTTAATTATAATATAATTAAATATAAAAATTGAAAACATAAAATGAAGACAAATAAAATGTAGTAAATCATGGCATCAACATTAAACGAGGAAGTTTTTGAACCCAATGTAATTGTATTTGGTGTATTTGGTTATACTAATTCCGTGACTGAACAAGATCTTCATGAAAATACATTGAATTTAATTTTACAAGAAATAGGATGCGTTCCTGATAAAATATTACTCCCATCGGAAGGCAATTCATCCATTTATATCAATGAATGGGCAGAATCATTACGAATCAAAACACAAATCTTTCAAGCAGACTGGATACGAAATGGAAAAATTGCACAAATAATTCGTGACGACCGTATTCAAAAAGAATGTACACATGCACTTATCTTCTTATCAAAACGTTCTACACGATTGGAGAAGTTTGCAGAAAAGATTGCTAAAAAAGGGAAAATTGTATTTACATCATCTCATAATCAGACGCTGACGCAACTCGAGAAGTCGCATTCTGAACTCGCTGACCAGGCTTCAACGCACGCTCACAAATCAGATAAAGGAACAATGCTGAAGTGGCTGAAATACCAAACGACAAAATAATATTAAAGATAATGGCAATAAGAGCACCAACTGACAATTTGGAAGTAGCAAAGATCCAGATTCCGCCTAACAGGGATAGACCCGCCCATACAGAAAAGATGACGAAGAATACATAAAAGTAGTTGCACAGAACATTGTCTGAGATCTTATCGGTCCATTGAGGGGCGTTCATTTTTCTATTCTATCATTCTATTTTTTAATGACTTACCGTAGTTTTTGTAGATTATCCGGATGATAAAGATTGTACAGACTGCCGTGTTATTTTGTTAAAGTAGAATAGAGAAATGGCTAAAAAATCAAGACAATCTGTTTCCCGGAAACATCATTCCAGACGTAAACATTCACATAAACGTAGAACCCATCATCGTCGTCGTGGAGGTGCTGCTTCGGTAAATTATTCATTATCAGACGGATGGTCGTCTCAGATGTCACGTGGTCAAGGTGCTGATTTTTTCAATTATCATCGTGGTCAGCATGGCGGTGTTGCCCCTCTTTCTGAAATTGGAGGTCAACTGATTAGCCCTGAGATGCGTGGTCCGGCACATGTTGGTGGAATTGATAAAGCAATTCTAGATGTACGTGGACTGACAGATCAAGCGGGTGGAAAGCGTAAGAGTCGTCGCAATAAGAATCGCCGTAACAAGTCCCGTAAGGATCGTCGCAACAAGTCCCGTAAGGATCGTCGCAACAAGTCCCGTCGCAATAAGTCCCGTCGTTCTCGTGGTGGTGCTCAGCTATCAGGTGCCCCATTTCCAAGCCAGGGAATGCTTCTTGATTCACCCAAATACTATGCTCAGGCAGGTCTGAATCCTGAATGGAGAACCGACGTCGCATACGATATGGCGAAGATGCGTCAAGGCATGTAATGTATGATAAAATCAACAAATGATGTGTTACTATCTTAATTGATTTTATAACAGTGTATTTATTTATACAAAAATAGGTCAGAATGAATGACATCTTCAGAGCATTCGGTTACACGAATATTCTCTTTAAACAATGATGACAATGCTTCTGATCCTTGCGTCTTTAATAACAAACGTTCGTTCGGTTTGATCACAACATGAATCGTTACATATAGATCTCCATATTTACCAATATTTCCAGGAAGTGGCATGCCGCAATTATTCAGACAATATTTATCATTTTGAAAAGATGCAGGTGGTATTTTAATAAATAGACCTTCATCATATCCAGGGTGATTATCCAAACGAACGGTGCATCCAAGAAGTGACTCAGAGAGTGTAAGGGTTACCGCTGCTTCAAGATGCTGAAATTGATCACCTGTGCGTTTAAAATATTTAAATGCAGGATCGTTATGATCTTCTGAAATAATAATATGAACATCTCCAGGTCGTTCAAAAGATGGATTATCCGAACATACTTCAGGAAAAATAAATGTTTCTTGTGATTTCGTTCCAGGAATGATCTTCACCGATAGATTGCGTTTTTCATGAATAAATCCTGTACCATTGCATGGATTACACGTTTCTAAAATATGTTCCCCCTTTCCTTGACATCCAAGACACGGACCAACTGTGTGCATGGTCATGGGTCCCATTTGAACTACTTGGGTAATTGATCCTGCGCCATTGCATTGTTTACATAATTCTTTTGATTTTGCACCAGTATGTTCACAATGTAAACAAAAGGATTGACGATTGATATGAATATCAAATTGATGTCCCAAATAGAATTGTTCAAGGGTAATTGGAATCGTTTGAACGGCAGGTTGCGGTTTTTTATTTTTACGAATAGGACCCCGTTGAGGGCCCACTTGAGGATTTCCAAACATCCCACCAAATAGATCATTAAAATTTACTTCAAATGGGAATGTAAATCCATTAGGAAATCCATTATTTTCAGGAAGTTGTCCATCTGTCATACCCGTTTCATCATATACTCTTCGTTTTCTCTCATCTGTCAAGATTTCACTTGCATTACAAATCTCCTTAAATTGTTCAGGATCACCGCCCTTATCTGGATGATGAATACGTGCAAGTTTCAAATACGCTTTTTTAATATCGGTACTACTATCTGTTTTTTTAACACCAAGTACATCATATAATGATTTTTGTTTATTGGACATATGTATCTATTTGTACAGAATTCAATTACTATGTAGTAACCATTTTTGTTTAAGTTAGATGAATAGGAATCTAAAGTCAATCAGAGATTGTCAATTAAGGATTTTGGTATGACATCATTAGTGGGTCAAGAATCAGTATGGAATGAATGTGTAAATCAATTTGATAAACCAAGTCATATTTTTATTACGGGAACAGCCGGTTGTGGAAAAACAACCTTAATGAGAGAATTTTTAGAGACATATGCAAGACAGAAAAATAGACCAAATCCCCATCTATGGGGTCAAGAAACGATTGATGAATGTTTATTGTTAGGTCCAGATCAAGATCGTGGCATTCAAACTATTCGTGGACAAGTGAGTCTATTTATTCGTCAAATGTCACTTGGTGATGGTATATATCGTTGGGTTATTATTGATGACGTGGATACATTTCCACAGATTTCTCAACAAGCACTTCGTCGCCCAATGGAATCCTATTCACATATTACCCGCTTTTTATTTATTGGTACATCCGAAGAGGATCTAATTCCTGCATTGCGTTCACGATGTATTCATATTACAATGAATCCGATTGATACAATTTTATACATGAAACCATTTCTAAATAATGTGAGAATGCCAAATCCAGATAAATTTACAAATGAGATGTGGAGTTGGATCATTAATATTGCAGGAAATAATGTAAGCGATTTAATCCGCTTATTGAAACTAATTCGTGATGTACATAGTACATTAAATGAAGAAGTGACGATTAAAAGTGTACGAATGCTATGTTCTGCACCATTTTATTTAGATTTTATTCCATTATTATCGGCAATGTCCAAAAATAATGTAGTAGATGCAATTAAAAGTTTATTGCAGATTTGGAAGAGAGGATACGCATATGAAGATATTTTAGAAAGTTTTCAGATTATTAATACGTTATTTGGAAATAATAATTTAAAAGATAATATCTTAATTCATAAATTTCTAATTAATGCATGGATTTCATACTGTAAAGGGAATACAAGCATATTATCATTACAAAATGTAGTATATAAAACATTATCGGAAAATTATTTATCCTGAAGACCTTGTTGTAGCAAATATTTTACTGCAATATCTGACTCCATGATTTGTTTTTCGCTCATACGCAGGAACCATCCAAATATTTCACGATCACGAAGTTCTGTCCATGGAAAGGGTACATAGACGGTATAGGAACACAAATCAAATGGTAAATTGCCATCGGTTCCCGTTGCAAGCAGATCTTCCAGTTGAATACGTTTTCCATTCTTTTTACGCATACCTTCTGCGGATGGATCTACAATGATTCCTGTAGCAACATATTCTTGAGAGAACCGAATGAAATCCCATTTGGCATCTCCACGAATTTGTTCTCCACCTCTCTTTTTTGCAACACGTTCATAGCATACTGCTGCCCATTCTTTGAACATAGGGTGTTCTGGTTTTGGAGACCATAATGCACGAAATCCAGGAACAGTAGTACCTGCTGAACCTGAATAGGTTTCATCCAAATCGGTTCCAAAAAATACCGTTTTATCATTTGGTAATACGCCAAATCCTTTTAGACATACTGTATAAGGTGATAACCATAATCCACCGTATTTTGCAAGAATTGCGGTGCGAATGTAATTTAATTCTGCTTCATTCACTGGAGAGATAGGGTCTCTTAATCCGGGAGGAAGTTGATCCCAACCACCTAGTAATTCGGCAACACCTGATAATCCGCCAATCACTTCAATTCGGTAATGGTCTTTGTTTTGTTTGACAATTGATTCATAAGCCAAATTCAAAAATGGAATATTAAGAGCACGTGATGAACGAGCGCCAAAATCCATCCATTGACGACTATTAATGTCGCTATTATCGTAATACAACCATATGACAGGCTTATCTATGTCTCTTTTTAATAAATTCTTGTCTAAAAATGGATTATTTTTAATAAGATCTTTAGAGTATAGAAAAGCATATACCGCTACAACAATAATTAGAACGGTCAAAATTAAAAGAAAATTATGAAACGGACTCATATTACCTACCATATAAATGTATAAAATATTTATATGGTAGTTTATCATTATAATCGGACATCTTATTATGAATTTTTATTTGAAAGATGGATAACGAATGAATCGTCGGATGAAGGCCTATTTTCTCGGACAATACCTGATGAAAGCGCCCATCGTGAGGATTCATTTGTTTTAAAATATTCGGCAATTTGTTTCTTGTGCAATTTCTCTTCCTCTAGTTTTTTCTTTTCATATGCCGAAATTGCTTCTAGTTCATGATCAATATGGAGTTGATAAACTTGTTCACGTTCCGCAAGAATATCTTCCAGAGACTTTTTTGTCTCTACATAAACAGGTAGTTTATCAATTAATGTATTGTCATTTGTATATGCTGATTGGAGATCAGTGTATTCTGGATTTGAATCTGGATCGGAAGTAAATGACTCACATGTTTTTTGGATCAGTGCGGAACCAAGAGATCTTCCAGAGGAATAGGACATTTCATCAGGATGCAATATAATTGAAGTAGGTGCAGGTTTTCCATTACGTACACGTTCTTCAAAAAGTGTATTTAAATCCGCTTCTTTGAAATTGGGGGGAGATTGAAGGATACAGGTTTCTTTTTCATCCTCTGTGGAGCGAAGCCATGATTCATATCCTCGTTCATTTTCACGTACATGATGTTTTTCAAATTCTTCATTGAATTTTTTATTAAATAAATCCGTATCAGATTGGTGAAGATGATCAAAGATATCGTTTACCAAATTATTAAGTTCATTTACAAATTGTGAGTCTCTTGATTCTTTTACATCACTTACAAGAATGGTCTGTTTATTATCACGACCACCTGATAGACGTTTAATGACTTTGGATAAATACGAATAGGCGGATAAGATTTGATCAAACATTTCTGGATTGCCGCCACGATCAGGATGTGTTTTAATGACAACACTTTTGAAAGATTGTTTTAGAGACTCTGCCGTAACATCATCAATTGATTTAAATTCTAATAATTCTAATGCCTGATCTAGAGTAGACATTTTCTAGAGTAGGAATATACTATGATCTTTATACTAAATCGCACACAGATTTAATAACCTAATTTTCCTTGATTTAAGTTGGTAGCACCATCGGTAATGACGAGTTGTTTCATGCGATCAAAATATTGTTGGTTGCGAACGGACATTTCTGCACGCTTTCGTTCACGCATTTCATCCAGTTGTTTTTGTCGTTGTTCAAATTCCCGAATACCATGAAGCTCTGTTTGGCTAAATGGATCTGGAGCTTTTTCACGAGAGGCACGATATTGTTCTAAATTGCGTTCTGTGACTTGAACATTTGATACTTTATCGGATATCGTTGATTCAGATGTATATGCACCACGTAAATCTGTAAATTGAAATTTAGAGTTGGGTGCAGCGGTATAACTGTTTGGACGTTCTCCCACTAAATCTACACCACTCATTGGATTCAAGGTTAATGCCATTTCACCTGGATGAATAATTAATTGATTTCCAGAGCGTTGAGCTTTTTTTGCTTCTTCATCAAACATCCGATTAAAAACATCTCTGTTAAACTCGCCCTTAAACTTAGGGCCATTATCACGTGATTCATTTCCTTTAAGCCAATCACCATATCCATCCGAATCAGGATCAGGCATATGAGTTTGCTCAAACAGTTTATTAAAAGCATTCATATCCAGATTTTTTGCATTTAGACGAACTGGATCTCCCGAATATTCCCATTGTTTCGCATCTTGATCACGTTGATTATGGATATTTGTTGGAGCATTTACCGTACTAGACACTTCTTTTCGCCCCCCCTTCATATAACGGAGAATTTCAGATAAATACGCATATGCACGGGTAACGGCTTCAAAATATTCTTCAGAACCGCCTTTATCTGGATGTGCCTTGATCGCCATTTTTTTGTAGGCTTTTTTGAGTGCTTCTTCAGTAAGAGTAACTTCTTCCTGTATACCAAGTACTTCAAGACAGGATGCAAAGTAAGAAATCGCTTTTTGTTTTGGAGTATCGGTAACTACTTTCCAACTTGGCGTATGATCCGAATGTACGACGATTTGTTGTTTTTGTGAATACTGGTTGGCGGATGGACGAGCTGGAGCGGACTGGATATATGTGGATGCATTTGGAGCATTGATCATAGAGGGATGTGTTGCGCCGATTCCAGAAGAATGTGTAAAATTAGATTGCATGGAACGGGGAATAGAGGGTTGTGATGGAGGAATTGCTTGTTGTTCTCCCGGAAGTAAAGATGGTGTTCCACCTGTTTGAACCGTTGATACATAATGAAGCAAATAACTGTATACACCAGCACGTTTTGCAGAATTGATATATTCCATAGATGTAAAACAGGTTTGAATCATTTGAACCCGTTTCATAGGGTCATGAATTTGTATTATATTTGAATAAATACGTATATGTGTTGGATCAACTGCAGATGCCTGATTCCCCATAATATTACCTATTATCGTAAGAAAATACTTTATGTAGTTTGTTACGCAAATTATAGAAGAGTAAAGTAAAGTAAAGATGTTGAACTTGATACCGATGGCTTTAGCCAGTTTTATGGCATTTATTGACGCTTTTATTCTAGCAGGTCTTAAAGAAGTATCCATTGGTGCAATTGAATGGCGAAATTTTTTACCCATTTCCATGGTTATTTATTCTATTCAACCGCTTATATTTATACAATCATTGAAATATGAAACAATGACGGTAATGAACCTATTATGGGATGTATTGAGCGATTTAATTGTTACCTTTGTTGGTCTCTTTTATTTTAAAGAAAAAGTGAGTTCCATTAAAAAACTAGGATTGATGTTTGCATTTATTTCAATTATTTTATTATCCTATGAGGATTTATAAATATTTTCTAAACTTTAGAATAGAAAAACATGTCAGAGAAATCCCTAGAAATGCAAATTCAAATTCAATTTGAAGAAGAGCGTAAATTAACCGATGAACAGAAACAGATTATTAAAGTTGTATATGATTCTGCAAAGAAATTCGGAGAAGACATTCTGAATCATCCAAGTTTATCCGAAGCAATGAAAATTACCCAATTGATCGGTAGCATTATGAAATTACTAGAAAATCTTACCATCAATGGTGTCAAACTCAATGGAAGTACAAAGAAGGTAATTTCATTGGAGTTGGGTCGCATTTTGATCCGTGATTTGATTAAAGATGAATCCTTAAAACAAACCATTCTCCCAATTTATGATTCTATGGCAGATACTGTACTAGAAACTCTTATTGATGTTTCGCAACATATTAATACAGCTGCACGAGAAGCTGCAATTTCATGCTGTGAATCTCTTCTTAGCTGTTTGAAGAAATAATTTCTTTTACTTCTATAATGGAAGGAATTGGAATATTTGACTCACATTCCCAAAAGAATCGTTTTCCTACCGAATCAAATGAAAAAGAAGTAGGAAAAAATTGTGGTGCCCATTTTGGTAAATATTTCTGAGGGCTGTGTGGTAGAAGAGACCAACTCTGAAGTGGTAATACGAGTGCTAATTGTTCAACTGGCTCAATATCCATCGCTCGTACATGAACCTTTCCTGGAAATGGGGGAAGTGGTTGAAAAGCAATCCATTGCCATAAGGGTGGCAAAGAAAATGGATAATACCAATTATAACAAATATCGTCATGTTTGCCAGTGTAATATGCCCAAATCCACTGAATTCCATATAAATATTCTTTACAAATGTGTTGAATATTCTTTTTGGTATATTGAAATCCTGAAAAGAATGTTGTCATATATTTTTCTTGCCAATGAGGGGATAATTGTTGTAGATTTTCCAATAATGCACATTCTTCCAATTGTTTTAAGGGATAGTTATTTTCACCAATTTCGGTTTCATTATCTGAATGCATTTGAGACATCCTGTATTTTTTATAGATTGCTTCATACATTCGGTCCTCTTCCGAATGAGCCAATAGATTCCATAAGATTTGTAGTTTATCTGGCTGTATATTCATTGTAGTTGCATCAATTAAAGAGTGATTATTTGCAAACATATAATGTAGAAGAAGTAACAATTCAGAATGACCTTCATCACGAATGGTTAAACCAATGGAACGAGGGAGAAAATCATTTCCTAGAACGGACATCGCAAAACAATAATGAAGAATAAAGGTACGCTGCATTTCATCCGTTGTATACGCCGAAGCAAGCCAATTACGAAGTTCATGAATAGAAAACCATTCAAAGATTTCATCCCCCGAAGAATCATACATAATTTTTCCCTTATCAATCCCTTCACGAAAAAGCCAAACCTTATTTTGTAGCATCATCGTTTCACGACCAAGAATACTGAGCAGAATTAGATCCGCATCCAGACCATACACCGCATAATCTCCTTTATAAATCCCTTTTCTCCATTCAGAAATCAATTTATGTTCTCCTTCACCAGGTTCATCACTTGAGCTAAGTTTCCATGTTTTCTTGCCATGAACGTTAATCATTTTTTCTAATCCGCTACGAAGTTTTTTCATAAATTCGGTACCAGGTGTAATGGCATTTGTATCCCATGATCCCTCTGTATTTTCGGATAATTTTTGCTTCATCCATGCTGATTTAAAACGACGAAGACGTTGTTGACGCATTTTTGCCATGGGAACCACACCATCAATAGCAATAAATACACAGCTTTTTGGAACGACTAATTGAATCACATTCAACGTATACTTTATAATGCATGAAATAAATTCTTCCTCCCATTCTTGTCTACCATGTTCACCAGGATAGTTGGGTGTATCTGCACGATGCAGACAATGATAAATAAGACAATTAAAATCCATAAATAGCCATTCAATCACCGAATCAGGATGATGATGGAGAATAAGACCAGGATTTGTATCAATTAATTTTTTATAATAAGATGGAATACCCATCTTCAATCACCTTAAATAAAATACATAGTCAATGCTTTATATTTGATAGAATTATGTAAAAAGGTTAAATAGATATGGCAGAAGTTCAAGAATCAAGTGTGTGGGATAAACTGATGTCAGGTATGGGTTCAGTCATTACATCACCTGTTGCTGATATTTATTCATTAATGCCAGATTCATTATTATTTGGTTCATTAGTACTCTATTTTTTGACACAAAATCTATCATTTGGTGTATTCGCTATTTTTATTTTTCAGACGGTGTTTTCCCATCGTGTTCTTTCATGGCTCTTTTCACAAAGTGTAGGTCCATCCCGGTCCGTTACCGACATTAAATGTCGTGCAGGTTACAAAACACCCCAATTTAATGCAGAACGTATCTTTTCTCATGATCAATATCCATCTTATGGTATCTTTTCTATTACTTCCATTGCAACGTATCTAGGCCTATCCACCAGCGAATTCTCAAATACATTAAATGAAATGGGTTCGGACTGGAAAAGTCGTACAACCGTTGCATATGTATTTATTTTACTTGTTGTTTCTGCATTTGTAATTATTCGTATGCAATCCTGTCAGGATTCATTGGGAGAAGTGATGATTGCGATGTTTTCTGCAGTCATTCTCGGCAGTGTATGGTTCTTTATTAATAAATCACTATTTGGTGTGGAATCTATTAATTTCTTGGGGCTACCTTATTTAGTATCAAAAGAATCTCAGGGATCTCCTATCTATGTATGTGCCCCCAATTCTAACTAAAGTACCTAAATAAAAGATTGTAATTAATAGTAATATACTACTAATATGTATCTATTTCCAAATTTATCTATACCAAAAGCAATTTGTTTGTCTATGTTGTCATCCGTTGTGACAGTAGGTTATATTGTACATGATAATAATACTGCAAAGGTCGTATCTATTCCAACCACTCCATTTTTAAATCAGCCTCAGCCTCAGCCTCATCCTCAAACTGAAAAATATGAAGAAATGGATAAACAGTTGATCATGAGTTGGTGGACTCAACAATAATATACCTAATAAATAATAGGTAAGTATGGAAGGTACATTAAAAGACATTTTATCTGATATTCGTGTTTTTCTCTACGGCGGTACAATCACGTTTCCAATTACAATTGCTGGAACATTGTTAATTCTTGGATTATTTACTGCAAATTATGCGATTATCTTTTTCTTAATTGGATATTTGTTACTTGCTCCTGCAAGTGCATGGATATTTGATTTTGCACTTAAATACTTGGTGGAGATGACAGGAACCACCTTGTTTAATACAAAGAGAGGAGATGTGTGTAAAGTATTTATTCCATTTCAAACGGTAAAAAATCCAACAAAAATGGAGGATTCAACGGTTGTGATTTCTCAATGGGTAGCTTTAGTATCTTTTTTTATTGGTTATATGTTTAAAAATGCACTAGAATTGTATAACCGTGAACCAATTGATAATACATTAACAGTTACTACATCTGAAACTTCGGATATTAAGGAAAATAAAACAATGCGACGAACATCACAGTCCATGATTGCATTGATTTCTATTGTTATTTTTGCGATGATTGTGATTGGATTACGTTATTATAGCGGTTGTGAATCATTACTAAGCATTGTGTTAACATTTTCTGCTTTTATATTTATGGGTTCAGGGTGGTATAATTTATTGAGTCCGATTGGACAGGATCGTTTATCGGATTTATTTGGAATTGCAAATCGTCTACTTCCTCCAAGCGCAATCCAAAACAAACCGATCGCTTGTGTAAGTGTTCCTGTTTAAAAAAAATCATAAAATCGTGACATTTCTTCTAAATATCGGAGGGTTCGTTGAATGTCCTCTCTGGATGAAATATTAAATCGTAACGAAGACGTCATTTGTTTCGCAACAATTGCATAATATTTTGTAAATTGAAATGGTTTAGAATAGTGGTCTGCTATGTCCTCTATTGTCATATCATTTGTTTTACCAGTGCGTTCGTTTACTTGAATATGAAGCATATATAGCCATTGACGAATGGATTGAATAGAAAAATCGGATAAAGGATGTGTATTAAAATAGTGTGTATAGTGTTTTTTACATTGAGGGCAGGGCAATGAGAACTTCATACTACTGAGAAGACCTGTCCAAATACGAATTTCTTCCTGAGGTAGACGATTCAGACGTTTGGTTCCGATTCGTTCGGCTGAGAAATGCAGTAGATTCCAAAGCGCCGGTCCCCAAATTCCGTTTTGAGGTGTTTCCATTTATCAGAGAGATCGTAAATTTTATTATACAAAGAATCGCAATGCCATTTGCAAGCCACAAAATAACATCTGTTATCAATTGTGAGAAATGATCTAAGGTGGATTGTAGGTTATTTGTAGAAACATCAGGAAGTTCAAATCCAAGAGAGCTAGAATTCATCTTTTTCAATAAACGGTTTTAATCATGTAGATTAATTCACATTCTAAGAATAGAATGACAGATATAAATGAATTTCCGAAATCTTCCATTTCAGAGAATTCATCCATTCCAGAGGGATATAAACTCAATGAAGAAGTATCTATCCCCATGGAAAGAGTAGAAGATAAACCTTCAATAGAAGATAGTCCTCCTCCGAAAAATATCAACGTACGTCCCGAATCAAAATCCGTATATGTTTCAAATGAAACTCATCGTATCTTTAAGGCTCCATTATCACAACAGATACTTCGTCTTCTTGTGAAGCGTACAGGATCTAAATTTAATCATTTTGATTTTAACAGTAATGTAAAAGATGAATTTCAGAAGAAGCTTATAAAAAGAGTAAAACAGATTGTCCCATCATGTACGGTTATATTTGATAAAAAACCAGACATGATCGTACAAGATGAGAATGGTGATCGGTTGTGCGGGGTACAATGGATTTATTTTAATCGTGAGGATCAATGTGATCCAAAAAAATGGTATGTTGACTTGGTATTTATGAAATATTCAAATGACACATATTATACGGATTTATTACAGTCAATTACGTCATTTTTTGAACATCTAGAACAAGCCAATCATAATAGGAATGTGAATGGAATGAATAATAGAAATAGAAATAGAAATACAAATAAAAGAATGAATAATAGTAATACAATGAATAACGGTAATACAATGAATAATAGAATCGGAGGTGGTAAGCGTAAAAAGACACAGAAAAAGAGAAGAATTCACCGACGTAGTTAAGCAATCATCTTTGTTTCCTTCATGAGTTTATTTAATAGATGTGAGGGTAGATATACTTTATAAATATTATCCTTTTTTCTGGTATTATGTTTATAGTCTTCATCAATTGTATTATATACAATCGGTGTAATCAGATATGCACTTATTGCACATAATTCTTCATTTGAGCTTGCTGCAATTTTGTAACTGTTGAATAACTTTTCTAAAATTAATAAACTATTTGTTATTATATTTAGAACAGAACGATAATCCAAATAATAATAATAAACAATTAGAAATGAACTAAAAATAATATTTAAAAAGGTTACAGTAATTGAACCAATTGAAAATTGATAATAAATACGATTGTAATACAATAATTTATCAAAATAAGTTGGATAATCTAAAATTTCAAGTTTTAGATTGGTTTCACTTTTATCTAATGTATGATCTAAGTATTTAATACACCATTTTTCTCGTCTAAATTCAATGGAATAAAAAAGAATTAGTATACTTAATGTAATAAAATTAAATGTAAGAGAAAATATATTATAATGGATTAAGTCAAAGAAATTATCACGTAAAGTACATATTTGATCGGGTTGGTTTGTACATCGTTGTGGTACAAATACAGTTAATAGACATGCAATAAATAATTTAAATGTTTCAGCCAAATACGTGATTATGCTCAATATCAATTGTCTTTGATCACTATCTAGATTACACATTTTCTAACTATCTATTAGATAAATTGTATAATAAATTTGTATTAAAATAATATATCATACGATTTAAAAATTTGATTGGATAATACATCTAATAAATAGATACGACGGATACGATGTCAATTGAATATAAAGTTCCACGAATTCTTTGGGAAAATTTTGAATCCATCTTATTGGCTCAGTCAAAGAGATACATTGGAGAGTTGGCAAAACGATTAAACGTACCAGAAAAGGAATTAGTAAAACGGGTTCTTCCAACCTCTGATACATTAAAAGTTCTTATTCAAGATTCACAGGCCGAATGCACTCAATGTAAAGCATATATCCAACAAGATAAAATGACGATTTATTGTAAAAAAACAGTCGCATATAACTCGGAATATTGTGCATTTCATCGTAATAAACGAATGCATGTAGTAGAAGGTACAAATCCAATTGAAATACAACGAGTGAAGGATAAACCAAATATGAATGTATTATGGGTTAATAAAAATACATTGGTTAACTCAACAGGGCAAATGGTTGGTAAAATAAACAAAAATAAAAACAAAATTAATATGTTTATTGTAGAAGATTCATAAGTGCCTAAAAGTTAAAATCATAAGATTTAGTAGTAATTCGGATGAATGATCCATACAATACGGATAGTGATAGCTTGTCAGATATAATATATCATTCATTATACAATCAAGAGAAAAAAGAAGAAAATGACAATGAAAGTTCGGAGGATGATTTCCCTTTAGCCAAAATGAGAAGAATTAGTAAACGTTATATTAAAGAAACAATTGGATACAACTATTTAAAATTAGCATCAGGTGAAGAATTTTATTTTAAATATGATGATGGTAATAAAATTCTATTGCCGAGATACATTGAATCAAATGAATATATTCGTAAAATCATTGCAAATATTCCAAAAAAAATGGAGGATAAATTATTATTTTTATCTAAATTTGTTAAAAATGATGAGAAAAATAAAGTAGTAGATGTGGATATTATTGAAGAAATTGTAACGGATGAGAATGTTAACCAAGATGAGTTAATTATTGATAAGAATACGATTTTTTATAATTTAAAAGAACAAGTGATACACGCATACCTATTGGAAACACGGCTTCGTACAATATTTCGTAGATTTATTCATAGATGGAGAATTAAGAAGATAGATCAAAAATATACAAGAGAAATTGATCCGATTACGTTATCCTATCCAGAAAATGAGATTATATTATATGATGTACCAAATCGTAAAAAAATGATTTTTGATGCATCTAGTTTATCACTACACATTGAAACAAATTTATTACATAATGATGGTGGATTTCCTATACCACAACAGCCACGTAATCCATGGACGAATGTGGAATTTACATACGGTCAGCTATTCTCTATCTATTTACAGATAAAGAATCATAATAAACTAAAATGGGGACTGATGTCATTGCGACAGCATAATTTTTATATTCCAGAATGGAAATTATATCATCAATCCTATCTTACAATGAATGCAATAAAAATAAGTCTTATTAAATTGGATTCATCCTCTGCAAGAGATTTATTGGAAGATTTTATTATTACAAAATTAGAGGAATTAATACATACACCATCGGAATATGTTATAAATGCATATCGTTTAGCAATGATAAAGATGCCAACTCATTGGTATCTACAAGAATGCAAAGCATTAGCGATTTTATATTATGAAGCCGAACATTTTGGAAAGTATACTGAACCGTTAATAAATACACGATTTACTGCATTATTCTCCAAACAATATACATTTATTTCAGATCTGATTTTAAAAGGTATTATTTAAAAATTGAATAAAAATACTTTAAAAAGAAATAATAAGAATAATAATTAAAATGGGAAATTGTATATGTGGAAAAAGTGAAGATATCTATGGTAAGTGTACTCATGAAAATACACCAGAATTCACATTTAATGAGATTCACAGAATGGTTAAAGTGTTAAAAGTAATTGATGGAGATACAGTTGATATTGCAGTATACCACGATGAAGATAACAAAACTAAAATTTATAAGCATCGTGTTCGCTTATATGGAATTGATACACCTGAAAAACGCCCGTCCTTAAATGATCCAAACCGTGAAAAAGAAATAGAAGCATCCCTTCGTGCAAAAAATGCACTTGAAACACGTGCAAATGAAAATGATTCCATATTTATCGCTCATTTCTATAAAAATGATAAATATGGTCGGTTATTGTGCACATTTTATGATAAAAATGGAGAAGATATTAATAAATGGATGATTACCAACGGATATGCATATGAATATTTCGGTAAAACGAAAAAAAAGTTTGAGGCAAAAGAATAGAGTGGACCGTGAACATTGAACAATGAATAAACAAGTAGGAGGTGTAGCGGTTTTTTTAACAGATACTGTTCAAGGTGATGTTACAATAAAAGACTGCAAAAAGGGTGTAAATCTGATTGCCACCTTTACAAAATTACCGCCAGGAAAGCATGGTTTCCATATTCATAAAGCAGGTGATCTACGGGGAGAAGGATGCATGGGATTATGTGAACATTATGATGTTGGTAAAAATGTACATGGTGATCAACCAACGAAACGAAACAAAGAGCGTCATACAGGTGATCTAGGAAACGTTCAAATTAAAAAAGGCAAAAAAACGTTCAAAAAAAAGTACTGCATTCCACAGACATCCGTAAAAGCATTGTGGGGGCGTTCCATTATTGTTCATGCAGATGAAGATGATTTAGGAAAAGGCACTTTTGAAGACAGTAAAACAACAGGTCATAGTGGTAAACGAATCGCATGTGCAATTATTGGAAGATCAATGTGCAGTAAAACACAAAAGAAGTCTAAGAAATAAGCCGTTTATGAACGGGTTGTAATAAAGCCTCATCCAAGGCAGGCAATTCAATCATATGTTGTAAAACAGAAGGTAACTGACAATCTGTGATATCTGATTTTTGAAGATAATCGTGTGTCGTTGAAATAATATTCCAAGCAAGTCGTGTTATTTTTGATAAATGAGTTCTAGCAAATTTATATAAAGTAGTATGATCATTTGGCCCCAAAACACCATCTCCATGGGATCGCAGTTTATCCTGTTTTGTCCACTCATCAGGGATGTCGTCTGGAAAATAGAGAGTATAGAATTCTTCCATATCATCGTCTGAATTCCATTTAATTTCATTATTTTCAGTAACAATGCCATATGATTCAATGGCATTATCCCAAAATGGACATCCAATCAGATGAGGTTCAATTGTATTTAATTGGTTAACATTATTTTTCGTCCATTTCATACAACCTCGTTGAGTTGAGCCATAAAGACACATCGTAGGAATAGAATAGTTACGAAATTCCTTACGACCCACTTTTTGTGATAACTCATTTAATTCATTCTGATATCGTGAAGTCATCTCTGTAGGTAATGGTCCAAAACTTTGTTTTTGTTTTTCATCAGAAAGACACAAGGAAAGTATCATCAAACATCGTACAACCCGATCATATTCATCCGATTTATATCCAAGAAGTTTATCATAATTTTGCAATGCAGTAAAGCATGTACTATACGAATCGTAATATGTTGTTGTAATAATATGTTGTATATACCATTCTAATAATTCCCATACTCTTACTGTATTCATATATTGTGAGATCCACCAGGCACTATGTGCTTTCTTTTGGAAGATTGCACGTATGAAATATGTTTCTTTATTGTCATCTGAGGGAAGTAGTGGTGGAGTTTTTGGAGTCACCCGATCTGGTATGATTGGATTCATAGTGGTATGTACAAGAATATGGAATAAGGAATGATCCTTTTGTGAGCAAAGAGTAAGTTGATACGCAGAAAGTAGCAAATCATTTTCCGAAAGTTCATCTGAAGCCAATGTATTCCATGCATAAATAAGCCATTGAAGATGAAATGGACCTTTGTGCCATAACCATGATTCAAATAATGTAGAAATTGCTTCACTGATGCATCCGCTTAGTATAAGTTCTTGACACCAGAAGAGTGATTCATTTGGAAGATTTCGGGTGGAAGTATAGTGTAATGCGGATTGAACTTCATCCAACGAATAGAAATGTCGTGAAAGTGGCATTTGATCCGTTCAGGAATCTATTTAGATTTATATTATTATCAATTTTATTTACACACATAAATGGAATCTAAAGTGAGTTAAATGTACATTTTAAAGATAAAGAAAGAGATTAGTATGCCACCTCCATCTGAAATTGCGCATGAAATTATACCCAATTTGTGGCTTGGAAATGTAAAAGCCTCCATGGATGAAGATTTCATTAAAAAAAATAGAATAGAAGTTGTATTCAATTGTACAAAAAATTTACCGTTCTCTCCGATAATTCCTATCAAATATCGTATTCCAGTGGATGACAATTTGGAGGAGGATGAAATACGTAATATGGAGTTATGGTCAAATGAGATTGCATTTCGTATTATTGCTGAATATAAACAAGGTCATCCCATTCTTGTTCACTGTATGGCGGGAATGCAACGCTCCGCTGCAGCAGTGGCAATGATGTTAATTGCATTTTTGCAAATTCATGCATTTGATGCAATGAAAATGATAAAAGATCGTCGTTCCATTGCATTTCATCCACGTGCAAACTTCGGACGTTCCATTGATTGCTTTGATCGCCGATTTCACGAGGAGATTTTACCCGAAATGAAGAGACTACCAAATCCTTTTAAAACTCAGTAGAAGGTAGTATGTCAATCTCTCCAATATCATCAATATTGTATAGTGAATTGGTTCTATCATTGTATCCGATACTAATTAAAACAGTGGATACAAATCTATTTACTCAAGTTCTTGCAAGATTTATTGTATTTCCTGCATTAGCGATTGCATTTGGTTCTACTCGTGATTTTCGTTCTATTTGGTCAAGTCCTTATGAAATATTTACAGGTATTCTTACAAGCTTACTAAATATGGGTCATATTGCAGTCAGTTATTTATCTTTTAAGGCTCTGCCAGCAGGAACTGCAATCTCATTGTTTTATATGTATCCTATTTTTAATGTGATAATGGGATCTATTCTATTTGGTGAATCTATTACACCACTATTTATTGGATTGGTGATGATCGCATTTATCGGTGTATATTTAATTGCAACATCGCATAATAAAGAGAAAGAAAAGGAGAAAGAAGATGATTCGTCTAGTTCAACAAAGTATTCTTTTGGTGTACTAATGGGATTATTAGCTGCATTTACTGAAACACTTATTTTTGTATTTATTCGTTCAAGCAAAGAGGCACAGCAATCGCCATTTTACACAGTAAATCATCTCTATCCATTTGGATTCATTGTATTAGGACTATATTCATTTTTTAACAAATCGATTGTGGATGTATCTTCTTCTACAAATTGGATGAAGTTAATTGGATTTAATGCAGTATTAGGTTTTACAGGATACCTTGCACGATTTTATGCAATCCCTAAAATTCCAACGATTGTATTTTCATTACTATCTTTTATTGGTGTATTATTCGGATACATTTGGGGAATTTTATTTACGGATGATAAGCCATCTATATCATCTATTATAGGTGGTATTCTAATTGCAGGATCAATTGGTGTTTTACGATATTTTGAAAGTACTTAATCATTTTATGTATTCTATGAATAGTATGGATCATACAATTGAACCAAAAACAAGTTGGTTGTGTTGTACAACATTTAAAGATCGTAGTAATTTTTCTAATATTTTATATAAGATTGATCTTTCTGATGTAGAGAAGCAAATTATTGAATCAAGATATTTAAATATTTTAGAGAATTTTCAGAAACGTAGTAGAAATCATGGTATTGTATTTTTTATGGGTCATTTTGTAATCACGGTTGGATCATTTTTAGTTCCTGCACTTATGTCCATTCAAAATTCTGATAAATCCTATTTTTATAATAGTAGTATTTTTTCAATTAATTTATACTGGGCTACATTTATTGTATCCCTAATGGTTACTTTATTTAATGGAATTTTGACATTATTTAAAATTGATAAAAAATATTATTTTTTGAATACGACGTTAGAGCGTTTACGTAGTGAAGGATGGCAATATTTTGGATTATCTGGACGATATTCTGGAATGTTGACAGGAGATGCGATACCAACTCATAAAAATCAATTCATGTATTTTATTCATCAAATTGAGAAAATTAAAATGAAACAAGTGGAAGAAGAATATTACAAAACAGATGAGAAAAGTGTACAACATTCGCCAAATACAAATCAACAAAATCAGAATAAATCCGATTTATATCCTCCATCTCCTGACAAATCTGTTTCTATTGCCATGGAAAATGTACCAGAACCGGTTAAAAATGCGGTGAATTGGATGATTAAATCACAAAAGTCGCTAAATTCATCTGAAATAGAGAAATTAATGAATCCTGAACCATTGACAAATATTGTTATCATGCCATCCTCTTCCGATGATTCTAAAAGTAAGGAAAACAAAAAACAAATGGATCAGGATAAATCGTACGATCAATCCAAACAATTAGAAAAAACAAATATTTCAAATACAAAGCAACCATTACCTGAAATTATTTTATCACCAAATCCCTTAGCAGAGAATAAAACAAATCATAAGGTAGCATTTCATCCATCTCTTCCATTATAATTATGCCATTTAAGGTTTATATTTAATAGTATTATACAATTAAATGTATTAGACCCGTGCGGAATTAAAAGGAGCGTTCGCAAAATCTACTAAAAGTAAAATATGCGAAATATCTATTTATAACTGCCGCACGGGCCGGCGGCAAAGGCACATTATAATGTGCATTTGTCTAAATATAATATAAAATAATAATAGAAGTAAAGTGTATTACAATGAAAGGTGGGGGAAAAAAAGCGAGATGTCAATGTGATCCAAAATGTAAAGTAGAACCATTAGCTGGATCACCATTTTGTAAGGATCATGAACATTCTTGCCCAAGAGTGGGACAATTATCAGGTGCAGAATTACCATATAATCCTGATCTTTATAATAAAAATTCTAACATTAAAGGTAAAAATAATTGTTATGCATATGCATTCCAACAAGACATACATGGTAAAACATTACCAAATAATTATCCTCAGCCCGGTCTTGCAAGCGGTTATCCATCATGGTCTAAAATTAAGGGGAAACGCTGTCCAGATTTGGTGTCACGATTTATGGGAGATGTCCCTGGAATTAAACCATCTACCTTTGAAGGAAAATGCCCAGCAGGAATGCGTAAAATTTCTGCAGTCGTAGATGCGAATGAAGACTATCATTTTTATGCTCAACATCAAAAAGAAGAGGATAATTCTACAGAAATTAGTAATACTTATGCTAAAAAATATGGTATGTGGGCGCATAAACCAGGTGGAACGGATGTAACAAATTTGGATGCATCAGGACGTCCTATCTATGATCCACAACTAGCCTCTAAAGATTATGATACAGGTCTTGATTATGATTCATTTTGTGGTTACTACTGCATTCCTACTGGAAAAGAAATAAAATTAAGCAATGGAGGTGGAAGAAAAGCAAAAACAAGAAAAGCAAAAACAAGAAAAGCAAAAGCAAAAAAAACAAAAGCCAGACAATCTAGAAAGACAAAAGCTAGAAAATCTATTTAATTTTTCCATCACCTATCTTCTCAATCCATTGTTTTCCATATTTACGAATAATAAAATGATTTGGATCAAGATAATACAGAGCTTGAACACAATCAATTCGGTCCACTGGACTCACAGCACACATTCGTTTTAACATTGGAAATAATTTAGATTTATTTTCTTGTAAGATCGAACGAAATTCAGGCCACATTAATAATTTTAAAATAAGATCCACTAGATTAATTCCAATTGCCCAGCTATCCACCACTCTCCAATAGGTATGAAACCATTTTACAGTATTACCTGTTTTTACCGAATTACTTATGTTATGAAAACGAGTTAACTCGTTAAACATTTGCTGTTGTGAAACACCCAACAACGTTGTAATTTTTTTAAGAATCGGTTTTTTAAAACTGATAGAATGGATCACATTATCATATGGATAATTTCTTGAAATTGCATTCACCAATGTAGAATCAGGTGGTTCCTGAGCAATTGTATATTCATATTTATGACTCAGATCCGATTCAATAATTTTATTTTTAAGATTTAGCGACAAGTTAAAATCAATAATTCGTGGAACATCATTTTCATCAATTAATAGATTTCCCTGATGCAGATCACGATGAACAATTCCAAAAAGATTTAACAACGCCCCCGCTTCAATCAGATGTTTTACAAAATCCATGAATTGAAATTGTTTTAGATCAAACCGATACAAATGCATGGAAGTACCACGATAGGGCATTCTCAGGACACGAAAATCAGATAAGACTTCATTATGCAAAGGTTCACATTTGCTTATGTTTTTTTCTTTTTGTTTGATGGTAGGTTCACAAATGGATTCGGATACAACAAAATAATTTCTCCACAGTGGAATTCTAGCAAGTTGCTGTGAAACATCAAATTCTTGTTCCGCCCATTCTTTATGGATTAATTTACTGATCATTTCCTGATGATCCTCCTTATCAGTAGACAATGAAGAGGAGTCAATGGAATGCTTTGTATTTTTCTTACATGACAATGTAGAGTTAAAAATACAACTATACATACCTTCATCAATTAATTTACCACCTGATAACATGGTTCCCTAGCACATTAGAAGAATCTTTTTATGTGAAAAGTTACATTCTACAAAGACCCGATTTTGTGAGTCCGAAATCATATCATATAAAATCAGTTTAATATAGTATGTATGCACAATCTCTTTGGATTGGTCTAATCCTCTTGATTGCCATCGCAATTATTGAATTATGGAAACCAGCTTTAATCAATGAATCCTTTGAAAATTTAGTATCCGTCGGAGATTCAGCATTTTGGGCGAAATGGATTCCTAGACGTGGTGATGTAAGTCTAGATCCTACGGAAGAGCAAGATGGATATTTACGTGATACACGCTATTTTTCTGGATACACCGACATCCAACGTATCGGACAAGATCAAGATTTTTGTAGAATGGTACAATCAAAAAATGATCCAGAAGATAAATTTTTTGCATGTGCTTTGGGTGGCACCGATGGATTATCCACTGTAAAGTATCGCACTCCAAGTGTCAAAGATGGGTTTATTTTATCACGTGATGACTACATGAATGATCTGGGAGAAGGACGTTCAGGCTACTGTCGCATTCTCAAATCCGATGATGGCACATTTGAAGCAAAATGCAACCCAGCAGGAGATACTACCTTTAAATCAAATCTTGTAATGGATTCAAATCCTCCTAAGGAAATCAAAACAATGTTAATGTTTTATGAGGGAATCGTATTTTGGTTGCGCATGAGAGATGATTTAGTAGACTATGCAAAGAATCTTAATGTCTCCAATGCAGGAGATATAGAAATAGATGAAACTCCTAATCCTCCCGTGACACAAGGATTGGAATTTAATGGAAAAGATCAATATTTGCGTATTGGAGATACAAGGGATCTTGCATTTGGAGATGTGATTCAATTACGTTATCTACGGGCAGTATCGTTTTGGGTATATTTTGAGGAATTTACAAATAATGCACATATTTTTGATTTTGGTGAACAGAATCAACCGAGTGTATGGTGTGGCATTTTGGGTCGTGGAAATCCAGGAAAACAACAAACTGAACCACAAACATTGTGTTTTGATCAAGCGTTGAATACCGTTCCTAGTGCACCCTCTGGTGCGACATGCGTTGCAGAAATAAATCCTAAAAGTGCATTTATTGATGTTGAACAATGGAATTGTCCTGCCCCAGAACTATTTGGAAGAATTATGGACCCGATTCAACCAAAAGCATCTGCTCCTTCAGAAGCGAAAACAGCCGATCTCCTTTATGAAATCTGGGATAAAAAACAGAGAAAATTGCATATTCAAGTTAAAGATGTTATTCCATTACGTAAATGGGTACATATTGCTATTACTGCAAGTAATAATGATGCATTCCGACCCGGTCTTCATATCTATCGAGATGGAGAACTGGTTCATAAAGAAGAGAGTGCATGGCTTCCTCAGGATAATTATACAACCCATAACTACATTGGAAAATCAAATTGGATGAATGTTACCAGTCAGTATGATAATGCAGATGAATTATTTAAAGGTAAAATGTTTGATTTCCGTGGCTACAAGACAATAATGACTGAAAAGAAAATAAAAGATACTTATATATGGGGGAAAAAAATAATAGGAATAAATGAATAAATTTTTGTATAATAA